CACCGACATGAGGCTGACGTATCCCATCTCCTCGGGGAGCTGGCGCCCGGCGATCCACTGGTACAGCTCTTTGGTTGTCGCCATCGGGTGCTGGGAGGCGTGGAACCAGCCGTCCGGCCGCCGGGGCAGCGGCCGGTCCACCATCAGGTTGAGGCTCACCTCCCGGCTGGTGTCCATGATGAACTGGTAGAACAGCGGCTTGACCAGGCAGCCCTCGGCCGCCATCTCGCCCAGCTTCTCCAGGGTGGGCATATCAGCCGACCTCGGCATCGGGCCGGGCGTCCCAGGCGCGGGTGTTCAGCTTGCCGTCGAGGTACCAGTCCCCGTCGGCCACCCGCTTGTCGTTGACGATCAGCCTCGGCCGGTTGCCCGAGCCGAGCGACCGCTCGATGCGCACCGTCTGCACCTCGAAGTGCGTGACCCGGCCGGAGGCGTCGTAGTGCATGCCCGCGCTCTCCCGGCGGCCGGGCAGCTCCATCTGGTAGATCACGGTCCACGGCAGCACGGGGACGTATGGCGGGACGAACAGGCCCGGGGTGCCGTCGCCTGCACCGGGTGCTGACGTGGCCGCAGCGGCGCTCCTGGCCTCCTCCAGCATGGTCATGGCACCCGCGTAGCCGTGGCGGGCCTGCTCCAGGTCGTGCCGGTACGCGAGGGCCGACTCAGACTCGGCGGCGAGCTGGGCGCGCAGCCGCTCGTTCTCCTCGCGCAGGTGGTCCCGGTGATCCCTGATCTCGCCCAGCTCGCTGCGGACGCCGATCAGGTCCTCCTCGGCCTTCCCCAGGGTGTCCTGGAGCGAGTCCATCATGGCCGCCTGGTCTCTCAGGTCGCCGGTCTCGGTCCCGGCCAGGACAGACTCGATAGCGGCCAGCTTCATCTCCTCGAAATCCACGGCCGCGACGGCGATCCAGTCTTCGAGCACGATGTCCAGGGCGTCGTTGCCGTACCAGCGGAGGCCGATCTGCGGACGCTCACCCTGGGCCTGCTCGCGGATCTTGGCGATCATGTCGAGGGTGACGGCGATCTGCTTGCCGCGGGTGCTCTTGCCGTCCCAGCAGAAGGCGAACGGCCGGTCGTGGTTGTCGCGGCCGTCGCCCTGGTCGTGCCACTGGTTGCCGCTCGAACGGGTCTTGGTTCCGTGATTGATCTCGGCCAGGCGGATCTCGTGCAGCTCGCCCATTCGCTGCGTTGTGGGGTTAGCGGGCATCAGTCATCCTCCAGAGGGTCGGCAGGAGCCTCGAATGTGAGCGCCTCGCGGAGCACCTTGCGGGCGTCCGGGTTCTCGCGGATATAGCGGGCGAAGGCGATGCGCCCGTTCACCCGGTGACCGTCAGGCATCGTGTACCAGGCGCCGCCCTGCTTGACGAGATTCGCCCTGACGGCCAGGGTGATGTACTCGTCGGCGATATCGATGCCGGCCGGCCCGTACTCAGCGGTGGTGACCCGGTTGACGTAGGACTCGACCACGCGGCCGGGCAGGCCGTTCTTCATCCGGGAGACCCGGATGCGCGTCTTGGCGCTGACTACCAGGGCGTCCTGCTCACCGGGCAGCTTCAGCTTCCGGACGTTCTCGTCGCCGCCGAGGCCGTACATGTCGATCTTCGCGGTCGTGGCGTGCTGCATGTGCTTCGGGCCGGCCGACACATCCCCCGACATCATCGACCCGATGGCAGCACGGGGCTGGTTGATCAGCAGCACCGTGCAGTTGTTGAGCCGGGCGAAGGTGGCCAGCGCCTTGTTCATCTGGGTGATGATCTTGGCGTTCCTGCCGACCGCATCGGCTGCCTTCGCGGCTTCCTTGCCGAGCACCTTGTCCGACTCCATCGCGCCGATCGAGTCCACGACCACGCACGAGATCACGCCGGAGGTCACCATGTCCCGGGCCATGTCCGAGACGTGCTCGCTGTGCTCAGGCAGCATCGGGCACCAGCGGCCTGCGGAAATGGCCTCGCCCGAGCAGTCCAGGCCCATTTCCGCGGCCCGATCCGGGTCGAACGTGTTCTCCATGTTGATGTAGCAGACGCCCCGGTCAGGGAACATCTCCAGGTGCTGGACCATGCTCGCGATGGCCAGGGACGACTTGCCGGAGTCCTTCGGCCCGTAGATCTCGTAGACGCGCCCGAGCTGCCATCCGCCGACCCGGAGCGCCCAGTCGGTGGCCGCCGAGCCGGTCGGCACGATCACCGGGGGCAGCCCGTTGGAGATCCGCTGCTCCCCGTACTTGCTCCTCATTGCCGCCGCATGCGCGGCGAGTGCCCGTGACCCGCTCAAAACGGCCACCTTCCTCCCCATATGTCGTTCCGGTCGTAGACCTTGAAGCGGTCGCCGGCCGGGGGCTCGTCACCCGCCAGGGACCTGCGGTACCCGCGCACTGAGCCGCCCGTCCAGCTCGCGATCGAGATCATGAAGTACCAGAGCCCGAAATAGGCTCCGAAGACCCCGAGCAGCAGGCCCAGGAGCGCCATCACGGCGATCTGGTACCAGAGGCTCCGGCGCGTCTTCTGGTCGAGCGGCCGGTTCCAGTACCGGGCGAACCCGGTTACGTGCCGCATTCCTCGCATACCCACCCTCCGATGCCGTCTGCCCGGATCTGCCTTCCCGGGACGATGGCACATCCGCAGGACGTGCACTTCCCGGGCCATTTAGCCGTTATCCAAGGACCCATCGAGACGTTTTCATTAGCTTGAAACATTGTATCCGCTGGGAGAGTTTTTGTCCCCGCCCGGCAGTGCGCGCATGAACTGGCCGGCAGGCCCCCGAACTCGCACCACTCTTCCGCCGCGGTCACCGTCAGCTCCCCGTCACCCAGATATCAGTCAGCCGCCAGCCCATCCGGGTGCCGCGGCCGGGAACGGTGTAGCTGCGCTTGACCACCTCGGCGTTCACCAGGGTGCCCACCCGGAGCTGGCGCAGCAGCGAGGGCACGTCGATCTCGTCATCCCGGCGCGGCGAGAAGCAGGCCAGGTCGAGCGTGGACACCTCGGTGATCAGGTTCACCCACCACATGATGTTCCCGGCCTTGGTCCGGGCCGCGTGGGCGCCCGCGTAGATGGCGGCCATCGGGTAGGAGCCCTCCGGGGCGCCGTGCAGCATCAGGGCGATGTGGCGGGCCTGGTCGCGCATCCCCGGCGCGAGCTGGTTGAGCTGCTCGAACGGAGCGTCGCTCATCCAGCAGCCGTAGGCCTCGAAGTCCTGGCGGAACAGCTCGTCCGGCCGGTACTCGCTGTAGGCGGCCGGGTCCATCGAGGCCGGCGGCGTGTACCGGCGGCACGACCGGCGGCACTGCGCGGGCGGCGGCTTCACGATCAGCTTCAGCGGCTTGCCCCGGGCGCCGATCCGTGCTGGCGGCTGCGGCTCGTTCTCCCAGTCGTAGGAGCACGGCAGCCCGTTCGGGCCGGCCGCCAGCGGATCCGTCTCCGTGTGGATGCAGCGCACCGAGGACCCGTCCCGGTCGGCCTCGATCAGCCGGACCAGCCCCCGGCGGGATGCCACCAGGGCGTCCAGGGCGCCCGCTCGCGCCAGGGCGTAGAGCACCCCGGCGTTCACCCCCGAGCGCTGCACGAAGTCCTCGTACGAGGCGTAGGGCTGGTGCGCGGTGATCCTGGCGATAGCCTGCGGGCCGACCTTCGGGATAGCCGACAGCCCGTACCGGATCGAGAGCGGCCCGATGGCGAAGTCAGCGCCGGAGAAGCGGACATCCGGCGGCAGCACCGCGATTCCCTTCCTGCGGGCCTCGGTGCTGAAGTCGGCCATCCGGTCCATATCGACGGTGGATAGGATGGCGGCCGTCATCTCGACCGGGTAGTGGGTGCGCAGCCACGCCGTCCAGTAGCTCAGGGTGGCGTAGCTGTAGGCGTGCGCCCGGTTGAACGCGTACTTGCCGAACTCGGCGATCTTCTCCCAGATCGCGCGCATCTCGGCCTCGTCGTGGCCGCGTTCGGTGCAGCGGCGCACGAACTCGTCTCCGGCCGCGGCGATCTTGGCCGTGAGCTTCTTGCCCAGGATCTTCCGCACGCCGTCGGCTTCGAGGTCGTCGTAGCCGGCCAGCACCCGGACAGCGAACAGGATGTCCTCCTGGTAGAGCATGACCCCGTAGGAGCGGCTCAGGTGCTCCGCCAGCAGCGGGTGCAGCGGGGTGTCCTCCTCCAGCCCGGCGCGGCGCCGGAGGTACTGCTCGGTGGCGCCGGAGTTCCGCGGGCCGGGCCGGATGTAGGTGGTGAGGTCGGCCAGGTGCCCGATGGTGCGCGGCTGGTGACGGCGGCAGTAGTCCTTGCAGAGCGAGGTCTCTAGCTGGAAGATGCCCAGCGTGTCCCCCGTGGAGATGTCGGCGAAGACCTGCGGGTCCTCGTGCTCTATATCCCAGTTCCGCGGGTCGAGCCGCTCCCCCGTCCGCTGCTCGATCAGGTCGATGCAGACCTGGGCGGAGTCCAGGTTCCGCAGCGTCAGGAAGTCAAGCTTCAGGTAGCCGAACTCGTCGGCAGCGCGGTAGTCCCACTGGCTGACCAGCAGGCCCTTGTTCTTGGAGGTGTCCGTCGTCCGCATCGGCATGGTGCCGGCCAGCGGTCGCCCGGGAGAGATGATCAGGCCGGCCGGGTGCTGGCCGAGGGCGTACAGGCGGCCGTGCAGCGCCTGGGCAATCTGGAAGATCACCTCGTACTTCTTCACGAACTCGGCAATGGCCTGGTCGCTGACGATCTCATCCCACGGCAGGCCCAGGCCGGCCGTGCCGATCTCGGCCTCGTCGATCAGCCCGGCGATCTGCTTGGAATCGGCCACGGCCGCCTCGGGCAGCTTGTCGGCCAGGACGCTGAACAGCTTGTTCAGGATGCCCTTGGCGCCGTAGCGCATGACCGTGCCGACGCGGACCACGTGGTCGGCGCCGTACGTGCGGATCGCGTAGTCCTGGATCGCGGTGCGCTTGCTGCTGGCGAAGTCCAGGTCGAAGTCGGGCAGCGACACCCGGCCGGGGGTCAGGAAGCGCTCGAACATCAGGCCCGCCTGGAGCGGGTCAATGGAGGTGATGTCGCACAGGTAGGACATCAGCGAGCCCGCGGCCGAGCCACGGCCGGGGCCGACCAGCCAGCCCTGGTCGCGCACCCACCGCACGATGTCCTCGACGATCAGGTAACAGCCGGCCAGGCCCTTGGAGGCGACCGTCGCGAACTCGAACTCCATCCGGTCCCGGTAGTCCTGGCCGGGGTTCTTGATCCTGCCCCAGTTGGCCTCGCACAGCTCGCGCAGCCGCCGGGCATCATCGTCAGCCGTGCCGCCGGGGGTGAAGACAGGCGGGTCGGCGTAGCCCTCGATCTTGGCTGTACACCGGCTGGCGACCTCGGTGGTGTTCCGGATCGCCGCATCGACCGTCTTCGGGTCGAGATAGGCCAGCATCTCGCGGACGCGCTGCTCGGAGAGCATGGCGCTGAAGTGCCAGTAATCGTCCTTGCCGCTGCCGGACTGGCACAGCATCCACAGCTTGTGCAGCGCATTGTCCTCCTCGGCCGGGTAGTGCGCGTCGCAGGCGGCGATCAGCGGCACGCCGGTCTGCTCGGACATCAGCGCCAGCATCTCGTTGAGCTGCATCTGCAACGGCAGCTCATTGGCCTGGATCTCCAGGTACAGCCGGTCGCCGAAGGTGGCCCGCAGCCGGTCGAGAGTGGCCCAGGCCTCGTCGAAGCGGCCGGCCAGCAGGTCCTGGGAGAGCATCCCGCCCAGGCACGAGGTGGTGGCGATCAGGTCGCTGCCGCGCTCTTCGAGCAGGTTCCAGTCCATCCTGGGCTTGTGATAGAAGCCGGTGGCAAAGGCCTCCGTCGATGCCGCCCACAGGTCGTGCAGGCCCTTATCGCCCTGGGCCAGCAGGATCAGGTGACGGCCCCGGGCCAGGGTTTTCTGGGCATCCTTGGCTGCCTGGACCTCGCGCTCCAGCGCCTGGATCTCCGGCGTTACCAGCGTGTCCTTGCCCTTGGTCAGGGCATCCAGGCGCGACCGCTGGGAGCCGGTGTCCGGCGGCCGGATCAGGCGATCCGGCTGGAAGTAGGTCTCGATGCCGAAGATCGGCTTGATCCCGGCCTTGCCGGCTTCCTGCTGGAACTGGATGTGCCCGGCACAGGTGCCGTGGTCGGTGATCGCCAGGGCGGGGCTGCCGTTCTCGGCGGCGCGGCCGATCGCCTCGGCGCACGTCGAGAGCCCGTCCAGCGGGCTGTACTCGGTGTGGGTGTGCAGGTCTACGAGAGCCATCAGCCGTCTCCGTCGAGGATCGTCACGGAAAGCAGGAGGGCCGCGCCGCGGGTGGGATGCGACGCGGCCCTCGTCGGGGGTGACGGGTCAGGAGGCCTTGGCCGGCTGGCCCCGGCCCTTCAGGCTGTCACGGAAGCCGGCCAGTACCGCCTGGTCAACCACCGGCCCGGCGGTCGCAGCAGCGGCAGGCGCCGCCGGGGCCTCGCCGGCCGCGCCCTCTTCCGCGGTGTCATCATTGCGCCGGCCGTAGCCGCCAGCCGGATCGACACCGGGGATGAAGAACCGGGCGTAGTGGTCCGGCGTCGCGTGGTCCAGCAGGTACCCGTCGAGGTCGAAGTCCATCAGGACCAGGGCCTCCTCGTACTTCTTCCACGCCGGAGTGCCCGGCCGGAGGTCCGGAGTGTGGCAGGCGACGCCTACGGTGTACTCCTTGCCCTTGCGGCTGATCAGGAAGTCCTTGTCCAGGATGGTGTGCGGCGCGGTGTAGGCGGTCGCCTTCACCGGGTGCCAGAAGTTGGAGTACTTCTGGTTGACGATGACCATCTCGGGGAGCACGGTGATCGTGCCGTCCTCGGCCTTGAACTCGATGGTCTTGTCGCGGAAGCCGGTGACCTCGTTGGTGGCCGAGTCGAAGGTCGGCTCGCGGAGGACCGCCAGGCCGAACACCTGGTCCGCCGGCTTGGCCCGGTCGGTGCCGTACTTCGGGTCCTTGACGCCGGCAAACGCGGTGTGGATATAGCAGTTGCCGTAGCCCTCCTCGAATGCGTCGGTCGGGTTGCCGGCCTCGTCCCGCAGCCGGAACGCCTTGCCGTTCTGGCAGATGGCCCACATGGTCTCGGGGTACTTGTCTCCCGGCCACGCGGCCGGCTTCTCCTTGGTGGGGATGAACTGGTGCACCGGCAGCGGCACCAGCTTGGTCTGCTCGGTCACGAAGTGGACGGCGTACGACTCCCCGTCCTTGATCACGAGCTGCTTGATCCGGATACCGCCGCCGCGCTTGTTCTCGTCGGAGATCCGCTCGGCCTCTTCTGCGCCCTTGTCGAGGATCGGCATAAGTCCCTGCTTTCCCTGGTTGCCCTGGTGTTCTCTTTGACGATGTACGCCCTCACGGCCTCAGTTGCCTCTCTTTGCGTACACCGTCCCCTTCCAATGAAGAAGATACAGCCTTTATTGCCATCGCGCCAACTCCTGGCACCATTTCCCTGCCAGATTCCCACCGCGAACCTGGTGCGGACCCCGGCGGCCGTCAGCGCGGACGCCACCATGGCCTGCCACGTCTCCAGCAGGGCGATGTCCTCGAACGGCTCGTCAGTCCAGCAGTCGTCCGGGTCGGACATCCAGTACCAGCCCCAGGAGGTCTCCCAGTCCGGCAGCGAGCTGCCCAGCTCGTCAGAGCCGCGGCCGTAGCGGAACCCGCCGTCCAGCCGCTCGCGCGCCTCCTCCTCCGACAGGCCCTTCTCGAAGCCCCACTCCTTCAGCACGTCATCCTGGCTGACCTGCTCATCGTCGAAGAACGCCTCCGCGTTGCGGGCGGAGGCGGCCATCGCCGCCTGGCGCTCGATCAGCTCGCGCACCTCGCGGTCGCCCATGAACAGGCCGCCCAGCGGCATCAGGTCGTAGGCCCGGCGGATCAGCGGGTCGAGGAGCTGGGTCATGGCGTAGTGCAGCGGCTCGCTCCTGCTCATCGGGTCCTTGGCCAGGTAGGCCAGCCGGATCTGCGTCCTGGTGGCCTTCCAGTGCACGCCCAGGCGCCGGTAGTAGCCGCACACGTCCCAGACGAATGCGGGCAGCGGCGCCAGCTCCTGGCACGAGGAGGCCTCGCGCTCGGCGGCACCGCGGGGCGCCACCACCCAGCCCTCGGGGGTCCGGACGCCCTGAAGAGGCTCCTGCCAGGGTGTCCAGGCGTCCGGTACGTCCCCGGCCTCCACGGGCGCCATGGCGAGCTGCATGGCCGCGAACTGATCGTTCGAGCTGCTCAGGATCCTGGTGTAGTGCCGGACGCAGCGCTCGCCGAGCATCTCGTCCAGGCGGAGGCTGCCATCGGCATTGCGGTAGTGGAACGGCTCAGTCATCGGCCCCGTCGGCCGCCGTGTTCTCGGCCGCCAGCTCCCGGGCATCGGCGTCGGTCCACTCGCCGTCCTGGCCGCCGGCGGATGCCTCGTGCGCCATGCCCTGCTGCTCCACTCCGGTCACCACGCCGGACGCGGCGGTCTTGCGGATGGTCATTGCCGAATACCTCCTGGTTAGCAGGGTTCCTCGTTAAGAGCCTATCTGCGGGGCAGCCGCCTGCGGCAGTTCCGGATCCATTCCGGGCTGGGCTGATTCAGTCCACGCGTAGCCGCACGATCCGCACCTGATGCACATGTGCACGCCCAGCGTCCCGTCTTTCCCCGAGCACGGCCAGTCCGGGGTCCGGCCGAACACGATGAGGACCGGGCGCTCATGGTAGTGCGGCTGCGCGCCCTCGGCCGAGCACTGCGGACAGGCGCGGCCGGGCGAGTAGGGATCGATCTCGTCCTGTGACGGGCGTGGCATGTGCCCCGGTTCCTCCCTCCGGATGTTTTCGTCGCGCTAAAACCGGCCAGGATGTGCACTATTGCACTGCTGGCCGGTCCCAGCGCTAATTCGACCGGCAGTTCTGCACTGGATGTGCACTGGCAGTGCACATCCGCCAGGAACTTATGCACTGACGCTCCCGTCCGGGCCTCCGAGGTAGGTCTTGAGCTGAAGCTCGGGGAAGCCGGCCCAGCCGTTGGAGCGCTTGTACTCGTACTTCTTCCGCAGCCTGGTGGTGAGCATCTTCTGGCCCACCACCGTGTACCCCTCGCTTCGCGCCCAGTTGGCGTAGGCGTTCCAGATTGTCCGCGTATCGCGGCCGACGGCGCCGATCATCGGCTTCACCACGTCGAGGCACTCCTCGACGAACTGGCCAACCACGTCCTCGTCGCGCTGGTAGGACTCGCGCGCCTCGTAGACGGCCAGCGGCGGGTTCAGGCCCTCCTGGGACCAGGCCAGGGCGCCCTGGACGATCCACCACAGGATCCCGGCCGACTCCTCGGCCAGCATCCGCTCCTGGAGGAAGCCGTCGCGCTCCTCCTCCGGGATGGCCACCGGCCAGGTGATCAGGTGGATGCGGCGCCAGGTGGCCGAGTCATCCGACATGCGCGGCAGGTGGTTGGTGGTGAGCTGGATCTTGCCGACCGGCCTGAACTCGAACCACTCCGCCCGCATGTACCGCGCCGAGATCGTGTCGCCGCCGGTTAGCTGCTTGAGGCGCTGCTCGTCCAGCGCCTTGCCGGCCTTGGTCTCGCTGGCCACCAGGAACCGGCGGCCGGCCATCCGTGCCACGTCGTTGGGGATCCGGCCGTCTACCGAGCTGGCCATCAGCGTGTCCACCGGCAGCGTCTGGGCGTAGGTGCCGAGCACGTGTGCCAGCACGTTCTGCGCGACCGACTTGCCGTTGGCTCCGCTCCCGTGCCAGAGGAAGAAGACCTGCTCGGTAGTCAGGCCGGTCGCGCAGTACCCGGCAACCCGCTGGAGGTAGGCCCGCATCTCGGGCTCGGGCTGCACACGCCGCAGGAAGGCCTCCCAGCGGGGGGCGCCCTCCTCGTGGTACGCCGCAGCCGCCTGGAGCGTCATGCGCTGCTCGGGCGTGTGCCGCAGCAGCTCCCCCGTGCTCAGGTCCACTACGCCGTTCTGGCAGTTCAGCAGCGTCGGGCTGGCGTCGAAGGTGGACTGGTTCATGCGCATCAGCGGGACTCCTGTCGCTAGGCGCGCGGCGGCCGAGACGGCCTTCCTGGTCTGCTGCTTGCCCACCCACTCCAGGAACCTGGCACGCGGCGAGGGCAGCTCGGTGTCGTCGGGGGCGGTCTCCGGGGTCTCGTCGTAGCTGAGCGCCTCGGTATCTTCCAGGCGCCGGATCATCGCCTGGGCATACCACTCGCCGGCGTCCTTCACGCCGGTCCTCCACACGCCCCGCTCGTACACCATCCAGGTGGACAGCTCAGGGCACCACCGCAGGGTATCGCCGTAGTGGTCGGCCATCCGGTCGGCCAGCCCGAACTCGGTGTAGGGGCGCGTCGGCCACTCGATCTGGAGCGACTTCCACTGGACCTGGCGCGGGTTGTCGAGGCCGCTGCGCCAGCCGGACAGGAACGTGCCGCGGATCTCGGTCTCGGTCAGCCCGGCCGCCATGGCGGCGTCCTTCAGCGCCGCGTACGCCACTTCCTCGGTCAGCAGGCCGGCTCCGCCCAGGGTTCCCAGCGCGAACGCGCACTCGTTGAGCGTGTCGTTGCGGCTGCCCGACTCCGAGTTGCGCATCCGCTCGGACTCGGCCGCGACGGCAGCCTCGGTATAGCGCCGCGCCGCTCCGGTTGCCTCCGTCGGGGTACCGCCGGAGATCGCGCTGCCGTTCTGGCTCTTGTCATAGTTGCGCAGCAGGTCGAGCAGCCATTCCGGGGCCGGCTGGGGATCGATGTCATGGGCCGGGTTGATCTCGTACGGGCCGTACGAGGACTCCGAGGGCGGCGCGACGATGAAGCCCCGCTCGCCCTTTACATCAAGGCCCGGCCCGAGCACCTTCTTGGCGCTGTTGCGCACGTCGAAGCCCGGGTGAGGGAAGATGTAGTGCGTTCCCCCGCGGCCGGTCTGGTGCACCCTGGTCTCGGGCAGCTCGCCGTTACGGCGCTCGTAGGCGCCGAGCGTCTGGCTTCCGCCCGCGTAGGTGTCCACGTCCAGCACGAAGATGCCCGACTTGCGGCCGGTCACGATGCCGATGTTGGCGCGGGGGAACCACTCGCGGGCGATCCCCTCCGGCTCCGGCCGCCACCAGGAGGCAACGGTCACCGGGTCGCAGGTAGCCACGTCCGGCCAGTCGTCGTGCACCGGGTGCTTCGCCGGGCTCGCGCACTCGGCTCCCCGGGCGCATGCACACGATCCGTCAGGTTCCACCCACCGGACGGGGATGACTCCCCAGCCGCGCTGGGCGTAGGCGACGGCCGCCGCGAGCAGTTCCCGGCGCCGCTCGTCCTCCTCCGAGTTCAGGACGGCGCCGGTCAGGCCCGCTGGTTGTTGCAGCTCATCAAGCTCGCCAGTATCCTGGCTGTCGAGACGTTTGGCCTCTTTGTCCGGACCCCCTGCATCTGCGGAGTTTGCGGGGGGTTCGTTTTTGTCAGTCATGGTTCTCCCCAGTCATCTGTTACTGACCGCTACCGCGTGCTTCCTCCAGCAGAGGGTTGGCGAAGTACGTGTCGTGGGTGTCCTGGAACCTCCACACGGTCACGGGCGCGCTGCGCCACATGCCGTTGTGGATGCCGAATGCCTGATCGCAGATCGCCATTCCGTCGTCCGGCCCGAACCGCTCGAAGAATCCATTCAGGATCTCCGGGGACCGATAGCAAGGAAGCTGGGGACCGCCCGTTCGGGCGATCTCCGCCAGGATGTGCGCTGCAAGTGACTCGCTGGTAATAACGTCCGGCCGTGGAGATGCCGAAAGAAGGGATGCCTGTGCCACGTGGCGGCCACCTTCCAGATTGAGGATCGAAAGGAGTTTTACCTGCTGAGAGGCTGTTTGCCGGCCTGAGCCGGTGATCAGTCCCCCGTTCGTGAGGCTAGGCCCGGCCGGGCGGCCGGGTCAAGTATCCAGACGCTACCACAACTTCCCATTCAAAGCCCTTTCGGACAGACGGGACAACTGGTACTTCGCGAGGAAAGTGAACAGTTCTTCCCTCAGTTCGCGATTCCACTCAGCGCGCCCGCTAAGGGCGAAAAAGTCCATTCCGACATTATGTTCATCTTCCGGCTTATGGGGTGGCTCGGCTAGCTCCATCACGTCGCGCCACACCCCCACCAGGCGCCGCTGTTCCGGGTCGGGCAGCATCCAGTCCGGCAGCGGCCACTCATAGCCGCAGTCGCGGATCATCCTGGCGGCCCGCTGGATGCCGATCCCCGGCAAGCCGGGGATGTTGTCGCTCTGGTCCCCGGCCAGTGCCCGTGCGCACGGCAGGAACCGCGGATGGACCCCCCACTCCGCCTGGACATCCTCCGCCAGGCGGATGGCGTCAAAAGACAGCCCGGTGACCGCGGTTGTGGGATGGAACAGGAGCTGGAGCAGGTCGGCGTCATCGGTGCAGATGTCCAGGAGCGTGTCGGGCATGCTCGCGATGATCCAGCGCTGCACCGCGGCCAGCAGGTCATCGGCCTCGTAGCCGGGTACCGCGAGCTGGCGGAGCCCGGCAGCGTGGCAGAACTCCACGGCCAGCCGCTGCTCGGGGCCGTCCTCGGGCTGCGGGTTCCGGTTCGCCTTGTAGCCGGGATACAGGTCCTGGCGCCACATGCGGGCGTGCGGCCCGTCCCAGGTGATCACCGCGTAAGCGGGCCGGAGCACGCGCAGCTTCTTGGCCAGCGAGCCGATGAACATCATCAGCGTGCCGGTAGGCGTCCCGTCGGCGGCCGTCAGCGGCTGGCCGGTGTGCTGGGCTGCCTTGTGGCAGCGGACCAGCATGCCGGTACCGTCCACGGCGAGGACCTTCGACCCGGGCCAGGTCTCGCCGGCTAGAGCCCGGAACCCGGCCGGGCTCGAATCGGTGATGCTCGCAGTCATCAGCCGCGGGTCTCCAGGTCGCGCTCGGCGTCCGCATCCGGGTCGTCGCCGGGCTCAGTAGCCGGGGCGTCGAACAGTCCGTAGAGCGCGCCCACGGCCTGGACGATGGCCAGGATCCGGGCGAGCCGAGCCGGCTCGATGGCGCCGAAGTTAGCCAGGCTGTAGGCCATCGGCTCGACATCGGCCAGAGTGAAGATGCGGGCGCTGTCGGCCCGCTCCGGGTCAGCGCGCCGGAACTCCATCCTCTGGCCGTTCCGCACGAACCAGGTCTCCGGGTGGTCAGCGTCCGGGTTCAGCTTGAGCCGGAGCCAGGAGGCGGACATGCCGAAGAACCCCTTGGCCAGCTCCTCGACGCGGTAGAACGGCGCCTGGCGCCTGCGCCAGTTGATCGCGATCAGCCGCGCCTCGGTGACCATGTACACCGGTTCGGCGGCCTGCTGGGATGCCATTGTCGGGTGATCCTCTCCTGTCGTGCAGAGGCCGCCGGGTGAGTGATCCACCCGGCGGCCGTGTGCATCGTGGTTACTTCTTCGGGGCGTACAGCGACGCGGTGGGTGCGCTGCGGTGGGTGATCGCGGCCAGGATGGCCAGGCCGCGGCGGGGAGTCCGCTTGATGAGGAGCTTGATCTTGTCCTCGTCCAGGATGCGGACGGTGGCGGTGCAGGCGTTGAACTCGGCCTGGGTGATCGTGCCGGCGTCCAGCAGCTCGTTCAGGGTGGCCAGGCTCTGCGAGACCTTGCCCTTGACGTAACGCTGCTGCCAGGAGTCGGTGTAACCCTCGACCGGCACCTCGAACGGCACGCCCGGTGAGGCGATGAGGTAGTGGCCCTCGGCCACGCCCTCGGCCACGCGGTCGCACAGGGGGGTCAGGCCCTGGGCCTCGGCCGCGAAGTCCATGTGCGTCCGCAGGTACTCCTGGATGGACTTCCTGCGGTCGCCGAGCTGACCAGACAGCTCATCGATCGCGTTGATCTCCTCGGTCAGGCGCACCAGCTCGGTCTCGTCCAGGGCTCGGTTCTTCAGGGGAGCGACCTGGCCGAAGACAGCAGGCAGGCTGCGGAGCGCCTTGCGTAGCTTGTCGGTGAACGTGACGGGCTCCGCGGGAGCGGGGAACGGCGCGTCCTCTGGCAGCTCGCGAGCGGGGGCGGCCATCAGGTCGGCCAGCTCGGCGATCGTCCAGGGCTTTGCGTCCCGCACGCGGGCGAGGACACCGGGGGCTACCTGCGCCAGTTCGGCAGTGCCCGCAGCGCGCTCGGTCGTCTCGGTCATTTTCTGTCCCTTCATCGGGTTGATGTTGTAGCTACAGCTTAGCAAGAAAACCTGTAATGGCGCAACTCAGCGCCGGGAGATCTTGCGGATACGGATGGTGTTGTTGGACTGCGGAACGATCGCGGTGTCACCCTGCATCCCGTTCACCAGGACGTACAGGTCGCCGTCGCGCATCTGCACGTCGTAGGTGTCGCCCGTGGTGTCGGCCCCGTTGAACCGGACCATCGTCCCCCGGCCGAGCGGTTGCGGAGTGTCGTCGTAGGGCTCGGCAAAGGTATCGCTGCCGGCCGCGCTAGCTTCCAGGCGCCCGCGGAGGCGCTCGACCTCCTTATTCAGCCGCTCGATCTCGTCCCGCAACGCGGCAACAGCCGCCTGCCCGCGCCTGGGCAGACGGCTGGCGTCGTAGTCGTCGTTCATAACAGGCCCTTGGCCCGCAGGATGGCGCTCACGCGGCGCATCGGATCGCGCTCGTCGGCCGCCTGGTAGTCGGCGCCGCCCCGGCCGTAGAAGCTCTCGGCGACCTCGAAGAGCAGGTCGAAGATCTCGCCGCCGGTCAGGGTGACTGGATCGATGCCGCTGCGGCGGATGCGCCGGTCGGGCACATTCTCGCGGACCCAGCGCAGCAGCCGGGAGTCGTTGCCCTCACCGGACGGAGCAGGCCGGTCATCCGGCTTGCTGTCGTCCTGGACGTAGGGCGTACGGCCGGGAACGTCGGTGACGATCTCCACGCGGTAGTCGTGGCTGCGGACTCCCAGGACCCTGAGCGCGTTGCCCTCGTGGTCGGTGACGGCCACCTGGTCCTCATAGTCGCCGCAGCCCTTGACCATATCGACGACGGCCTCGACCGTGAGATCCTCGGGCTCGTAGTCGCTGGTGTCCCAGCCCACCATTTCCGGCATCAGGCACCGACCAGGCTGACTGGCATGTTGTCGGTGCGGGTGATCCGGCCGCCGAACTCGGCAATGAACTTGCCCGCGTAGAGGGCGAGCAGGTCGGTGGTGACCGACGGGTAGCCGGTGGTCCGGGAGAAGAACGAGACCCGGCCCTTCTGGCAGCCGGCACGCAGACCGCTCTCGGACTTGAAGTAGCCGCTGGGCTGGAGGACCAGGCCGCGGGCGTGGCAGAAGTCGTCCCAGGCGCGCTGGGAAACGGCGTTCGGTTCGGTGGTGACGATAACGCGGCTGATCATCGGGCTTCCTTCCGGCTGGGTTCCTTGCATAGAAGCCACATTAGCAAGAAAAGCTGTATTGCACAAGTCCTAGAGATCGAGCAGGAACTGGATGGCCTCGGCCTTGGGCAGGCCGTACGCCAGCGTGGTGTCGCTGGGCGTGTGCACGGCCGGGTGCCTGGCCGTCCACACGTCGAAGCTGTCGGGGTTGTCCAGGGATCCCTTGAGGTAGCCGACGGGGATCAGCCGGCCGAGCGCATGCCCGTCGGGCGTCAGGATGGTGATTACCTTGCCCGAGTACCGCATGCGGGCGACGATCTCCCGGCCGCGCCTGGCGGTCGCCCCGAGGACCGTGAGCGTCGTCGTGCTCATAGCGAGTTCCCCGCCTCGGCCTGGCGCTCATCGGCGATCTCGGTGCAGCGCTGGGCCATCGCCCGGAGCACGCTGCCGAGGTGGTGCGTAGTGGCGTCCTGGACACTCCAGGTACGCCGCTCGCCTTCGGTGAGCACCTTGGCCAGGTCGCGCCAGTCCCGCTCGTTCACAGCGTTTCCACCTCGGTCTGGAACGTCCAGGAGTAGCCGTGATCCGGCTCCTGGCCCAGGAAGACATCACCCAGGCAGATCATCCAGTTATCGCCCGGCTCGTCGCCGAGCGCGTCAAAGGTGACATCCATGGTGGCGATGTCCAGGTAGATGACGGGATCGTGCATCGGCCGGGCGCTCCGGCCGTCGTCAACGCGCTGCACGGTACCAGTCAGCTCGACGGCCAGCGTGCGCTGGGGGCCGCCCTCCAGTTCCGGGCACGGCACCTCCCAGCGCCGCACGCGGACACGCTGGCCGGTCTCCGGGACGAACGCCGCCCTCATGACTCCTCGACTTCCTGGGCGCCCCATGGCACCTGCTCGTTCACGACCTCGCTGGCGGCGGCATCGATAATGGCGTCCTCCCGGGCCTGGCCGCTCAGGCCTGCCGGGATCTCCAGGAGCGTGTTCTCGGTGTAGCAGCCGTCGCGGAACCGGGGCTCGATGGTCACCTCGACCTGAACGGTCTCGATCGCAGGCGGCTTGCCGTGCTGCTCTGCGATCTTCCAGACCAGGGAACGGGTCAAGGGCATGGCCGACCAGGTGCTGTGCACCGAGTCGAGCGCTTCCTGGGCCTGGGCCAGGCGGCCGTCGTCCACGCCGTCGGCTACGAGGCCGTCGCGGTACTCCTTGAGGAGCTGGTGGACCTCGCCGATCAGGCCGTTGGCCTGCTCGATTTTCGTATATGCGTCCTTGTTCACTGGGTCCTCGCAGGTGGTGTGATGTAGCGGCCGAGCAGGTCACGGAACTCCTGGCGCTCGGCCGCGGTGATGATGCCGCACGAAGGGCAGAACCGGCTGGCGCCGCCCTGCTTCTTGATCTGGCGCTCGCGCTTGTAGTCGGCGCCGGTCCACACCCGGGCCAGGTGCCAGGTGCAGCCCTGGGCCAGGGCCTTGCGGAGGAACCTGGCGCCGTGGCCCTTCTCGTGCTGGCCGAGGCGGATGACAAGGCGCCCCTGGTCGGCGTGGCCGATGTAGTGGCTCCAGGTGTAGTCGCTGGTGTAGGCCCGTACCGGGGTGTTCAGGTGGAGCAGGTAGACGGTGCCGAGGGGCAGCTCATCGACCTGGGAGGGGTCGAGCCCCAGGACCGCTGCCTGGGGCTCGGCGAGCAGGAGAGTCATGCGGCCACAGCCTCTTCGAGGACGGGCGCGGAGCCGGCGGCCGGCTCGTCGTACCCGGCAGCCTCGATCGCGCCGAGCCCGGTGAGGATTTTCTTGGCGGCGTCCTGGATCCGGTTGCCGGACTCCCTGATCGCCTTGCCGGCGCGATCAGCGCCGCCGGCCCAGCCGAGCACGTAGCCGAAGCTGTACTCGCTGGTCTGGAGGCCGAGGTACTGGGCGACCACATAGGCGACCGACTCGGCTTCGAGCTCCTCGAGCCCGCGGGACAGGATCGAGTCCAGGTGCAGCAGCATGTGGGCTGCCTCGTGGATGGCCGTCTTGACCTGCTGGAGCGGGGTGCGGCCGGAGGTGCAGACCCGGACCCTTCCGGGGGCGCAGTCGCCGTTCGCGCTGCTGCCGGGGATCTCGGGGACGAACTCGACGGCCAGGCCGTGCGACTCGATGAACTTCACGACCAGGGCGAGGATGCCGTCTGGGTCGTCGCCGTCGAGGAGCTGCACGCCGTTCTCGGGGATGGGGTCGCCGTCGGTCTGCGATACGTCGAAGACCGGAACCCAGACGAAGCTGCGGACCATGTGCTCCTGGCCGTCGGCCGAGTCCTCGGCGGCGATCTTCCGCATGGACGGCTTGCGGATGTACAGGGCCTTCTCGCCGGTCCTGGCGTGCCGGCCGATGCTCATCCAGGTGCCCGGCTTACCCGGCTTGCCGTACGGCATCACCATGCTGGCGCTCGGGAGCTGGCACAGGATGAGCATCACGTTGCCGAAGGAATAGCGGGGGAACTTGGCCTGGAAGTCCAGGTAGTCCCGCCACGTCTCAGTCGTGGAAAGGTCCTGGATGCCGGCGGAAAGCTGGTCGGTCAGCTCGCTGATCCGGGCTGCCTTGGCGGCGGCGAACGAGGAGGTCCTGCTGTCCTTACGATTCCTTGTCATGAGTTCATCTTAGCAAGAAAAGCTGTATTGGGCAACCTGGTCAGAAAACAGCCCGGCCCCTGGGGAGGCGGGGCCGGGCTGGTTCCGGGGGCCTACTCGTTATTGCGCACGTCCCAGAGTTCCTCCTGCGGACGCGGCTCGTCGAGCCGCTTCAGCTCGGTCTCGTGGGCAGCCTTGAACAGGCCGTTCAGCTCATTGGCCTGGTCGCCCAGGCCGGCTAGCGCGCTGACCATCTCCCGGACGCCCTCGGCGACCCTGCGGTCAACCGGGAGTTCCGAGTCGAACTTCTCGGCCAGCCGGGCTACGCCACTGGCCAGCTCCTCGAAGAACCCCGGCATGTCGTCGAACATGCCGCGGAGCTGCGCGGCGTTCTCCGGGTGGAACCCGGCGAACCCCGCGGTAACGGCCTCGGCCGCATCCTGAATTGGTGATGCCATGGAACTGTGTCCTCCTGATGGTCGTGCAGGGTAGCTGGTCCCTGTCGGTACACCGAACCGGCCCGGGAACGGCTCCCGGTGACCCGCTGCCGCTGCCGGACGAGGCATTGAGCTGTCGTGCGGGTCTGGCCCCGGAGGCCGGATCCGGTACTTCACGCCAGGCGTGGCTGGCTTTGCGCCAGCGCCGTGCCGACCTGGTGCCCGCCTCCTCCTGTGCCATTTCCAGAATAGCAAGGAACCTAGTATCGCGCCGCCCATGCGCCTTCCCATGCGGCGTGTCCGCACCCGGTGCCCGAACCGGCGTGCCAGCCTGGCTCGCATGCCGGCGGGGGTGAGCCGGTGGAAGAACCGGCGCGTGACACGCCAGGTGGCACGCCTGCGCCGGGCAGCGTGGAACCTGCGCCTGGCGCGGCCCAGATGCGACCTGGCACGCCGGTACCGGCGTCCCATCGCGCGGACGCGACGGAAGTCGGTCTTCATCCGGATCGGCTTGGTGCCACTCCTGGTGCGCCGGAACCGGGGGATCCACTTGCCCGGAGGCCTGCGGAGGCGCCAGCGCGCGGCACGGAACCGGCCCATTCTCGACCGCGCGCCAGCCGCGTGCCGGCCCCGGCCATGAGCTGCCGGGCGCCGCACCCTGGCACGTACCGGCCTGCGCTTGCCGAAGAGCAGGAACCGGCGGCGACCCATCCTTCGGCCCGAGCCCAGACGGCGACCGCCGCCTGAGCCGGCACCCCGGCCGCTCCTGGTCCGGCGAGCGCGCATCCTGGGCGGCGGCATCGACCGGCGACGGCCGAACATGCCGAACCGGCGTCCGTACGCCCGCGTACCCCGGCCGCCCGGACGAGCCCGGCTGCCGGGACGAGTCCGGCCGTGCCGGCCACCTGGACCGCGACGCCAGCGGCTGCCCGCTGTGCCACGGCGGCCGTATGCCCCGCCCCGGCGCGAGCCGGGACGGAACCGCGTGCCGGCGCGTGCCGGCGCGGTACGTCCGAAGCGGCGCCCCGCTCCCGTGCCACCAGACCGGCGGCGTGCCGTGCCAGCCCCGGAACGTGCCGCGCCACCGCGCCGCCTGAGCGCTGTGCCAGACCTCGTGCCGGTACGGCCCGTGCCAGCGCGCCGTGCCAGCGGCCCGCGTGCCGCGCCAGCGCGCCGGGCTCCTGTGCCGCTGGCACGCCCGCGACCCGGCCCGGTGGCACGGCGTGCCGTGCCACCCCTGGCACGGCCGCCCAGAGGAGAGCGTGCCGTGCCACCCCGGCGCGTGCCAGCTCCCCCGAACAGCCGGCCGCCCCGGCCCGCCCTGGCACCGCGTGACCCGCCCCGGCTCCCGCGGGTGCGGGTCCTGGTGCGGGTCTTCTTCTCCCGGCGGCCGTCATTGAGGTGGTGACGGATCCTCGGCAGGTGCCACAGGGCCAGCCCGCCTCCTCCGGCGAGCACCACGCCGCCGCCGATCAGGAGGGACATAGGCCCTCCTAGCATGTGAAGCATGAGACTGCCGCCAGCCGTCAGCAAGCCACTGGCGGTCCCCCGGCGCCGCCATCGCGACGCGGGGGACCGCCGGTATTCTCCCTGATGAGCGGGCTGCGGCGGCAGCTCTGCCTCCTCAGTTGTCTCCGCCATTTACACCTCCTGGGCGGTAGGCCAGCGGGGAGGCGATCAGTCCGTTGCCCTGGTCACTGACCTGGGTGCGGCTCCCGCTGGCATTGATCTGTCCGCTCGGGGGTGCCGAGACGAACGAGGTACCGGCTGCCACGCGGGCATCCAGCAGCTTCCTGGCCAGGCGACGCTGGTTCTGGTCGCCCAGCTTCCGCGCCACGGCGCGGACAGAGGGCAGGTCATCGAGCCCGACGCCCATCAGCCACAGCTCGACGCTCGCGATGGTCTCCGCCGTGGGCTTGCCTCCGGACAGGCTGGCCTCGGCCTCCAGGTGGGCATCAGCGGAGAGCACCTGTGCGGCTGGCTCGGGAACGACGGCCGCCGGGCCGTTCGCCAGCGTGCCACCCGCGCCGAGCACGGCCTGTGCCACGGGGGAAATGGCCGCCGCAGCGACTGGCACGCTCTCGATGGCGTGTGCCACGGCCGCGCCAAGCGGAAGAGCCTCTGGCTCGCTGGCTGGCACAGCGGCTGGCACGCGCAGCGCTGCCCGGTCCAGCGCGCCGGGATCCGTGTCGGCCGTGCCGTACCGGTCAGCGAAGTGGGCGATGGCGCGTGCCGGGTCGTTGACGCCGTGCCAGGCAGACCAGCGGGTCACGCGGATCGAGCGTGCCGGGTGCCACGTCCACCGATTGGCGCCGAGCCGGACAGCGTGCTCATCGACCAGCTTGCGTGCCATCAGCTTGTCGCGGCTGGCACGGCGTGAGTGCACGCCCCACAGCCAGGGCGAGATGGACGAGGCGATGAGCATGATCACGGCCAGCGCGGTCGGCCGCCAGTGCGGCGCCGCATAGTGGCTGTAGTTCATGACGCCGATCACGGCCGCGAAAGAGTAGGCAGCCAGCTTGAGGCGCATCGCGGAGTCGTTGGCCAGCATCGCCAGGTGGGCGTGAAAGGCGTAGTAGATGCCGACGCTCTCGATCGAGACGGCAATCAGGACGATGCCCGGGATAATCCAGCGCACGTGGGCCTGGAGGAAAGCAAACTGGCCGATAAACGCGGTCGTGTTGACAAAGACCACGGGGATAGCCGCAGCGTATGCACGCCAGTTTGCCTTGACGGATTCCGTGGCGGTCATCTTGGCCTCCTCGGTAGTAGGTGCGGAGTTGATTCAGATTATCAAGAAAAGCTGTATTCGTCTACCGGTCACAGCCCCGGCGTGCCGTTTCCCGGGCGTTTCCTGCCTCGCGGATCACAGTCACACCTTCTGACCTGCGGTAAGTCACAAGTGTGATTTGTACCGGTGTGACCGGATCACACCTGCGTCACAGCAAGGAACCTTGCTAAGCGCCGATCACAGTCACACATCCGGATCACAGGTGTGAGCCGCCTCCCGGGGTCTCGGAGGGTGAGCGGAGGGTACCACTGCTGACTGCTTAGCAATGAACTTGATATTTTCCTGGTTGTACGTAGAGCACCTGATGTTAAAGAACACCAGTCCAGGGAGAGAACTTGAGCCACAAGAAGCGCAGGATCTGGGAGCACGCCGTGGAGACGGTCGTCCTCCTGGGTTCCCTCGCGCTCGCAGCCGTGGCCGTGCTCCCCGGCACGGGCCTGCCGCTGTGGCTTATGCCGCTCGTGGAGATGATGCTCGGCATCGTCATTGCCCTGTCGGTGTGGGCGTCCACAGGCCGCGGCGCGATCTCGTCATTCATTGCCTTTTTCGGCTTCTACCTCGGCCTGTGGACCCTGTGGGCCGAGATGACCCGCCTGTGGGACTCCGGGGTGGTCACCGCGTGGATCATCGGGATGATCATCTGCGCCCCGCTCTCGGCCCACGCCGCGCTGTCCGGGCTGGTCCCCGACCAGCCCGCGGCCCCGAAGGAACTCACCGCGGGCGCTCCGCCGGAGGAGGACCTCCAGGAGGAGATGACCAAGTTCGAGCACATGTTCCGCGAGGTCGGCTGCTCCGGCGTCCAGGTCCTGGGCCTGGCCAGCGAGCGCTCCGGCCGGGTGCTCCGGCTCCAGCTCCCCCGGTCAGGCAAGATCACCCTCTCCACCCTGGAGGGCTGCGCCGGGCAGATCGCGGTCATCCTGCGGCTCAAGCCCGGCGCGGTGGAGTTCTCGATCGGCGAGCACTCCGGCGACATCATCCTGCGGCTGCGCGAGCATGAAGTACTCATCGACTCGCCGACGCTGAAGAAGGAACTGCACGCCAGCACGGTCAACGAGCCCTTCGCGATCGGCGTCCAGGAGGACGGCACGGTCCTGAAGATCTCGCTGCGCGAGCTGCACATGTACATCGTCGGGACCACGGGCGCCGGCAAGAGCAACCTGATCAACGTGATCCTGGCGCAGCTCTCCTACTGCGTGGACACCGTGATCTGGGCCATCGACATGAAGGGCGGCCGGACGGTCAAGGCCTGGCTCCAGGCCTGGTGCGAGGGCAACGCCGAGGCGCCCGCGCTCGACTGGGTAGCCACCACCCGCGAGGAGGCCGCCCTCATGATGACGGCCTTCAAGAAGTCGATCGAGACCAGGATGAACTCCGGCATCGGCGGATCCAAGATCACGCCGAGCGCTTCGATGCCCCAGATCATCCTGCTGTGCGATGAGATGTCGGTCCTGTTCGGCGGCGACCGCGGCACCCGCAAGGATGTCGGCGAGGATGCCGTCACCAACCGGCAGTTCATCCACATGGCCGAGGAGGGCGTCCAGCTCGCCCGGTCGGAAGCGGTCACCTCGATCTGGGCGACCCAGCGGGGCACCGTGGACTTCGCCGGCAGCGGCAACCTCAAGTCCCTGTGCAAGCTGCGGCTGGCCCTGGGCGCGGCTACCGAGGGAGACCTGCGGTATGTCATCCCGGACGCGCACATGGCCCAGAAGCAGCTCTCGGTGATGGCCAGCACTCCCGGCGTCGGCGTGGCCGCGGTCGGCCGCAAGGCCTCCATGATGAGCAAGTTCTTCCTGCACGACCACCTGGAAGGTGAGTGCAGCGAGAACGAGAACGAAGGCTGCGTTGCCGGCTGCCCTGTCTACCAGACCACACTGGATGTCGGGTCGATCCGGCCGCGGCTGGACAAGCTCACCGCCGACTCGCTGGGCAGCGACTACACCGAGCGCTGGGTGCGCGCCGCCCAGCAGCCGTCACTGGCCCGGATGTTCAGCGGCAGCGGCCGGACGGCGACCGCGGTAGCCGACGTGGACACCAGCCAGTTCGAGGCGATCGTCGCCGGCTTCGAGGACCCGGAGAGCAAGCTGCATCCGGCACGGAAGCGGATGCGCGAGCTGCTCGCCGGCCGCGGTGCCCGGGGCGCGACCCCCGCCCAGCTCCACCAGTGGCTGGCCGACGAGAAGATCACCGTCGCGCGGGAGACCGTCCAGCGGTGGCTGAAGGACGACGAGACCCAGGGCATCGTGCACAACCCGGACTACAGCCGGTGGAAGTACGGGCCGAAGCAGGATGACCAGGCGGCTTAGGATGGAGATCCAGCCGGGATAGTCTTGGCAGGCTTCCGCGAGCTGGGTGGCGGGCTTTCACCGTGGGCTACGGGGGAGGCCCGCCACCCTTTTACTCGGGGGCTGCCAGGAGCTGGGCCGGAGCGTTCGCCTGGACAGCGCCGGACACCGACCCGGGCAGACCGCGCTCGCGCTCCGAGCCGAGCAGCCGGGTAGTCACCCGGCTGATCTCATCCAGGCGGGAGAGCGTCTCCTCGTGGGTCCTGGCCAGCGCGGCGATGTGCTGCTCGGCCTCATCCACCCGGCTCGCGGCATCGTCAAGCATCTTCCGGGCACTGCTGCGGGCATCGGCCAGCAGCGAACCGGACTGCTCGCGGGCGCCCGAGACCATGGACTCCGACTCGTCCCTGGCCGCGGCGATGATCTGCTCCGCCTCCTGGCGGGCGGACGACAGGAACTGCTCGGCCTCGGTGATGGCGGCTGCCTTCTGGCCGAGGATCTCATCGAGTGCCAGCTTCATCAGCTCGTCAATCATCTGCTCGGCCTGCGGGCTGTGCACCGCGGCGGTCGCGAGCTGCTCGGCATGGCCGAGGAGATCCTGCTCCTGCTGATGCAGCCGGGCCAGCGCCTGGCGGATGTAGTCATCCACCTGGTGCATCGAGTAGCCGTGGGAGACGCGCTCAAAGAACGGCAGGCCGGACTGGGTATCCGTCGGGGGCAGGGACTGGGCATGGGCCATGGGAGACCTCCGGTTCAGGTGCTGTAAATGCCGTCGATGACTCCGGGCACCTCAACGTAGGGCTCAGGGACGAGCGAGCCGTAGGTGTCCATCTGATCGGGGGATACGTTACCCGGGGTTATGGTGATCCGCTGGGCAAGTACCGTGCAGGCCAGAAAGGGCTGCGCGGCCAGGGACACCTGTGCAGCCACCTGTGCCATCAGGCCCCCATCAGGCTCCCGGCCGCGGTCTGCGCGGCGGTCAGGGTATACGTCGTGTCCGTGAACCCGGCACTGGTGCCGTCCGCGAGCTGGCACTCATAGGGGTCGCCCGGATCCCGGGTAGCCGCAGCCGGGTCCGCCAGGACGACGGCTCCCGCGTCCGGCACCCAGGTGTTGGTGGTCGTGCTGAAGGTCTTCCCGCCGTTGAGCTGGTCGGCGGAAGTCTCCAGCGGGTAGGTCAGCGTCGTCGGGCTCTCCGCCATGTCACATCGCCAGGGTGAGCGACCCGCTCGCGATGGTGAACGTGTCGCCCGCATTGGTGGTCTTGCTGGCGGTCAGCGGCCCCCACCACAGCCGGATCGGCGTGCCCTCGGAGTCCCACAGCTCGACCCCGACAATGGTCGTGGCCGGCATGTTGGTGACGGTGACGGCCACGTTGGAGGCCACCGACCCGCCGGAGGCAGCGGCGAAGGTCACCTGGGGAGCACCCGTGCCGGAGGTGTACCCGCCCGAAGTGGCCAGCTCGGTGCCGTTGGAGGTGTTCGTGCCGTTCGCCGTCATCAGCCGGCACGTGATCGGGGTGGTCGGCGGAGTGAAGGCCCCGCCAACGCTGGCGTTGAGCAGCTTGTTGCTGAACGTCTGGTCGAGGTTAGACACCTGCACTCCTGTTCAGGATCGTGACGCAGCTTCCGTCCGGGCACCCGACGCGCACGCAGCAGCGGAAGTGACGGCTGTACATCACCAGGCCGCCCTCCTCCGGCACGACCACCTGGTGGTGCGGCTGGTCGTCCACCTCGTGGCACTCATCGCACTCGCGCTGCACGCGCTCGGGCTGCACGGTCATGGGTCCTCCTGATCCTTCTGGGGCCTGCCTGGGGGCACCGGGATAGCTACCTGGCCGGGGGTTTCCTCAGCAGGGCGATCCAGGTGGCCGCCCCGGCGATGCCATCCGGGTGGAGCCCGTGCTGCCGCTGGAAGGACCGGACGGCGATCTCGGTCCTGAGCCCGAAGTCGCCGTCCACGGCGAGCCTGGCGCCCCACGTGTCCAGCCGGACCTGGAGCGTGCGCACGGCCGAGCCGGTAGCTCCCTGGGCGAGGGTGCGCGGTATCCCGGCAGTGCCGGAGGAGGGCGCGTCCTTCAGCAGGGCCGCCCAGGTACTCCCCTCGATCACCCCGGTGACCTTGAGCTTGCGGACGGACTGGAAGGACCGGACGGCCGCCAGGGTCATCGCGCCGAAGTCGCCGTCCACGGTGAGCCGCGAGCCCCAGGCGTTCAGCCGGTTCTGCGCGGTGCGGACGGCCGGGCCGGCGGCGGCCTCGCTGAGCACGGGGGTAGCTGACGATGCCGCGAGCACGTGCGCGGCGAAAGACGAGGCGTCGCCATGGTAGGCCGAGCAGTCCGCGTGGCCGCCGATGCCGGCCACGGTCGCCGAGGAGGTGAACTGGAGCATCAGCGGGGACCGGCCGCCGTACGGCGCCCACCAGGAGGCCGGGACCTGCGGGTAGAGCATGCCCGGGTCGCCGGAGCCGTCCACGTAGTCGCTGGCCCACAGCCAGTCGATGAAGGTCAGGTCCTCGCCGCCCGTGTACCAGTGCGGGCAGTAGCCGCCGACGGGAGTTCCCGGGTAGAGGCGCCGCAGCTCGGCCACGGCGTCCTGGGCCTGGGCGAGCGTGGGGGAGCCGTTCGGGGCGCGCTCGAAGTCGGCGACGATGGCGAAACCGGTCAGCTCGCCGGCGGCCTGGGCGAAGTACCGGGCCTGGGCTGCCCCCGGCTCGACAGCATCCAGGAACAGGTAAGCCAGCGGGGTGAAGCCGTGCAGGGCCTGCATGGCGGGCTTGGCAGCAGCCCACTCCGGATTGATGTAGCTGGTGCCCTCGGTGACCTTCTCGGCCCCGCCGATGCACACCGCGGCGACGCGAGCCCAGTCGGGGCGGCCCTGGAAGGACGCGCAGTCAACGACGAAAGAAACTGTCCCGGTCACATACCTTCCGGGGCCGGGACGGCCAGGCGGTTACTCGGGGATGACCAGCCCGCCTTCGGTGCGCTTCTCCCCGTTGGATGCGACCGTGATCCGGACATGCTGCTCGCGGGCCTCGGACGAGGCGCTGCCGTACAGCTTGGCGATCAGCTCGGTGACGGCTTCCTGCCCGGCATGCGCGTCGGTCAGCGGCTCCAGGTGCAGGATGAAGTCGTCCTCAGTGGCGGGCACGGGCACCGAGATGCCGACGACGAAGCCGAGCTGCGGGATGGCGCCGGGCCGTGAGAGCAGGATGGGATTGATCTCCCAGCCGATCTGCTCCTCATCCTCGGCAGGCAGGCCCAGGGCCTTGATGCCCGCGATGACCTTGGCCTGGACCCGATCGGAGATCCGGTACATCAGCTTGCCTTCCTTACCCGTGCCTGGGCGAACATCTCGCGCCGGTCCTTAGCCGTGGTGTAGCCGTCGGCTCCCTCGTCGCCGAGGATGAAATCCTGGTCGGCATTCCGGCTCATCAGGGTACGGATGGCGTTCGCTCCCTCGATCGAGGAATCTAGCACGAAGGTGATGAAGGTCAGCGGGTTCTCCTGGCCGAGCCGGTGGCCGCGGCCGGAACGCTGGAGCCGGTCAGCATGGGTGCGGGCTGCCTCGTACTCGACGACGTAATCGAGCCAGGGCAGGTTGATGCCCCGCTTCCCCGCGTCGCTGAGCAGCAGGACGGCCCCGCCGTCATGCGCCTTGAACAGCATCTTCTGGTGCTCGCGCTCGGCCTCGCTGAGCCCGCCGTGATAGAGGTAAACCGGTCGGTCGCCCAGGCGCCGCTGGAGCGCGGCGATCACCGTGGTGAAGAACGAGAATACAGCCAGCTTGCCGCCCGAGGACATCACCAGGTCGCACAGCTCGATCAGCTCCTGGGCCTTGGCCGAGGAGCACTTCACCAGATCGTCGTGCATTTCCTCGGCGACCATGCGCGTCAGCTCGGATTCGCCCGTCCGGGCGGCTTCGAGTACAGCCCACGGGTCGCCGGCGAGCTGGCGCAGCAGCACGCCCAGGCCGGGCACCTCGCGGTGCTCGTGCGTCTGCGGATCCCAGGCCAGGTCCTCCAGGAGCTGGTAGATCCGGTACTGGTCGGCATGCATGCGGATGCGCGTGAACTTCTCCTCCAGCGGCGGGAACAGGCCACGCACGTCGGGATCGGACTTGCGCTTGCGGAGGATCCACGGCTCGCACAGCGACCGGAACCACTCCTTGCCCTCCTGGCTGTAGTGCGGCCGTCCCCACGGGTCACGGCTCCTGACCACCCGGCGCTCGAACTCGGCAACCGTCGGCATGGCCCAGGGCACGACCAGGCGCAGCTCGCTGAAGATGTTCTCCAGGTCGGTGTCCATCGGCGTGGCGCTCAGCCCGAGCACCCGGGTTCCCTTGCTGGCCTTGCGGAGCTGGGCGAGCATCCAGTGATGCGCCTTGTACAGCTTGCTGGTACGGCGGCCGAGCTTGGTGATCTCGTCGTAGACGACCAGGACCCGCTTGCCGCGGAGCGCCTCGATCAGCGGGCCGGGCGCCGGGGTCTTTGCCCTGCTGCCCTTCGGCGGGAAGACGGCCACGTCATCACGGCAGGTCTCGTAGGTCGTGATGATCGCCGGGGGGAGGGCGTCGAGCATCTTCTTGCGCTTGGGGCCGTGGTAGACCGCGGCCTCGATCCGCGTGAACCGGCGGAAGTCGGCAGGCCACTCGCTGCCGGCCAGCTTGCTGGGCTCGCAGACGATCAGCACGTGGTCAATCGAGCCCTGCTCGAAGGCGAGCCCGGCGACGCCGAGCGTCATGACCGACTTGCCGGTGCCCATGTCGGCCGCCAGCAGCGCGGCACCCATAAGGTACATGCGCGCGATGTAGTCGGTCTGCCAGCCGATCTGGCGCGATGGCCAGAACAGCAGCCCCTCGGGCCAGTCGTGCTCTGTTTCCTGAATCACCGCCGTCACATCCCGATGATACAGGTTTTATTGGTAGCCGGTTTCCTGGCCGATCGAGTTGCTATACAGGGTTTCTTGCCAATAGAATCTAACTACCGCCCGGACGACCGGGCCGCTGAGACAGCCAGGGAAGGGACATCCAGATGACACCAACCACGTTCGCCGAGGCCCAGGAAGCACTGGCCGAGAATCTGCCGGGATACACCCGCCGGACGCACCAGATGGCCCTTGCCGAGCAGGTCGAGACCGCGATTGCCGACCGGAAGCCAGCGCTCTTCCAGGCCGGCACCGGCACCGGCAAGTCGATGGCCCTCCTGATCCCCGCCATCCTGAGCGGGCTGGACACGGTGGTCGCCACCTTCAACAAGGCGCTCCAGTCCCAGTACGCGCTCAAGGACCTGCCCTGGCTCAAGGAGCACCTCGGCGTCGAGTTCACCTGGGCCGTGCTCAAGGGCCGGGCCAACTACCCGTGCTATGCCAAGGTCCCCGAGGTCACCTCCCCCACGAACGGCCAGGCGGCCGTGCTCGCCCGGATGGCCGAGCTGGACACCCCCGAGGCCATCAAGAACCTGGACATCACCGACCGCGAGGACTTCCCGTCGCTGCCCGAGGAGGAGTGGCGGGCCTTCTCGATGTCATCCGCCGAGTGTCCCGGCGCCAGCTCCTGCCCGTTCGGGGAGAAGTGCATCACCGAGCGAGCCAAGGCCGCCGCGGCCGAGGCCCAGATCGTCATCACGAACACGGCGTACCTGCTCCAGGACCTGATGCTCCGGTCAGCCACCGACGGCAACGTCGCGCTGCTGGGCGACATCGAGCAGCTCATCATCGACGAGGCGCACACCCTGCCCGACGTGGCCACCAGCGCTCTCGAAGACACCCTGGGCGAGGGCTCCTTCGCCAAGCTGGCCCGGGACATGGGCGGTTACCTTTTCCGCCAGGGCGGCGATGAGGAGGTGGCCATCCAGGTTGAGCAGGCAGCCCGCAATCTGTGGGAGCAGCTCGGCGCCATGCACGCTGAGTTCCTCGCCCGGCTCAAGGGGAAGGTTGAGCCGCTACCGCTCAACCCCAATACGCTGATCAGCTCAAACGCTCTCGGCCCGCACATCATCCGCCTCTACCAGGCAATCGAGCTAGTCCGCGATGAGGTCAAGGCCCACCCGGCCGATGACGACTCCGGCCGGATAGCCCGCTCGCGGCTGCTGCGCCGCTCCAGCAACCAGATGGCCCGGCTGGAGGCCTACGCCACCGACCCGGCCGACAAGACGGTGCGCTGGATCGAGCAGGAGAGCAGCACCTTCCGCGGGCAGGAGCGCAAGCGGCTGTACCTGCGCAGCGCCCCGGTCAGCGTCGCGCCGTTCCTGCGCACCGCGCTGTGGGACAAGATGCCTGCCATCCTCTCGTCGGCCACCCTGGCGGCCGGGAAGGACTTCAGCTACCTGGCTGACTCCCTGGGCCTGGGCCGGGACGAGGCCATGACCTACGACGCGGGCTCGCCGTTCGACTACCCGCGCCAGGTGCTGATGTTCGTCCCCGACGCGAACGCGCCGGACCCATCCAAGAACCCGGCCGCGTGGAAGTCCTACGCACAGGCGGTCTCCTACGACCTGGTGGACGCGGCGGCCGGCGGCGCGATGCTGCTGTTCACCTCGCGCACCGCGATGAACGAGTCCTACCAGGCTCTGGCCGCCCGGTTCCGCCGCAATGGCCTGACCGTGCTGCGCCAGGGCGACGCCCCGAACAGCGAGCTGATCCGGGCCTTCAAGGCCGACGGCAACGCGGTGCTGTTCGGGCTGCGGACCTTCTTCGAGGGCGTGGACATCCAGGGCCAGGCGCTCCGGCTGGTCGTTCTCGACAAGCTCCCGTTCGCTGTCCCGACGGACCTGGTGTACCAGGCCCGCGAGGAAGCGATCAAGCGCCGGTACCGCGACGAGTGGGCAGGGTTCACCAGGCTAGCCATCCCGTCCATGATCCTGGTGCTCACCCAGGCTTTCGGCCGTCTGATCCGGCACCGCGATGACAAGGGCGTGGTGGCAATCCTCGACAACCGCCTGGAGACCAAGCGCTACGGCAAGCAGATCATCAGCGCCCTGCCCCCGGCGCAGCGCACGAGTGACATGGGGGCCGTCGCGAGGTTCCTGAAGAACGCCAGGTAACCCCCGGCAACGCAAGAGGCCCCCGGAACGCATCGGACGGGGGCCTCTTCACGTTATTCCTTTTGATCCTCGGCAGAAAGAGTACCATAGACCGGTTTGATTCCGGCTGGGCGTTATGCCACTAGCTGCTCTATAACTACCCCTGCGGACCCTGGGCCGCCCGCCACGCCCGTGCCGTGGCTGCCGCCGCCGGAGCCGGCCACCACCGATACCGAGCCTGTGCCGGTAACCGGGGTAAGGGTGAAAATCACGACCAGGCCTCCGCCGCCCGCTCCTCCGCCGCCCGTGTTGCCGGTGATGGGCGTGGCCCCGTTGCCGCCCCTGGCCGTGATCAGCCCGTTGTTGACCACCGACCTGGCGGCGATGACCACCACGCCCCCGCCGGAACCGCCGCCGCCGCCCGTGTTAGTCCCGTCTCCCGAGCCGGAGCCGCCGCCCGCGCCGCCGCCGAGGAGCGCGAGCTGTCCCTGCCACAGGCAGACCCCCGTCAGGGCCGCCCATGGCAGGCAGTAAGGTGCCGTGCCGGGCGAGGACGAGACGACGCCGCCGAGCCCGCCATTGCCCTTGGCCGGGCTCGAACCGCCCTGGCCGCCGGACCCCGCGGCGATCGAGGACATGGCCGGAGCCGCGGCGCCCGCGTTCACGGTTCCGGCAGCGCCAGCTCCCGCCAGGTACATCTGCGAGCCGGCCAGGTTGCCGGGCGAGGCGCCCGACCCTGGAGAACCGGAATTGGCGATCGTGCCGTTGTTGATAACCGGGCCGTCTACCTGGAGAGGCAGGCCCGCCGTATCCAGGGTGACCCCGGAGTTGATGGTGAGCGCCGACGACGGGTTCGCCAGGAAGGCCGGGGTGAGCGTGTAGGTGCTGCCGGTCAGGGTGAGCGCCGGGTAAGTGGTAGTCCCGTCCAGGGTGATAGCCCCGCCGGAGCCGCTGCCGAACAGGCCGTAGAAGGCGATGGCGTTGGGGGCGCTGAGCGTGCCCGGAATGCTGACCGTGGACCCCGCGGTGCCGAGCACGACCTCACCCGGACTGGTAGCGCTCGCGCCCTGGCCGATGGCGACGGCTCCGGCTCCGGTGGCGTTGGCGCCCTGCCCGAGGGCGACCGCGCCGGTTCCGCTGGCCGAGGCATCGGCCCCGAGCACCACCGTGTCGTTAGCTTCGGCGACCGCGGCCGTGCCGATGGCGACGGCCTGCTGGCCGGTGGCGGCCGAGCGCTGGCCGAGGGCGGTCGAGGCATTGCCGGGCACCTGGGCCTGCTGGCCGACGGCCACGGCGTCGAGCCCGGTAGCGCTGGCAGACTGCCCGACGGCCACCGAGTCGTTGCCCGAGGCTGTGGAGGTGTCGCCGAAGGCCGCCGCGTAGGCTCCGGCTGCCGAGGCGTTGCTGCCTACGGCCGTGGACTGGGTGCCGGTGGAGACGAAGGTCAGGCTCACCGTGGTAACGCCGGATACTTCTACGTCGATGTCGGGGAAGATGGCGGCCGACTGGCCGGGCGGGGCGACCTGGAGGTCCACTCGCTGCGGGGCGTCGAGGTAGAAGTCGATATTGCCGTCGGGGCTAGTCCACGGGTTGGACAGCAGGTTGGTCGTGGAGTCATCGCTGTAGATGGGCAGGCCGAGCGGGCTGGTCGTGCCGTTGACCAGGATCGTGATCACCGACCCCGGCAGCAGGTTGCCCGCGTCGTCCTGGACTGGTGCCCGGTAGTGCGCTCGCATGCGGCCTCCTCAGTGCTTCTGGGCTAAACTGAGGACTACCATCTATACAGCTTTTCTTGCTATTGTTTGCTCATGACACCACAGCAGCAGGTAGCCCTCGACGACGCGGTTGATCTCCTTGATGCATGCCGGGACTTCAGCGACAGCCGGCTCCTGGTTCTCCAGGCAGGAGCTGCCGATGAGGACGCCTCTATCAGCCTCGGATCACTGCGGCTCCTGGTCCTGCTTGCCATGGCCCCGCGCAGCCTCTCGGTGCGCCAGGACATCGGGATCGTGGAAGCCGGATCCCGTGTGGTCGGCATGAGGATCGACCAAGCTAGATAGCCGCGTCCAGGGTCCGGTACGCGGCCAGCAGGCCGGAGGGGGCAGTCAGCACCGAGTAGCTGCCGGTGCCGAGCCAGATCAGGTCATAGCTCTGCTTGGCGGCTGCCTTCCGCGCGGTGAACAGGGCCTGGATGTAGGAGATGAACCCCTGGGCCTGGGCCACGGTGAACTGGGTGTGGTCCACGCCGAACTGGGCCAGCCCCAGCGGCTTGCCATGGGCGTCGGCAAAAGACTGGGCGACTGCGAGGGTATCGGCACCCGAGCCCGGCGCTGGGCCGGTGCACCAGTAAGACGGGGCGATCACGTCGATGATCTGGTCGCCCGGGTACCAGGATGCCAGCCAGTTCGCGGCGATCGAGTGATTATCCACGGTAAGCACGACCTGGTACCCGGCGCCGTGCACGGCCGCGGCGTAGGCAGGCAGCAGGGCCAGCCAGTCGCCGATATTGCCGAACGCCGTGTCGGCTCCGGCCCAGATGGACACGGAGGCCTCCAGGCCGCCGGCCTGGCAGCTCGCGAGGAAGGCGGCAAGCTGCGCGGGGGTCGTGGTCGAATCCGGGCGCACGTCGAACAGCACGCGCCGGACCCCGGCATCGCCCGCGGCGAGGGAGACGGCGAGGGTAGCCGGGATCTGGTTGCCCAGGGCGATTCGCCGGGCAGGAAGAGTCTCGACCGTGCCGGTGATCCAGGCAGTCACCTGGGAACTGGAGGCGGCTACCGGGCCGAGGTCGGCACCGAGCCCGTACGCGGGCAGCGGGATGTGCAAGCCAGCCGCCGACAGCACGCTGGCGGCCGACAGCGCCGCGGCGCCCTGCCATTGCGTGCCGGTCAGGACCAGGTAGTTCTCGCCGTAGATGTCGCAGTAGGCGTCGGTGTAGATGTCGCCGCCGTCGGCCAGGGCGTACTGGTCGGTGTAGGTGTCGGTGTACAGGTCGGAGTAGGTCTGCGGCTCCCCCGTTACCGCTGCGGCCCCCTCCCAGACCAGGGCGTTGCCGAGGGTGATCTCCGGCACCGGCTGGGGCGGCCCGGGGAAATCGCTGGCGGGGGAAGAGATGCCGAGGGCCTGGCGGACGGAGAAGAACCACGAGTCCGGCACGGGCGAGGAGGAGAGCGCCCAGCGGGGGTCGTTCTCGATCGGGCCGTACTGGTCCTGGGGGCTCATGTTCGGGCCGTGCCCGATGCCTGCTACCCGGGGCATGATGCCGCGCGGCCAGGTCACGTACCATGGCCGGATAGCCAGCGCGGCGACGGTCAGGCCCGGCTGGTAGGCACTCACCTGCCATACAAGCTGGGTTCCGTCGCCGGGCTGGGCGACAGGGAAGGTGACGACCCCGTGCGGGTCGTTGCGCACGTCGTAGGCGGGGTACCAGGTCGCCCCGCCGTCGTTGCTGAACGACCAGACCAGCGCGTCCTCGAAGACCGCAATGCTGTCCACGTCCCAGGTGTCGCCCGTGGACACCTTCTGGATGAGCTGGGCCGTGATCGTGGCCCCGAGCGGGGCCGTGCTGGTGTCCGCGTCATCCCAGGTGGCGTTGTCTTCCGCGAATGATGCCCAGGTCGGGTAGGCGGCCTGGACGCCCGCCCAGGTGTTCTCCGAGATCTCGCCTTCGCCCAGGGTAAAGCCGGCGAACCACTCAGTCACCGACCCGCCGGAGACGGACTGCTCGGCCTCGGCGATGACGGTACCGGTGGCACCGTCGATGAGCTGGAGGTAGAGCGGGGCGGTCAGGGCGACGGAGGAGAACACACGGGCCGCTACGTACAGACGGCCGCCGCCTACCGAGGGGACCGGCTGGCCGATGTAGGCGATACCGCCCATGGCGCTGGTAGCCACCTGCTGGCCGAAGTCGTACCAGGACGGTATCCCGGCTTCAAGCGCTGCCCACGTTGCATAGGCGGACTCCAGGTAGGCCCAGCTCGCCGGCGGGCTGAGCGTGTCGTACCCGGGTGCCCCGGCGCCGCGGGATACCTGGGCCATGATGCCGAGCTGAGCGCTGTTGGGTGACTCGGCGAGCGGCAGCGCGTCGCCGACCGGCCCCCAGTTGGCGAAGCCTGGGTCAGAGAAGTCAGAGTCCGCCAGGAGCTGGACCGGATCGGACTGGATGGTCGCGAACTGGACGCCGGTCACCGCGTGCACGCTGTTGAAGACCTGGCTCTGCACGCTGGCGCCGCCCGCCGGGAGGTTGGACGGGGCGACCAGGCCGGTGCCGGGCACGAAGGTCCACCCGCCCGTGGTCAGGGCACTGGAGTCGATGAACCGGGTATCGGCGAAAGGCTCGGTGTACTGGGCGGTGTCGTCGGTTGCCGTGTAGTCGATCCGGTACATGACGATCGAGCTGATCGCGACGAAGTAGGCGACCCTCGTGGTTACGGTGATCGTCTGCTCCTGGTAGGAGCTTGGCCCTCCCGCCGGGATGATGGGGACCTGGCTGGGCGCCTGCCACCGCTGGAAGTTGTACAGCGCTCCCCCGAGGGCGGACATCTGGGCTGCGGCCGACGGGTCGGTGGCGTACAGCGCCTCGGTGGGCAGCGCCACGCCCGGTGTCGCGTCCGGGTCCGGCGGGGGCGCGTCATTGAAGTTGACAGAGGGGGCGACGCTCTGGTTGACGGTAAGGCCGGTATCCAGCGTCGCGGGACTGCTCGGGTCGGACTGCTCGGCAGTCGGCTGGGCCTGCGGCGGGAAGTACTGGGCCGTGAGCTGCGGAGGCTGGAGATACTCATACGGCTCCGGCACCAGGTTAGTGAACTCGAACTTCCAGGCGGAGGCGAGCACCGGGTCGAACTCGGCGAAGCCGCGGGCAAGGACGTAGGACCGTGGCACGGGCACCCAGTTGCAGGCCTCGTAGGCCGACCCGAGCCCGCCGACGAACCCCCAGGGGCAGACTGTGCCGAGGATCCAGTCCGGGCTGAACCGGGCGACCGCGTTCAGCGTGCTGGACTGGTCGGTGCCGAGAGCCGGGCTGACGTACCCGGCCGGATCGGAGGCAAAGGAAAGGAAGTCCGGCGGGATGCCCCCCTGGCCTCCGACGGTCAGGTCGATGATCTCCTGCTTGAGGATGAACGCAGTCAGCTCGTAGTTGCCGGCCAGCACCTCGTCGGACGGGTCAATGCCCTGGAGGCCGCCGAAGCGGATCGAGGGGGCTGGCGGCACAGGCGGCGTGACCGGGGTCTGGAACATGGGGCCGAGCGGGCTCCAGGCAAAGAAGTCCTGCCCGTCATACCCGGCGACGAACTGGAGGCGGTCGCCGGGGGAGAACTCGAAATCCCATTGGCCGAGGACACCGCCTGACGGCTGGTTGACCGTCCCGGGTGCATCCGGGGTCGGCATGGTGACGGTCCACGATCCGCCGGCGTAGGAGAGCTGGAGGAGCCCGGCGTCGGCGATGATGTAGGTGGCCTCGGCCGATGAGCTGAACGACGGGATTACCTCGATCCCGGTCCACCAGGGGACATCGGCGACGGTGCCTGCGGCCTGGTTGTCCATGGTGAGCCAGCCCGGCCACTGGCTGAAGATTATGCCGTCGGGTGCAGGCACCGGAAGCTGGGTTCCGGCCGCGTTCAGCAGCGACGGCAGCAGCGGGTCGTCGAGCGCCTCGAAGGCAGTGCCAGCCGGAGGCGGGTCGGGCGAGTAGTAGAGGTTGAACCGGACGCCGCTGGTGATTGGCTCCAGGTAGAACCGGTCGGTCACCTGGGCATTGCCGCTGGCGTCCCGCGAGTCGAGATACAGGCAGGTAACCGCGTCGGCGGTCGGCTGCGGGCCGCACCGCCACGTGCCGCCGTTCAGCATGTCGCTCGCCCGGTTCTCCCGCATGGCCACCTGGACCGGCGACCCGTTCACGTCCGTTGTGGTGGTGAACGGCTGCCGCATCGAGAGGGTCACCGGGCTGCGCAGCGCGGGCGGGACATCAGCGGCCGACAGCATGCGCGAGCCGAAGTCGAGGTTGCGGACTCCAAGCGGGTAGGGGACGACCGCCCCGGACGGGTTGACCGGGAGCTGCATGCCCGGTGCCGGGGCCGGGCGCACGGCGCAGAGCAGCAGCTTGCTGGCGGTGAACGGCTGCACCTGCTCGTCGTAGTGCACCCAGTGCCCGGCGCCGTAGTGGTAAGGGTTCTGCCGGGCGTTCAGCGCGGCCGGGTTGTCCACTACGGCCGGCACCGATCCGCTGGTGATGACCGTCAGCGGGGCGCCGCTGTTCCCGTTAACCGGCTGCCACTGGGAGCCGTCCCACCAGTAGAAGGTCACGGTATGCGGGAAGTGCGGCAGGTCGAGTGCGATGTAGTTGACCAGGCGCTGCTGCCCGAGGGTGACGGTGAGCTGCTCGGCTGTGGAATCTCCGGCCAGTCTCGGCTGGGTACTCCAGAAGTCCTGGGTACCTGCCGTGCTCGCCCCCGACGTGCCCGCCTGGCCGACCGGGATGCCGTCCACGTAGACCGGGGCGATCACGGGGATGGCGAAGTTGCCCGGGAGCTGGATTCCGGGGGTGGTCACGATGCCCGCATTACCGGCACCCGCGGGCCGGAATAGGGGGCAGCCATGACCGTGACGGCCGACGCGGTGCGCGCGGTCTGGGCCTGGTCCGGCGGGATAACTGCCTGGACGGGCGGGTACTGGACGGTGCTCGCGCCCGGGAACACCACGGTCTCGAAGTCCTGGCCGTCGCTGACCACAGCGCTGTTCGGGTCGCCGCCGGAGGTGGCCGCGGCCGTGACCGTGGTCACGTCGCCCGCGTAGCTGTACTGGCTGCCGGACGAGCGGCTCATCGGCGGGCTCGGCGCGACGTAGGTGCCTGGCGGCAGCTCGCTGGCGTTGCTGCCCTGGTAGGAGCCCGCGATGGCCTGGTAGGCCGGGCTCGCGGCGTTAGCGGGCGTGACGAGCTGGACGATCTCCCAGTACTGGCTGTCGGCCCAGGCAGACGCGACCTGGGCGGGCACGGCAATCTGCGGTGCCGTGGTGTCTACCGTGATCAGCGAGGCAGCGGGGCGGAGCACCTCGACAACGGACAGGATGCCGAACATGTCGGCGCCCTGCTCCTGCTGTCCGGCTAGTGTCGAGGGATAGTTCTTCTTCGGCTGGAGCACGATCTCCTGCGGCGTGCCGTTGCCCATCAGGCCGGCGAAGCTCACCACCCCCTCGACGGCCTGCCACGTCTCCGACGCCGGGAACGAGGACCAGTACGGGTTAGCGGCCATGACCTGCTCCCAGGTCTGGTACCCCGGCGCCGGGCCTTCGGCCTGGTCGAGCAGGCGCCAGACCTCGTAGACCGAGCACTCGACTCCCGTGATCGCCTCGGCCAGGGCCTGCATCCCCGGCACGGTCGCGCCCAGGGTGATCGCGCGGGCGAGCTGGATGATGCGCTCGCGGAAGGTGGCGTCGATCGCCTGTATCTCGTCCCAGGCGTCCGGGCTCGCCAGGTCGGTGTAGGGGCTCACCGGGAGGCCGGTGCTCGGATTGACCGGCAGGGCGCCGGAAGGGCCGCGCTGCGCGCCGAACAGGGCGCCGTAGAACGAGTCCAGGTCGTAGAACTGGGTCGAGCTGACGGCCTGCTGGAGCCGGGAGACCATCTGCCGCTTGCGGAGCTGCCCTATGCCGGAGTTGCCCAGCAGCGCGGTCATGAAGTGGACTAGCAGGCTGGTGGGATTGAGGTTGTAGACGTTGCCCGGGAAGTTCCTGAGCTGGGCGGCCACCTGGTAGTCAGGATTGAGCAGGTTAGTAGCAGTGTCAGTTCCCGGCGGCAGCGGCTGAGTCGATGGGGTCTGGAGTCCCAGGATGCTGGCGGGCCTGACGTTCGGGTACGAGAACAGGTCGGTCCCGCCGTTGCTGATCACGCCCGTGTTCATCGTGTCGGTGAGTACCTGCGGCATGCTCCCTCCTCATTTCTTCCGGGGCCGTCCCGGACTTCCCTTTGCTATACGGAAACCGTACAGTAGGAGGTGTACGGAAACCGTACACCAGAGGAGGAAACATGGACGTGAAGTACACGCTCGGGCACATGCTGGGCAACGGCGAGCGCCGGGCCAGCCAGATCGTGATCACCATCGACGCGGGCGAGGATCCGGACGGCCACATCGTCGGCCTGCTGATGCGCGACCGGCTGGAGACGTTCCTGCGGATCTACCCGCGGCCGATGGAGTTCCCGGCCGAGGATGCAGCTTACGCCCGCTCGATGCTCGGCGAGTTCGCTTTCGTCGCGGGCATATGCCGCAACCGGATGGAGATGCTCCTGCTGGCCGCCCGGGATCAGTACGGGCTGAGCTGGGCTGCCATAGCCGATCAGGCGGAAATGAATCGCTCGACCGCCAGGGATCACGTCATGGCCACCCGGAAGCAGTTCGCCGAGATGGGCTGGTGGTTCGACGGCGCAGGAGCCCACCAGGGCACGCCGGAGGAGGCCTTCGCCGCCCTGTCCGGCGTCTGGGAGAACGACTAGGCGAACGAGCCCATCGTGTTGCCCGCCTTCGTGACCAGCACCGTGCCGCCGAAGGCGGGCATCTGCGCTGCACCGAACTCGATATCGGTCGGATTGCCGCTGGAGTCCACGTAGCTGGTCATCACGACGCCGCCGTAGACCGCCTGGATGCCAACATTGAAGTCGTCGGGCGCCTCCGGGTTCCAGCCCGGGTAGTCCAGGGCGGTGAGGAACCGGCAGGCCGTGACACCTGGAGTGTTCTCGACCGCCTGGAGCACGCTGGACGGGTAGATCCGGCTGTTGAAGCCGAGCTGGGAGAGGTAGGACTGGATCGCGGTGCTGATCGCCGCCTGCGTGACCGACTGGGTAACCGACGGGTCGTAGATGACGGCCAGACTGAACTGGAGCTGCACCTGGATGCCCTGGTGGGCCTGCGCGTCGAAGCCGGCCATCCGCCAGTTCTCCAGGTTGGACTGGATGGCGTTCGGCACGTCGTTGTAGGTGTAGTCCTCGCTGATCGTGATCGGGGTGCCGGTGGCCGGCTGCATCGAGGCGGCCCACTCCAGACCGAAGTCCGAGTAGGGGCTGAATCCGTAGGCCCCGGTACGGTGCACGATCTGGTAGGCGTAATCGACGCCGCTCGCGGAGGTCCCCAGCGGGTTGGCCTCGCTGGCCAGGCCGTACGTGGTGCCGTTGAGCACCACGACGCTATCGACGGTGAGGATCGGCCCGAAGGGCAGCGGCACGAAGATGTTGCCCGCGGCCGGCTGGGTGCCGTCGGGGCGGATGAAGTTGCCGGTGTACCAGCTCGACGAGGACGAGGCCTGGAACGTGGTCGCGTTGGTGTACTTGACCGTGGCCGCCGCGTTCTCCGGCCGCTGGCCGGCGCACCACACGTCCACCCGGCTGTAGATGCCCGCGGCCGGGGAGTTGCGGCTGAACTCGTCGATGTACAGGAAGCTCACGTCGATGAGCTGCCCCGGAGGGAAGTAGGACTGGTCGATGACCTGCACGACCGGCGGGATAGCCGAGTAGTCCCAGGTGTACTGGATGCCCGGCGCCGCGATGTTGCCGTTGTCGATGTCCTGGCCGACCACCTGGCCAGCCGGGTACACGTACTGGGCGTCAGAGACGGTGGAAACGGCCTGGTTGCTGCTGATCTGGAGCTGCTCGCGGAACCTGGTCTGGCCGTCGATCACGTTGGCCGCGGTGCAGTCCTGGTCGTTCAGCGCGATGCCCAGGAACATCTGGCTGGTCCCGGCCATGTTCTTGAAGACGGTCGCCTTCCACCGGGCGATGAGCTGGGTATCGGTCTCCTGGTTGGCCCCGCCGGTCAGGGCGTTCACGTTGGTGCACGAGGTGACCTCGCTGACCGCGGTCATGATCTGGGTGAGCGCCCCGGCCGCGACGTTTCCCTGCGGGCCGGATACGACCGCCTGGACGGGCACCGTGACCGAGAGCGCGGCGGGCTCCAGGATGCCTGCCGTGAGCGTCTGCACCACCACGGTGCCGTCAGATGACCCGACCTGCGCGGCAACCGGTACCGTCACTACGTCAGTAGCCGTGCCGCGGGTGAACGTCACCGTGCCGGTAGCCCGCAGCGCCGGATAGCGGGTCATGCCGAACTGCTGGACAAAGGCGTCGAGCGCGGCCCCCGTCATCGAGTTGATGTCGTACTGGTAGCTCAGCATCTGGGTATCGAGCGTGGCCGCGGCGAGCGAGGCCGCCGCCGCATCGACGATCTTCCGGGTAACCGAGCCGACCGAGGTGTCGAGGTCCGGGTCGCTGACGGCCAGCGCGGCGCAGATCTGGGAGGACCAGCCGGCCTGGGTACTCTGCATGGTCGCGACGGCGGGCGTGGTCATGAGCCGGTCACCATCCGCGCGACCTGGAACTGCTGGCCGCCCTGGGTCGTGAGGGAGACCGCCACGGCGATGGCGTCGGGCCTGATCCCGGCCGAGGCATTCACGCTGTCCACCGAGGCGATCGTGTCGGCCGCGGCGAGCTGGCTCCGGGTACCCTGCATGGCGCTGGAGGTGATCATGAGCTGCTGCGCGGCGATCAGGCCGGCCAGCACGCGGGACACCTCGGAGGTGATCAGCGCGGAGGTCCCGGCGACCTGCGGGCCGCCCAGGTACCCGGACAGGGCCGAGCCCCAGGCGGGGTTGTACGGGTCGGAGCCGTACGGCTCGGACAGGGCCGTGGCCACGCGCTGGCGCACGTAGTTCACCCCGGTGACGGTGGCGAATCCGCGGCCGGATGCGAACAGGTCGCCGCCGACGAGCTGTAGGTCCCTGATGGCGCCCACCTCCTCATTTCTTCCGGGCCGGCGGTCAGTGGTTGTACTTGACCGTGAGGAGGGGCTGCTGAGCGGGTATGTCGGGGCCGGCCCAGTATCCCGCGTAGTTGAGGGCGAGGCTGCTGCTGGGCGGGTGCAGGACGGTATACGTCAGGCCGCCTGCCTTGAAGGGAGCCCACGCCGTCCCGATGAGTTCGGTCGCCAGGGTCTGCCCCTCGCCCATCGCCCAGTTCTGCAACTCGTTCGAGACGGTCGTCAGGTTGCCCAGGGTGGTGCCACTGTGGAACGAGACGGTCGTACCGTCGGCGTAGTAGCTGTACATGTTGGTCAGGGTGAGGGTCACCGACTGGACCGAGTAGTTGAGGACGGTGTTGAGATTGTCGCCGAGCGACCCGACTCCCCACTCGATCCACGAGTGATAGGCGTAGCCGCTGTTCCCCCCGTAGTCGCCCTGGTACAGGACATCATCGCTGGAGACCAGGGAGCCACCCGGGCCGTAAGACCAGGTGGCGGCAGGAGTGAAAGTCTCGGTCCAGTTCTGGGCGCCCCCCGCAGCCCCGCTGGTGCCAGTGCCCAGCGCGATCCCGTTGTTGGCCGTGTTGTTGTTGGTCTGGATGCCGTTGTCCTCGATCGTCACGACCATCGAGCTGGCAAGCTGGAACGTGCCTCCGCCTCCGCTCGTGTTCCCGGTGACCAGGAACCGGTAGAGGCCGGTAGCCGTCGGGTTGATGACGATGGTGTAGCCGGGGTGCAGCATCCAGCAGGAGCCCTGGGTGGTGCCGGAGAAGTTGAGCGGCGTGTTGCTGACGAGCGCCGGCGATGAGGTGGTCGGGGTAGTCCCGTTCGAGGTCGCGCGCACGGTGATGTAGGTCCGGTAATTGCCGCCGTTCGAGCCCTGGATGTCGAAGGGCTGCACCTGAAGCGTGTACGAGCGTCCGGCCTGGAGGTACTGGTCGAGTTCGAGGATCGCCGTCTCAGTCGAGCCGATCGCGGCAGAAGGCCACGGGCCGACTGGCGTCCACCCGGCGTTGATGATGCCCTGGGGGGCGTCGGCCAGCAGGGCAGACACCGAGTTGCCGGCGATCTGTACATCGGTAGCCGCGCTGACGAGCTGGCCGGAGATGTTCCCCGAGGCGTCCACCTTCATGAGCTGGCGGCCATAGGGGTCCTCGACGCCAAAGACATTGGTCAGGCCCGGCAGGCCGCGGAAGTTGGTGCCCTGCTCGACGGTGTTCCCGAAGCTGTCAGTTCCTGCTGTCGGGGAGCTGGAGTAGATCAGGCCGCCGGCGAAGAGCACGGTATCGATCCAGATCTGGGTACCGGACGGGTCGGCGTACGACTCCTCGATAAAGAACGTGGCACTCTGCGCGCCTGCCGGCACGGCCGCCCCGGTGATCGTCAGCACCTGGTTGGCCGTCGCGGCGATCGACGTGGTGCCCAGGTCTCCGTTCACCGTGCCGAGGTTGGTGCCGGTGCCGTTGGTGCCGGACCAGAAGGTGACGCCGATCGAGACGGCGTTCAGCAGGATGCTGGCGTAGACCGTGAGCCTGCCCGTTACGGTGGTTCCGGCGACTACCGCGAAGGCGGGCGAGGTCGCTCCGTACGTGCTGGCGCCCGTCGAGGTGATCAGCAGGGACCACTGGCCGGTGTAGCTCCAGGCGCTCGATGCGGCCAGGGTGGCGTTCTGCGGGGTGAAGCTGTCGGTTGAGCCTGTGCCGGTGCCCTCGAAGTCGAACTCGACCGGGCCGGTAGCTGACTGGTAGATCAGCGTGGTACCGCCGGGCTGGAGTTCCATCTGCAACTCGGTCCCTGACGGGTTGTACCAGTACATGGTGCCGTCCGGGCCGATTTTGAAGATGACAGAGCCAGAGCTGTTGGTGATGGTGAGCGATCCGTCCGGATTGATCGAGGTACGCGGGAACGTCGCGCTGTTCTGGAGGGTCGCGCCGGTCACTGTGGTTCCGTTGATGATCCCGGCAATGATGGTGCCAGCGGCGATCTGCGCGGCCGTGATCGTGCCGGCCTCGATGATCCCGCCGTTCAGCGGGGTGAGCACGAGGAAGGCCTCGACGGCGAGCGTGGTGCTCGGCGGCGGCGTGCCGGGCAGGGCGACGAGGGGGTAGGCGAAGGCAGCCCCGGCCGGTGCCTGCTGGATGGCGGAGATGACCTCCCACGTGCTGGACGGCACGGCGATCGAGGCGGCCGAGGTGGACAGGAATCCCTGGGATGAGTTCTCCCAGGTGAACCCGAGCTGCACGCCCGTCGCGGGGGTATTGACGACAGCCGACACCAGGTAGTACTGGCCGGGGATGACCGGGAACGGTGCTGGCGACCCCTGGATCGCAGGCAGCGACCCGGTGCCGTTGGGGACAAGCTGAGCGGCCCAGGGGTACGGCGAGCCGCTGGGCTGTATCGCGGTGATCGCGCCCTGGTACCCGGCCCAGCCGGTGACCGAGCCGCCGGCGAAGTACGGGTTGAAGTTGACTGCACCGCCGACGGCCAGGCTCTGCGCGGTGATCGTCCCGGCGGCGATCTGGGCCGAGGTGATCGTTCCCGAGGCGATCTGGGTGGCGGTAATCGTGTTAGCCGCGATGAGCGCAGCCGTGACGCTCCCGGCCGCAATCGCCTGAGTGCCGAACTGGTAGGGCACCCAGGCCGCGCCGTTCCACTCGTAGAGGGCGTAGGAGGCCGCGCCGTTGAACCACAGGTCGCCCAGATTCGGGTTGGCCGGCTGGGCTGACGAAACCGACGTGGTGACTCCGCCGATGTCGCTGGCCGTGAAGCTGACCTGCCCTGGTCCGATACCTGCCTCTGCCGAGATCTGCGCGGCGGTCAGGCTCTCCGGCTGGATCGCTGACGCACCGAACTGGATGGCCGTCCACTGCTGGCCGTTCCATGTCGAGACCATGTTGCCGTTGGCCGGGTTAATCCACAGGTCGCCGATGCCCGGATCCTGCGGCTGGGATGTCTCGGTCCATACCCGCGAGCCGCCGATCTCGCCAACCGTGAAGGCGACCTGCCCGGCCGTGATCCCGGCGTCGGGAGAGATCTGCGCGGAGGTGATGGTGCTGCTGGCGATCTTCGCCGCGGTGACCGCGCCGTTGGCGAGCGCCGCGGTGCCGAACTGGGTAGCCACCCAGGCGTTGCCGGACCACCAGAAGATCGCGTTGCCCGAGGACCCGTTGACCCAGATGTCATCCGTCTGCGGGTTGACCGGGGACTCGGACGACACGGTGATCTTCGACCCCCCGGCCGTCGAGCCGCTAGATCCCCCGGCGAACTGGCCGGAGGAGGTCGCCACGAAGGCAGCAAAGGTCCACATGCCCAGGGCCTGGTCGAGGAGCCAGGTCTCGCCCGCGGCCGGGAGCGGCCCCTTGCTGCGCTCCACCAGCATGCTGACGGTGGTCTGGGTGTTCTGCCGGTCCACGCACACGGCCTGGGTGCCGTCGGCGCTGACGGACTGGACCGTGACCAGCTTCGCGGTGAAGCCGACGGACTGGGTGGCCGCGTTGACGGTTGCCCGGGGCGGCGCCATCAGGTGCTCCCGGTACCGGCGCCGGGGATCGGCAGGTTGGTGCCCGCGGTAAGGCCGCCGGCTACCGGCAGGCCGATGAGCTGGCCGCCTGAGTCGTTGCCGCTGCCTGGCAGGCGCGCGGGCGCCGCGATGTTCACGGTGGTGTTGAAGAACCCGCCCGGCCCCATCTGGAAGCTGTGGGTCACCGTGGTCACGTAGGCCTGGAAGCTGAAGGCCGGGATCTGGATCAGCATGCCCGGCCACAGCTCGGGCATGAAGGTCAGCGGGATATCCGCGTTGTACTGGTAGGCCCAGGACCTCATGAACAGGAACAGCGCGGAGAAGAACTCGCCTTGCGGGCCGATCACGCCCGGGAGTTGCTCCAGGTCGGGCCGCGCGCCGAACCGGTTGTAGATGTAGTCGATGAAGGCCTGGGCCGCTGCCTTGGTCGGCTCCAGGCCGAACAGGGCGTACATGATCGCCGGGATGTCGATGGTGGCTATGCCGGTGGTGGTCATCGCGTAGATCACGTCGAGCGGGATGGTCTGGCCAGTGGCCGGGAGGGTGATGCCGAGGCTCTGGCCGCTGCCCAGGTCCATCTGCTGGGCGGGCGGGGCCACGGTGTACTGGTGGGTGACCAGGTTGGTGTCGTCCCAGTAGACGGTGAAGTCCTGCAACTCGATCGGCTCGACTCGCATGATCGCAGCCGTGCCCCAGATCCCGTAGTAGTCGGGGAACCAGGCGATCAGGTCGCCATTGGGGCCTGAGCAGTAGGACCGCATGACCGACCCGAACAGGTTCTTCAGGTACGGCAGCAGCGGCTGGTCGTTCAGCAGGGCGCGCGGGCCGGTGAACACCGAGGACTCAGTGGCAGCCTCGGTATCGAAGACCGGAAACCACGGATTGGACCCGAAGAGCGTGTCGAACTGGTCGTTCGGGTTGTACCAGGGCTCAGTGCTGGCCGGGCTGGTCTGAAGTCCCTGGGCGCTCACCGCAGTGAAGCTGCCCGAAGCCAGCGAGCTGCCGGTGGGCACGGCCTTGTAGGCGGGGGCCTTGCCGCTGAACGCCGAGTAGTCGAAGCCGGGAACCAGGCCCGCGCAGCCCCAGACAGCACTGCCGGCCGTCACGACGCCCGCGTAGGTGCCACTGTGGTGGGCTCCGACCGTGTTCTGGCCGGTGCCGCAGGAGATCTCGACGTGGGTCGCGCTGCCCGGACTGCCGATGAACATCAGGGCGCCCGGGATGTTGAGGCCTTCCTCGACGGTGACGATCTTCCCCGAGGCCTGGCACCAGGCGCTCTGGTCCTGGGAGGTCCGCGGGCAGTTGTTGAGCGAGCCGAGGGTGTGGTAGATGCACCACTGCACGAAGGACGAGCAGTCGAGCAGCGTCGGATCGGCGACGTTCGGGGCAGAGTCGCCGCCTTCCTGGTAGGTGATGCTCGTGTTGCTCTCCACCAGGCCGAGCGCGGTGCCCAGGAGCTGGGTGCAGTCGGTCTTGCCGGCCTTGCCGTTGGCCATCAGCGCGCTGAACGCTGCGGCGTTGCCCAGCGAGCTGGCGCCCTGGCCGTTGGCCATGATGTTGACCACCTGGGTGGCCATCGTCTGCCACTGGGCGTAGGCAGTGGGGTAGCCGCTGCGCTGGACGGCCTGGGCCTCCTGGTCCATGGTCATGCTGTCGCGGTTGCTGATTGCCAGCAGCACCTGGAAGAACGCCTGGGCCGCGTGCGTCGGGTTGAGCCGCTGCGCCGTGGTCCCCCATGCCCCGTTGTTCTCCTGCTGGAAGAGCCCGAGCGAGCTGCCGGTGCCATAGTTGAGGTTCTGGAGGCGCGACTCCTGGTAGGCGGTCATGATGCCGACGGCAGCATCCCGGGTAGTGCCGCCCATTTGCATGCAGACGTTGTAGATGAGGATCGCGTAGCTGCACTGGCTGGAAGTGAGCTGGACGCCGCCGTAGGTGCCGGCCTTCAGCGCCCCGCTGGTCACGGTGACGCCCCCGCCGGTCGTGCCGCCGACGGTTCCCCCGGCACCGAGGGTGGCGTAGAACTGCTGGGCGAGCGCGTCGGCCTCGGCCGTCTCCGCCTGGACAGCCTGGGCGATCTTGTAGGCCCAGGTGGACCAGGCCTGCGGGATGCCTGCGATGTGCACGTTAGCGGCCGGCCAGCCGACGACGTTCTGGAGGATCGCCATCACCGCGTTGGTCACGCCCCCGTCGTCGGGGTTGGTGGTGGCCGTGGCCATCGCCTGGGCGACCATGTTCTGGCTGGCGGGCAGCCCCGGATCCCAGAACCAGTACTGGAGCCGCTTGAGCGAGCAGCTCGCGGTGATCTGCACGCTCGACGGCCAGGCCGTGACGAGCGGGACAGCGTTCAGGTAGCCGGTGAAGACGCGCAGCCAGCTAATGCGCTTCATCATCACGATGATCCGGTCGTTCGGCGTGAAGATGCCCGAGTACTTCCGGAACGGGTTCTGGAGCTGGAAGCTGAAGCTCGATACCCCATCCGACCGGCGCACCATGTTGCCCTGGGTCACGTCGTCGGACACGTCCACGATGCCGTTGCTCTGGGTTGAGATGTAGACCTTTATCCCTGGCGAATACATAAAGACGGCCATCAGCTCACCCCGTCACGTCGAAGTAGTTGGGCGGCGGCTTGTAGCCCGGGGCGTAGGGCGGGGTGCTCGTAGCGGCAGGCGGCGTCGAGGCGGCCGGGATGACCTGGCTGTAGTCCTCCGGTACCTGGCTGGCCGAGAGCTGGGTGCCGAACGGGTAGAAGTACTGGATGGCCGGGTCCGCGGAGAACGCGCTCCACTGGTTGATCACCGAGCTGACCGTTATCCCGGTCCCGTTCTGGCCCGGCGACAGTCCGGTCTCGAACACGATGGTGGGAGAGAACGACATCATCGCGGTGTGCGCGCCCCACTCGTACCCGGTCAGGGGGAGACCGGTCTGCTGGTAGTTCCGGACAGGCACCGAGACGGTCATGAACGGGAACACGGTGCGCGCGGCATTCGGGTCGAGCGCCCACTGGGCGTAGCTGGTCAGCCAGTTCATGAAGTCGGAGCGCTCGTCCCAGTCCTTGAGCAGGACCTGGACGCTGAACTGCTGATTGGCGCTCTTGTGCGGGTAATAGGCGCGCGTGACCCGGCCCTCGTCCTCGGCCGAGACCATCTGCACGCCGTAGGACAGGTCCCCCGCGCGCACCCGGTAGGTGTAGGTCGTGCCGCCGTTGACGTAGGACAGCGTGCAGTTCAGTCCCTGCCTAGCCACTGGCCGCTGACCTGGAATCGATCGCAGCGTCGCCTGCCACCACGTTGCCGTTGGGCTGCGCCGGGGCGTAGACCGGCACGGACAGGGCCTCGTACTCGGCCGAGGTCAGGTCGTGCACCAGGCGGAACTGGGTCATGGCGAAGCCGTGCATCTCCACCATGGGCGCCTCGCTGGCCGGCACCGGCATCGAGATCGGCACGTCAGCTCCCCATGCGGGGCGGTCGGTAACGGCCATCAGCTTCCTCCCGGATTGCCGATCACGCCTGTGACCTGGCCGTTGTACTGGGTAAAGTGCCAGCCCACGCCGTCGGAGATACGGGCCATGAACGCGGACACGGCGTCGTAGGCCTTCTGGCTGAACACCCCGTTGGTGGTGCCGGCCTTGACCAGGGCCGAGGATCCGTCCTGGACGATGAACAGGGAGAGGGAGTAGCGCTGGTTGATCTTGCCCGTCCGCAGGATCGCCGAGTTCTGGCCGTCGGGGTCGGTGAGCGACTTGACGTAGACATTGAACCGCCAGCCTTTGGGCGGGTAGTTGAAGACCGCCGGAGGGTGCATCTGGGCCTGCTGGTTGCTATCAGCCGACTGAGCCTCCATGATCTGGGTAATCGTGGCGACGAAGGCCTCGACCATCTGCCAGCTCTCCCCGCTGGCCGGATCGGCGTGGTTCTGGCCCATCGAGCCCTGGACAGTGAGGTCCTCCAGGCGTGCCCCCAGTACCTGGATGACCCGGCCGCCGATCGTCTCGGTGACATTGGTCAGCACCTGCCAGTTCCAGGTGATCATCTCGGGGTCGATCCTGAAGGCGATGTTCGGGCCGCCCGGGTAGCCCAGCGTCGCCGTTCCCACCAGCACCTCCTCGCAGCCCGTCTCTATCCTTCTGGGGCGCGGCCTGCCTGGCGGTGCGGTCGCTATTAGCAAGAAAAGCTGTATACTGGAGGCATGATGAGCGGAAGACACAGCAGCGGTGAAGTAAAGACCTCGCGCCTTGGCGCCGGCCTGCTCGCCGGGAGCATCTCGCTGATCGCAGGCGGGGCCATAGCCCCGTTCGCGCTGTACGACCTGTTCCAGTACTCGCCATACGGCGATGCTGCCGACCTGGGTACCGGCCTATGGCTGGGCCTGGCCTCGGCCGTGCTGATCGGGGCTCCGCTGATCGTGCTCGCGCTCATCGCCATCCGGGTACTGAGCCGGAGCTACCGGGCGTGGAAGCGCACGCTGACCCCGCGGCAGCGTCTCGCCGTCGGGATCGCCGAGGTCCTGGGCCTCGAAGCCGCGCACATCGCCTGGCGTGACCACAACCGCAAGGAAAGCGCCCGCCTCACCGAGAGCGTGATGGGCGAGAAAAGAGAGCCATGAGCGAACACCTTCCTGAGCAGTTCGAGCTGGTCAAGTGGTCAGATATCGCCGAGGGCGACCACGTGTGGTCTATGGGCGGCGTCTGCGTCATCACCGGGCCGGCGTTCCGCAACACGGACGAGTACGACCGCGATCTGAACCCGGGCCTGATGCGGTTCCCGCACCGCGACGAGAGTGGCAGCGAGTCATCCCCGCCGATGGAGCTTGGCCACCGGGTTCCCCGGCTGATGCCTCCTGAGCGCCGGCTGCCGGTCCTGACGCTCGTGCACGACAATGTGAACGACGGCGTGGCCATCGAGGTGAACGGCAAGCAGGCCTGGTGGGAGAACTCGTTCGACAGCATCGACCAGTTCTTCCTGCACAGCCCCGAGTTCCTGGGACGGCCAGTGATCCTGCGCACCCGCACCGAGGACGGAGTGGAGTGAAGGAAAAGCGCTCGGCGCGGGTCCGGCGGCTGTACGGCCGCCGGTTCCTGCCGTCCAGTCACCGCAAGGCCATGCTCGTGCTCGCGACCAGGCCAGCGCCGATGTCATCCAGCCAGCTCGCCAGGGCAGGACACACGCAGGGCTACGCGGGCGTACAGCGGGCCTTGTGGAAGATGGAATCCCAGGCGTGGGTCAAGCCCAGCCGCGCCGAGGACGGCCGCCGCTGCTACACCGTCACGGCATACGGCTACCGGATGATCATGGAGCTGCTCGGGCTGCCGCCTTATGCGTGAATTCAGGCTGATCGTCACCGGCAGCCGCGAGTGGGGCGATCCGCTGTCGCTGCGCACCGCGCTGAACACCATCTTCGACTCGCTGCCGGCTGACGTGGTGCTGATCGTGGTGCACGGCGGGCACGAGAACCCCGACTGGTCCACGAACGCCGACCGGATGGCCCAGGAGTGGGCGCTGGAGATGGAAGGCGACGGCCTGCCGGTACGGCAGGACCCGCACCCGGCAGACTGGGAAGGCCCGTGCCGGCCAGGGTGCGAGCCCGGCCACCGGAAGATGGTCCGCGGCATACCGGTCTGCCCTGCGGCCGGGCCGTACCGCAACGAGGAGATGTGCGCGGAGGGGGCCGACTGGGGCCTGGCCGCGCTGAAGGTCGGCACCAGGAGCACCGGCACGAAGGACTGCATGAAGCGCATGCTCGCGCACGGCATCCGGTTCCAGATCGTGGTCGAGGGCCGGGCCAGCGGCCTGCCCGAGGACCTGATCTCAGGTCAGCGGCTCGCCTGAGACACCACCGGGTTCGCGGGGACGGTCGAGGTGGCCGCGGCCACGTCGTTGTTGGACGGCAGCAGCTTGAGGAGCTGGGCGGCCTCGCTCGACAGGTTGATCGTGACCGCCTGGCCTCCTCCGGCCGCGGCCGTCGTGTTCGGGTGGGACTTCTCCCAGGCTGACGCGGTGACGCCGAGGTTGGCTCCTGCCTTCTGCTTCTCCTCGGACGTGACGTTCGCCGCAGCATTGACCAAGCCGTGGGTGAGGGAACTCGTGCTGCCGAGCGCTTGGCCCTTGGACCCGTAGAACTCGACGTTCCCGCCCGCCAGCTCGTTCGGGTAGTACTTCATCGCGTCGGCCATGGACATCACCCGCTGGCCGCTGGAGGTGTTGACCATCACCTGGTCGCTGCTGGAGGTGTTCTGGATCAGGCCTTCCAGGACCGGGCTGCGCTGGCCGCTCTTGGACTCCTGGGACAGGTAGGCGTTCGCGGACGGTGCATTGGCGCCCTTCAGCACGTTCTGCCACGACTCGCCGGAGAGATTGCCGTGCTCGAACAGCGAGGAGATCCGGCTGACGACACTGGTCTTGGGCTGGGCCAGGCCGTACTGGCCGACCGGGGTGCCGCTGGGCGTCTTCTTGCTGGCGGAGACGCTCGCGCCGGGGGTGGACCCGACACCCAGCCCGGCATTGTGCGAGGCCTCGTTGTTGCCGGACGACTGGCTGACGATCCACTGGAATGCCTGGGTGGCGTTCATGTTGACGCCGGTCAGGGCCGAGATCTCCTGCGCCCACAGGTTCTCGTTGATGTTGCCGCTGACCTGGTTCTGGTTGAGGAACTGGGTGGCAACCTGGTCGCGCAGCGTCGGGTTGGACATGAGAGCAGTGCCGCCTCCGGCGGCAGCGATGTCCTTGTTGAGCGAGGACGTGAGCTGCGGCGTCATCAGGCCGCCCTGGGTCAGGAACTGCATATTCTGGCCGGCCAGGAGCTGGTTGTAGGCGCCCGGGTTAGTGCGCGCGGTGTACTGGAGCTGAGCAGGGCTCATGCCGCTCATCCCGGACAGCAGGTACTGGCGGGACTGGGACAGCTCGCCGGAGAAGTTGACGCCGGAGAACTCCTTGCCCATCGACGCCTGCATCGAGCTGATCCCGCCGGCCACCGTGGTGGCGCCGTTGCTCATGCCCTGGCCGAGCGCGGCCTGGAAGTAGCTGTTGAACTGGTTCCGGGCCGTCTCGGCGTTGGTCCCGGCCTGGCCTGCGGCGGCCGACAGCGAGTTGAGGGTGGAGCTGAGCTGGCTCAGGTTGACGTTGGCATCCGAGCTGGCCGACTGGAGGACCTGGAGGGACTGGTTCACGTCCATCCCGGTACCGGTGTAGTTGTGGTAGACGAAGTTGAGGGCTGACTGCCGGTTCTGCATCTGGCCGCCCTCGTTGGCGGCGGCCTGGTTGTAGCCCATGGCCGTGACCGCGCCGAAGGACTGGGCCGCGGCCCCCGACGGCATCAGGCCGTACATGCTCGCCTGGTAGGCGGCGGCGTGCAGCCGCTCGGTCTGGGCCGAGAGGTTCGAGCCGCCCTCGACCTCCTGGTAGACCCGGCCCGCCTCGCGCTGGTTGAGGTAGGCGTTGGCTCCGCCGCTGACCGCATCCATGATCAGGCCGACGCCGGGGATCGAGTGCAGCGCGCTGGTGAGGCCGCTGAGGGTGCCGCCGGACATGGCCACCCGGGCGCCGACCTGCTGGAGCGCCGCCATCCCGGTCGAGGACCCGCCGCGCGAGCCCGAGCCCCAGATCATCCCGGGCAGGCCGGAACGGCCGCCCCCGCCTGGCGGTCCCCCGCCCTGGCCCATCGGTGCCGTCGGGCTTACCGGGCCTCCTCCTGCGCCGCCCGACCCGCCCGCCCCCGCCCCGGGTGCGCGCCCGGCCGAAGTAGGCGTGCCGACGGGAGTGCCGCCGCCGGCTCCTCCGCCTGGCCAGCCGGTGCCGGTCGAGGTCGGCGTGCCTGCTGGGGTACCGCCCGTACCGCCTGCCTGCTGGGAACCGGTGGGCATCTCGTACAGCGGCGTGCCGGCGATCCACTGGCCGAGCTTCTGGGCACCGTAGGCCTGGAGGTTCTCCATGCTGGACATGGCGCCCATCGGCGACACCTGGGTGAGCCTGGCGCCGTGCAGCGAGCCGCCCGTGGCCGCGACCGACGCCATCACGTCCTGGCGGAGCTGCGGGTTGCCCGCCATCTGGAAGCGCTGGTTGGCGTTGAGGGTGCGCTCCATCATCGCCGTCTGCGTCGAGATGACGCGCTCCAGTGTCTGCATCTGGCGGCTGAGGACCTGGAAGCCCTGGGTGAGCTGGGCACCCGAATCGCTGCCGACGGAGGTGTCCGGACGCCCCTCCGGGAACGGAATGGTCATGAGATTTCCTCCCAGACCTTCCGGGGCTACTTGCCGGGCGTGTCTCCGTTCAGCCAGGCCACCGGGTCGGTGCCCATGTCATCCGTCGGCCGGTTCCGTGCCCGGCGCCACCAGAACTCACCGCGGCGCTCGTAGTCGGTGGCGGCCTGGCAGGAGTTATAGGGTTCGCACTTATCGTGCGTGCAGTTCGTGCTCACATCTCCTCCTATGTGAGTAAGTCCCGTTTACCCCACGGACGTGAGCACGTCTTTACGGAATTTTTACGGCCACTCCGGGTCGGGCTCGGCCGGGAACACCGGGAAGGGCGGCGGATCCTCCTCGCGGATGGTGATCTGCTGGCTGGCCTGCACCAGGGCAGCCATGTCGGCCAGGACGGACTCCGGCGTGGCCCGCTCCAGCTCGAAGCCGGACATGTCGGCGTCCTTCGACGGGAAGGCTCCTGTATCTCCCTCGGGCAGATCGAAGTACTCCGGCCACGCCTGAACCGCAGTGATCACGCCCGAGGCGACTGCGGAGGCCAGCACCATGTCGCGCCGGTCCCGGCTCACGGCCAGGCCGTCGAGGAAGTACAGGATGTCCAGGGCCGCTTCCTGGACCCGGCTGAGGCTGCGGCCGGACAGCAGCCCGCGGCGCTCCGCTAGGCGGAGCTGGCGCTCAACCCAGGGGTCGCATCTTCCCCCAGGCCCGATGCTTTTCCCAGTTCCGCCATCACCTCGCGCTGGCGGATCTCAAGCTGGAAGTAGGCGTCCAGGATCGCGTCGATGGTCGGAGGGAACCACCTGCGCGCATAGTTGAAGCGCTCCAGCGCCCACTTGTAGGTCTGGTTTGGATGTTCCCCGAGCGGGGCCGGCATCGGCTGGTGATCGACCGACTCGACGGCCAGGCCCGCGGTGGCGGTGGCGTAGGCCTTGGCTCCGGCCATGCCGCCCTCGAATTCGCGGATGAGCTGGCCGACGAGCAGCTCCTCGTCGGTGGTCAGGGTCTTGATCGATATCCGGTGGCCGCACCACTCGAACCAGGCGTGCAGCGAGCCTAGAGTCAGCAGGCCGGAGAAGTCCTCCTGCCACCGGCCGGTCTCGGGCTTATCGACATGGATCTCGGTGACGTGCTCGCCCTGCGGCCCGGCGGTGCTTCCGCCGGCCGGCGAGGCCTCGTCAGGGAACTCGCCGGCTACGGCTACATCAGCAGGAGCGGTCACGTGCTCGCCTGGGCAGGCTCGGGCACCTCGACCATGACCTCGGATCCGGTGAAGATGAGCGTGGCCACCTGGCCGTCGCACTCGACCTTGCACCGGACATGACCGTCGGGCCGCTGCTCGGCCTTGACGTTGATGTTCATGCCCTGTCCCTCCCCCCTCGCAGCGCCTGAGCGCGCTGGCGCATGCGCATGGTGGCCAGGTCGCCCGGGGAAGCGGCCTGGGCCTGGGCGGCCGGGATGACGGCCGCCGGCGGATCATTGACTGTTACCGCCGTAGAGCCGGTCATCACCCCGTCCGGCCCGGTAACAGTCACGTCGATCTGAAGGATCACGAGGCGGGCGGCGTGCCGACCGTTCCGCTGAACACAGCGGTGCCCGGGTCGTTGGACTGCTGGGTGAAGGTGTCGCCGAGCGAGTCGGTCACGGTCACCGGGAACGGCGTCGCCGGGGTGGCGCCGACCGTGACCTGGGTAGTGCCGGTGACCGCGCCGCTGGGCGTGGTAACCGACGCAGTGACGGTCAGCACGGTGCCGGGGTTGGCCGGGTCTGTGTACTCGACGGTGACCTGGATCGGGTCACCAGGGTTGTAGTTGGCCTTATCGGTAGTGACGGTGACCGCTGCGGGCACTGGGGTGGTCAAGACGGGCTCCTCCCGGATCGACATGGGGTTCCATATCTTCCGGGCGGAGCCCGCGGGTCACGCTGCGGGATTGGCCTCGTTGTACCTGACGATGACCCAGCCGGGCAGCCGGCCGAAGTCACTCAGCGTGATATCCGGCTGGCTCTTCGCCCACTCGCGGATGCGGGCGGTCTGTTCCCTGTCTGCCGCCGGCCGTGCCTTGCCAGCGCCTTTAATGCGCCGCCCCGCCTCCTGATATGGCCTGAGAATCCCCAGGAACGTCCGGGCATTCTGGTCGCTCAGGTCGATCTCGTATTCCGCGCCATTCACGGCGAACCGGATGGTCGCCTCTGCGATGACCTCACCAGCCGGATCCGACTGCACTTCCAGGTCATCTACCTTGTACGGCCTCGTCACTACTGCCATCGCTCACCTCACGCCCCTTAGCCGGACCAAAAGGAACAATAACACGCAAGGTGACGGAACTTACTTTTCCTGGCGCTTGCGGTAAAGGGCGCCGATCCGGGTCAGCCGCTCGCGTTGGCGTACTGGTTGGAGTTGAGGGGCAGGTAGTGCGTGTAGGCGACAGTGATGCCCTTGGTGACTGCGAGCGCCCCGACAGTCACGGTTTCCCCGTCGTTGATGTCAACTACCGTGACGTTCTGGTAGACCTTGCCGCGCCAGCTCCCGGGCGAGTTCTCGGTGCCCGGCGGCTTGATCACCATGCTGGCAGTGACGTAATTCGGGTTGGCGGCCAGGGCGTTGAAGATATCGACCATGTTCCACGTGCCGGCCAGGCCCGCGAGCTGCCACCAGACCGGCTGGGACCACAGCTCGCGGATCGTGATCATGATCGTGCCGCCGGAGATCACGCGTGAGGTGGCGATCTCGACCGGGTGCTCGGCCCCGATGGGCTGAATGAACTGATAGGGCTGGCCTACGTCCGAGAAAGCCCTCTGCCCTGAGTCTTCCCAGCCCTCGCAGTACGCGATGGGCTGGGAATTGTAGGACAGGACGGTGTAGCCGGAACCTACGACCCGTGCCTGGGTGGTCGCCACTACTCCTCACCTCCTGGGTTAACGAGCTGGAGCCGGTCGATGAGGCGTTCTGGTTGCTCTGGGTGGCAACCAGGCCGGTCGAGAGGTCAATCGACATCTGGACGGTGATGTAGTTGAGCGGCAGGGCCGGCAGGTAGTTGAAGGTGACCGTGATCACTGTCGGGCTGCCGCCGGGGTACGTCTGCTGGGTGACCGACACGTTGGTGTAGGACTGGATCACGCTGTTGGTGACTGCGGCCTCCAGCACCCCGAGCAGCGCCTCCTGGACGGCCGTGATCGTGTTGTTCGTGATCGGCTGCCCGATCAGGCCGCTGCCCTGGAGGCCCTGCTGGACCGCCACCAGGAGCGAGTCCGACTGGCGGACCATCGAGATCTCCTGGTAGTTCAGGGCCGACATGTCGGTGGTCAGTCCCTGGCGGCAGACGAGCGCGCCCGCGTAATTGATGAAGCACACCGACACGCCCGAGGCGGCCAGCGTGTTCATGAACGCGTTGGTCATGCTGGCGCGCTCGGTCTGGGTCAGGCCCGAGAATCCCTTGATCGTCTGGTTGGTCAGGCCGGTGTCGATCGGCAGGCTGGACAGGATCGCCCCGAGCGCGACCGCGAGATAGCAGCCCGACGCCTGGAAGGCCTGGCCCGTCGAGTTGTTGTACAGCATGACGATCTCGGGGTAGGCCAGGATGGTCCGGCGGCTGGCCAGGTTCCCGGCGAAGGTCGGGATGGGCTCGTCGGCCTCGCTGTAGTTCCGCGGGAAGCCGAAGAACCCCTGGCGCGGGAAGCCGTCGTTGTAGGCGCTCCACATCGCCGAGTCCATAGTCTGGGCCAGGGTCTGGCACAGCTCGGAGACCGTGCCCGAGTTGACGCTGAGGTCATCGGTGAACACCGGCACGACGATGGTGGCCGCCGACTGGGTAGCGACCGCGGAATAGGCGGCCTCGAACTGCTCCTCCAGGTTGCCGCTGGCCGGGTTGAGCGCGACGCACAGCAGCGTGGTGGCCCCGTTGGCGAAAGCCACCTGAGCCGCCGCCGACAGCGGGTTGGCGACCTGCGAGGCGTTCGCGCCCGGCGGGACGGTGGTCAGGAACGGCTGGCCGTAGGCGTTGATAACGCTCTGCGGATCGGTGAACACCTGCGGCTGGAAGTACGTGGCGTCCGCGTAGTTGTAGGTGACCGAGACCTGCTGGCCGTCGGACACGTTCGTGCTCGTGTTCACCCGGGTGATCGAGGTCACGGCGAGCCCCGGGTTGCCGGACGGATCGGCCACGGTGCTCAGGTCATAATCGACACCCGGGGTCAGCACGGTGCCGGTGAGCGTCGTCACGACCGGCGCCGAGACCGGCGGCGGCCCCGGCTGGGCCGTGGTGTACACGCCCATGTAGGTCAGCACGACCGGGGTGCCGGCGGAGATCAGCAGCGACTGGACGGCGGTGCGGTAGCCCAGCGCCGGGCCTACCAGGGTCAGCACCTGCGACGGGACAAGCGTCGGCACCACGATCGCCGTGCTGACATCCTGCACGTATGTGCCAGGCGGCTGGTAGGTCGTGAAGCTCGGAATGGTCACGCAGCCCTCCTCATGCTCGTCCCTTCCGGGGCCGGGACGGCTAGGAGGTGATGTTGATGACGGACTGGTTGTCGGGGTAGCCCTGCTCAGTCGCGACCACCTGGATCTCGGCCAGGTTCACCAGGTCGTAGGAGTTCGGGTCGGACACGAACTCGCCGATCACCTGGAGCGCGAACCCCCGCTCGTAGATCAGGTCCATGGTGCCCCACGGCGTGCCCGGGGCGGCGGCGGGCTGGCGGTCCTCCACCGTGTCGAAGGACCATACCGCGGCGACCAGCGGCGCCTCCTCGACCACCTGGCGGAACGTGCTGGGGAAGTCGGACTGGGCAGCGAATGCGGTCAGCGCGACCATCTGGTCATAGATCATGTCGCGCTCGTTGCTGGACAGCGCCACCACGGTGAACACGATGTGGCCGGCGAACCGCCAGCGGGCGTAGACGTTGCCCTGGGCGTCCATCTCGGTGTAGGCGATGCCGACAGTGCGCAGCTCAGCGCCCTCGTAGTCCACCCAGATGGCCGGGTACTGGGCCTCCTCGACCGGGTACTCGATCGAGACGAAGGGGTTCCTGGTGCCCCCCTCCGCGTCCGGCTCCGGGTACTTGACCTGGAAGGACTGCTGGATGGCCTGCACCGCAGTCGTCTTGATCGTCCTCAAGTACCCGCTCAACAGCATATCCTTCGGTTAATGGTTTTAAAGACAGTCGAGGAGCCATCATTAAGACGATCGCCTTGCATGGAAAGAAGGCAGCCGGGCGCGTAGCGCTTATCAGCGACGAGGACTACCAACTGGTCATGCAGTACCGCTGGTACATCTGGGAGAACCCCCGGCCGGGACTGCGTACCAACGGTCCCTACGCAATCGCCACCGTCAGGCTGGACGGAAAGAAGACGACTGTCCTGATGCATCGGGTCATCCGGCCTGACCTTGCCAGGGTTGATCATCAAAATCACGACGGCCTCGACAACCAACGTTTCAATCTGCGCGATGGGTCTGGACCAAGGAACGACTTCAATCGTCGAAAACAGTCGAAATCTACTTCCAAGTACATCGGCGTATACTGGCATGCTCGATCAAGTAGCTGGTGCGCCTCGATACACGTTGGCCCGAAGACCAAGTACCTCGGCAGCTTTGACACCGAAGAAGCTGCTGCGCGAGCGCGTGATGATGCGGCTGTAGAGGCACGAGGAAGCGCAGCCAAGCTCAACTTTGTCCGGAGGTAGCCGCTCACATACCTTCCGGGCGTACACTGCCGATGTACGCCCCGGGTCCGCCTCTGCACTGCAAAGCCGCCCGGGGCACGGCTATTCTCTGGGGTACCCCGCCGGGGGTTAAGCCCCTCGGCCCGATGCCCTCCCCTCCGAGCAGGGGGAGGGCATTTCTGTCTTCAGAACCTGGCCCGCCAGCCGCGGTCAGCCGCGTAGATCCTGGTCGGGATGACACCTCCCTGCTCGGCCGCCAGGGTCATCGCATGGTTCAGGAACAGCCGGGGGGCAAGGCCAGGGTGGCGCCAGCGGACGCCGATGTTGCCGCGGGCGATGGCACCCGGGGTCCGGCCGGGAGTGGTGTACGGCTGGGCGGCCTCGCGCTTGCTGATCCGGCCGGGGGCACCCGGGTAGCTGGCGGGTACCGAGTACTCCTGCCAGGTTCCGTCGGCGATCTTGCGGCGCCGGCTCCGGCGCTCACCGGGCATGGCCGCACGGCGGAAGATGAGCACCTGGGTCTTGCCCGACATGGTGGTGCGCACCTGGGCCTTGGGGTTCTTCTGCCGCTCGGTTCCGGTCGGGTCGTCCACCCACATCGGGATGGTCTTGCCGGCCAGGCTGAACATGGTGAACGGGCGGATTCCCTGCTCCTGGAACCACACGTAGTTGTCGAGCCAGCCGATGCCGAAGTAGCCCGAGCCGTATATCGGGAACAGGCGGGACGCCGACCGGCCGGTGAGGCTGGGCATGACCCGGCGGGCCTCCCGCAGCGCGGTGTTGGCCATGTTGCGGGCGCGCGGGCCGCGCAGGCCGCCGACCATCATGATCAGCCGGTCGGGATGGGCGGCGATCACCATCTCCTGGGTCTGGAGCAGGCCAGGCACTACGAGCCCAGGGTGACCGGGGCCTGGTAGCTGCCCGAGGCGGCCGGAGGCGGCGCCTCCTCGGGGATCAGCGGCCCGTTGACCTGCTCGATCCAGGCGTAGTCAGCAGGGATCCTGGTGTAGGTTCCGAGTGCCTGCTCCAGCTCCTGGCGCGCGGGCGGGATGACGTAGGCCACCGATGCCCGGGGATCTTCCAGGCTGGCGTTCAGCAGGTTGTAGGCGACACCTTCGGCCTGCTGCCACGGGCTGGCGAAGCCGGTGCGCAGGGTCACGCGGCCGGGTACGGCGAGCTGATACCGGCGGCCGTCGCCGCGGAACATGTAATCCATGGTGTGCGCCCGGAAGTCCGGCGTGGCCTGGATGCCGACCGAGCCGGGGTTGACCACGCCCTTGGCGCTGCGCTGCTGGTTCTGGTCGGTGTCGGTGAGGATCGCCGGGCGGACCAGCAGGGCGCGGACACCGGGCACCGCTGCCGGGCGTGCGCAGATGATCTGGGTGCCGTAGCACAGGGTGCACCTGTACTGGTTGCCCTGGCCGTAGGCGGCGCTGATCTGGGCTTCGGCGGCCGGGCTGGAGTCCCGCAGCGGCGGGTTCTGCGGGATCACCGCCGACGGGGTGTAGCAGCGGGTGCAGCGCTGCGCGAACCCGGCGCCGATGTCCTCCGGCCGCCACAGCAGGGCGAAGATGACCAGCTCACCGTACTGCCACAGCGCCTGGGCGTGGCGCTGGCGTTCCTGGACGACCGCGTAATGCTGGACATCGCGCTGCCAGGTGGGCTGGGGGCCGTCCGGCAGTTGCGGGACCGGAGGTCTGAACCTGGTCTCCGCAACCGCGGCGAGGCTGGCTGCGGCTGACATCGAGGCCTGGCTGACGATGATGTCCAGCGGGACGGCCGAGAGCACCGGGCCGGCGGCCAGGGTGGCGTGCGGGTGCGTGGTGCCGTGGGCGGTCGCCGTCAGGGCGGGCTGGGCGGCCAGCGCGGCATGGCCGGCCCGGCTGATCTTTCCCGCTGCCAGCAGGACAGGGGCCGCGTGCAGGTGGACCCCGGGCAGTGTTGCAGCCGCTGCAACGCAGGCAGCGGAGGCGGACAGGGCGGCATGAGCTGCTGCGGAGCGCGTGGCAGTACCGCGCAGCACAGCAGCGGCGCTGAGTGCAGCAGCGGCTGCGACGGTATGGTGCGCGTTGGCAGTGAGGGCTGGCTGGGCGTGCAGGGCGGCCTGGGCGTGCTGGGTCAGGCGGGCTGACGCCGAGAGGGTGCTGTGCGCGCCCAGGACGGCCGTAGCGCGCTCGGTGACCACGGCGGGGGCAGAGAGGTGGGCCGAGGCGGAGAAGTGCGCCTGGGCGGCCCTGATGGCCGACGCGGGGGCACTGAGTACCGGGACCGCGTGCAGCGCCGCGGAAGCGGACGAGAAGTACGCCGTCAGCGACGCGGAAGCGGACAGGCGGGCAGCCGGGTGCTGAGTGACCAGCGGCTGTGCGGCCAGGGCCGTGGCGGCCGACAGCGCGGCCCTGGCCTGCTCGGTGACCCTGCCCGAGGCCCCCAGCACGGCGTTCGCGGACAGGCTGGCGGCCCCCGGCATGAACCGCTGGGCCGTCGCGGTGAGCTGGGTGCCTGCCGTCATGACGACGGCGCCGGCGCGGCCGGGGACGAGCAGCACAGGCGCGGCATGCAGGTGGGCCGACGACGACGACCAGGCGGCCGTCAGGGCGGACGCCGCTGCCAGGTGAGCTGCCGCCAGGTGGGTGACCAGCGGGGCGGCCGTCAGCACGGCCCTCGCGGAGAGCGTCGGCACGTAGGCCCTGGCCCCGAGCACGGCCGCAGCCGAGAACGTGGCCTGTGCGTTCTTGATGACCCGGCCGGAGACGGTCAGCCGGGGAGCTGCTGCCAGCGCGGTGCCGGTTCCGGACACGCCGAGCACGGCCGCGGCGGACAGGACGGCTGCACCCTTCTGGATGAAGCCGCCCGACGCGGTGAGCCTGGCGTTCGCGCTGAAGGCAGCCGCGGCGTTCTGGGTGGCCACGGGCTACTCCTGCGGGGTGACGATCTCCGGGATGGCCGCCTCGTGGCGCTCGCCGACGTGATGGAAGTACAGGTCGGCGATGATCCGGTGGGTTGCCTCCTGGACCCGGTGCTGCCTGCGGGTGCGGTGCAGGATGGTGAGCGTCCCGCCGGCGGCGATGCACGCGCCGATGTCTGATGTGACGTTGCAGTAGTTGCCGCCGATCAGCTCGGCGCCAGCGGAGACGTGGACGCTGAACAGCGGCAGCACGATCAGGTAAAGGCCCAGCAGCAGCAGCAGGATGACGTGCGAGTGACTGGCCAGCGCCCGCGGGATGTAGCCCAGCGAGCGGTCGAGCTTCGAGGTCGGGGCCTCTGTCGCCCCCGGCATCGTGATCTCCGCCATGGTTCCCCTTCCGGTCTCGCACCTTCCGGGGGAAAAGAAAGACCCCGCCATCGGGGGGAGAGGCGGGGTCCTGTGGGGCTTCAGCGCCGCGGCCCTGGGGGGGGCCGCGAAGCTAGGCTATGACGTTGTGTGGCCACTGTAGCGCACCTGGGCGCGGAGAGCGCGGGCTTTACGTGGCCGAGGCCGCGTCCATGCCCAGCGCGAAGGTCAGGGTCAGCATGTCGCCGGGCCGGAGGGTCATCTGCGGCCAGACATCCTGCGGGAAACTGATGCCCAGGTCCCTGTTGATGATGACGGCCCTGGTCACCGTGGCGATCCTGGCACTGGCGGGGTACGGGATGTCCACCTTGACCGGGCCGCCGGGCACCGGCCGGGCAGGCGGGATCTCGGGGATCTCCACGGCCGTGCCGTCGATCAGGGTCAGGACGGCACTCAGCCGGGCCGGGTTGAGCGTGAGTGCCAGCGGGTCCTCGTCGATCGGCGCCAGGGACAGCTCATCGCCCGTATAGGTGGCGCGGTACCGGCCGGGCTCTCCGCCTGGCGGCCCCGGGAGCCGGCCGCATGCCGCGTGAACCTCGCACGAGAAAAGGTCGCCGAGCCTTTCCTTGAGCGGGTGCAGCACGGTGTAGCTGTCCGTTCCGAACACCACGATGTCGGTGGTCTCAGGATTGGACAGGATCGTCTGCGCTGCCCCCGGATTCGGGCAGTCCTTCTCCAGGCACTGGATCATTCCGCTGGGCATCAGGTGAAGCGTCCGGCCGCAGCCCATCGGGCAGTAGACGCCGGCAATGTCGGTGATTCCGGTCATGGCAAGGAAGGCTACATCAGCAGCTATGCCCAGCCTGCGTCGATCTCCAGCAGCGTCAGGATTATCTGGTCCCGCGTGAGGTGCCCGCCCTCACTCATCGTGTACGGCCTGGCCCGGCGCTCGGCTTCCTCCGGCGTCACCGCCCGGACGAACGAGCTGAGTGCGCGCAGTCCCTCGGCCTCCTCGGGGGTCAGCCCGGTAAGCCTCTCCTGCGGATCGTCCATGCCGCTACGTACCCTAATACCAACGAGCCCACATCCGGGGGCGCGCTGCGACCGAGCCAGCGATGCGCGTCGGCGCATAACGTCCGTAAGTGCCTCCGGAGACCAGGACCCGGGGCGAGCCGTTCAGGATGTGCCGGATCTTGAACACGTCGAGCATGGACTTCAGCTCGGCCATCTCGTCCTGGAGCGCTGCCCGCCACCGGTCGGTGTAGTCGCGCCGGTCCTGCCGGGCGATCGGCGGTCCCTGGAAGGCGGCCTGCTCGGTGTAGGCGCGGATGAGCTGCTTGACGCACTCGATGTAGGTGTAGCTGGCCAGCAGGCCGCCCCAGAACTGGATCTGGTACAGGGGACCGCCGTTGCCGTCGAGGGTGTAGTTCGACCACGGCTGGGCGGCGGCGTTGATCTTGCTCAGGGCGATGCCCATGAGCTGGGCGACGCGCCCGCGGCTCCAGTGCGCCTGGAAGTAGCTCTGGAGATTGGGGCCGCCCCCGGCCGAGTCGAAGAGGTCGGCGAACCGCACCCACACCTGGTCATTCAGGAAGTCCTGCATCAGCAGCGGCAGCATGTCGTAGGACGGGTTCGCGGGTCCGATCTCCAGGTAGGAGGCGTACTGCTGCGGCTGGCCGCTGACGGTGTACATCCAGATCAGGTCGGCGTAGCCAGGGTTCTGGGTGTCGGCCGAGGATGGGGTTACCTCGTAGACCCCCGGCTGCTCGCGGGCAGCAGAGTAGGTGTTGATCAGGGTTGAGGTGCCGTCTGGATTCTGGCGCAGCAGGCGGGCCGTCATCGCCGCCCCGTCCGGGTCAGCCGGCTGGCCGCCGATGTACACCGTGAACCCGAGCGGCGGCCGGGAGAACTGGGACAGGTACTGGCGCTCGCGCCAGTCGATCAGCCCGGGATCGGTGATGGTCATGTCACAGGGCATTCCCCGAGGCGTAGACGGCCATCATCGCCAGGATCTTCACGCCCACCAGGTTGACGGCGACCTTGTAGGAGCTGGAGATCTGCGGCTGCACGCCGATTACGTGCTGGCCGGCAGAGACCGACGGGATGATCTGCATCGAGACCATGTTGTTGCCGGTGTTGGCGCTGGAATCGCCGCTGTTCCCCGCGAACCGCACCTGCTCGCGGAAGCCGCCCATGAACCCGGCCACTCCGTCGAACGTGATGACCTGGTAGCCGTCCTGGGTCTGGTTGTTCGGCCAGTTGTAGGTGGCGGACAGCCAGATGGCCAGGGCACACGGCCGCGGCGTGGTCAGGGTCAGCACGCTGAACGTCGGCGAGGTACCCGGGTTGACCAGCTTGTTGATGTAGGTACCGCCGGCGAACACGGGGGAGGCGTCCCGCAGCTCGGCCCAGGCGGTACCGGTCCAGTAGGCGATCTGCTTGAGGTCGGTCATGAAGATCATGCGGCCGGCCTGGCTGGTGTCCCAGTTCGGCTGGGAGGTGGACGTGCAGACGAAGATGCCCGGCGATGCGTCGAGCACGCCCCAGTTCGCGACGAAATCCGAGAGCTGGAACGGGTCGGCCTCGCCGTTGAGCTTGAGACCGAGCATCGTCGAGTAGGTCGCCACAGGCTTAGCCTCCCAGGCCGGTACCGCTCTTTACCGTGCCGTCCGGACGGTAGATCGGGTTGATCGCGTTTGCCGGGTCAAGCGAGCCGGTGCCGACGTTGATCGAGCCCTCGCTGCCGGGCTGCGGCTCGTTGTAGTTGAGCGGCACCACGTAGGCGGACCAGGCGGAATAGGGTCCGACGCCGATCCGGTTAGCTGCGGCCACGGCGAACCGGTAGCCCTGGCTGTACGGGGTCGTGCCGTCCGGCCGGTAGATGACCGGCGTGTTCTCGACCAGGCCCTGGGTGAACACCGCGCTGACCGAGGATGGGTCGGCGCCCCACCAGTACTCGACGATGATCTGGTCCCCGGCGGAGGCGTTGACCGATCCCTCGGCCAGGGCAATCTGGTACTGGACCCAGGGGCCGGTGCCGATCTCGGTCACCGTGTAGTCGTAGCCGTACTCCAGGACCTGGCCGTCGGCCTGGAGCGGGTCGCCCTCGCCTCCGGCGATCTCGCCGCTGGTGAGGATGCTCTGCTGGGCGGAGGTGATGTCGCGCACGATCAGCGCGTTCGGCGGGGTCAGGATGCCGGACTTCGAGAGCGTCGGCAGCGTGGTGTTCAGGGCCGGCGCAGTGACGCCCGAGGAGGTAGGCGGGGCGGTCAGCACCAGGGGGGTGCCGATGATCGACGGCGAGCCCGCGGCCTGCTGGCGGGTCAGCACCGAGCCTCCCGCCTGGGAGACGTACGCGTACCACCCGGTTGCCCCGGCAGAGGCAGCCGGGGACGGGACGGTGATCGTCGAGGCACCCGTGGTGGTGACTACGGTGCCCTGGGCCGACGCCACGGTCTCGCCGTCGGCGTTGACGTAGGTCACGGCCGCCTTGTACGTTCCCGCTGCGACGGTGCCCCCGGTAGTCGTCTGCGTGGGAGCCGGCGCGGCCGGGGCCGCGATTGCCGCGGCCTCCAGGGTGAGCGTGTCGGCCTGGTAGGTCGGCTGTCCGGTCTGCGCGCCGCCGGACGGAGCCGGCTGGCCGTAATCCACCGGCTGGCCGGTGACGGGCACGTACATCGTGCCCAGGTCGCTGGCCTTGACCAGGTAGTAGTCGATGGGCACCGTTCCGGCAGGGGCCTCCCAGGTGATCTGGGCACCGCGGTTGACCGCTTCCACCCCGGTGATCGTCGGCGCACCTGGCACCGATACGGGCGGGTTGGAGTCCCAGTAGGTCTGGTCACCGTAGGAGTAGGCGACCGAGATGTTGTTCCCCGCCGTGAAGCCGGATCCGGTCTCGGGAGTTATGTAGGCGACGGTGCTCGGGCCATTGCCGGCGACGGTGAGCGTGTAGTCCGTGCCCAGCACCAGGACGGTGCTGGTCGTGGTGTCCGTGACCACGACCGAGGACGGCACGATGCCCTGCTGGCTGAGGTAGTCGGGCTGGCCCGGCTGGTCCGCCAGGAACGCATCGGCCTGGGTGTCCAGCGAGGTGGGCTCGGCCGGGGCGCCGACGTAGCTGGTGTCCACGTTCATCGCGGCGTAGGACGAGTCCGTCAGCACCGGGTTCGCGTTAATCGCGTTCCCCAGGATGTCCGTGAGCGTGGTGTCTTTCGTGGAAGCGGCCACGCCGGAGGACGGCGCCCGGTACCCGGGCGGGCTGGAGTACATCGAGGGCACCAGGTCGGAGCCTCCGGCCGCAGTGGTGTCCAGGGTCGCCGAGTATGCGGTGCTGACCGGCGAGTAGCTCTCCGGTGTGTCGCCGCCGTAGACGGGGTTCGTGTCGGGCGACCCCAGCGGGTAGCCGAGCGCGCCGGGCTCGACCTCGTTGACCGCGTACTCCGACCCGGGGGCGCCGGTCTCGGAGCTGGACTGGCTGCCCATTGCCGGGTCAGTCAGCGACCCGCCTGCTCCCTGCTCGCCGATGCCGGCCACGGTCGAGCCGGTGGTCGGGTCGCTGGATGCCTCGAACGCTGTCCCGGCGGGCGCGGCACCGGGCTCGCCCTGGAACTCGCCGAGCAGGTAGTTCTCGTCCTGCTGGGTGCCGTAGCGGTAAGTGACCCGCGCGGTGTCGCCGTCGGCCGAGTTCGCCGAGGCGCTGATCCTGGTGACCGAGTAGGTGATCGTCTCCGGCCTGGTGCCCGAAGCGGTCAGCGTGTAGTCGGTGTTCAGGATCAGCGCCTTCGATGTGGTCACGTCGTAGACGGTGATCACGTCGGCGGTCGGCGAGGCCTGGGCTGTCTCCAGGCTGGGGTAGGAGACGATGCCCGCCCTGCTGAGCGCTGCGGGCGTCGCGTGGTTCAGCGTGATCGTGTCTGCCTGCTCGGTGACCGGCTCGACCGGGACGCCGTACGGGTCGGCAACGCCGAGGAAATTGGGGGTGGTCATCCTGCGCTCCGGTCGCTCGTATCGTCCACGGTCACCATCGGCCCGAGGCTGCTCGCCTGGTTCATCCAGGGAGCGCTGTGGTCGCGGGTCCGGACGGCGCCGCTCACCGGATCGACCTCCAGCCCGGCCTGCTCCAGGTGCTCCCTGGCGCGCTGGGCGGCGGCCGATACGCGGCGCTTGTCCTCGTCCGGATCCCCGCGGTTGACGGTGAGGCCGGGCGAGGTCTGCACCACGTTCGGGCTGACCTGCTCGTCCTCGGGGTCCATGGCGCGCAGCGCCCACGCCAGGTCGGTCGCACGGGCACGGTCGAAGGCCGCCGTAACGCCGCGCAGCTCCGTGTGCGGGGCGTCGGGGCCGGCGGTCTCCGTCGTGTCGTAGGTGCCCGTCATCGCGGCCGGGTCGGGGGCGTTGCGGGTCATGTCAGAGCAGGCCCTCCGCATCCAGCACCCAGGGGTTGCTGCCGCGCTTGAAGCAGAAGTCGGACAGGTGCTGGTGCCGGTCGCACAGCGGCGGCCGGCCGGCCTGGTCCTTGTCCTTGACGGGAACCTGCTCGCCGCAGACAGCGCCCTCGCGCGACCCGGGGCCGATGCAGGTAACGATCACGATGTCGTTGTCGGCCGCCTCGTCGAGCACCTCGCGGGCAGCCAGGTTGTCGGCCGCCATGCGCTTCTGGAAGGCGTCGGTCTGGCGCCGCATGGCCGCGACGACGATCGGGTGGTCATCGCCTTCGATCACCTTGAAGATGCCCTGGCGCAGCGCCTTCTGGAACTGCGGGGTCCGCAGCAGGTACTCCGGGATTGCCTGCACGTCCTCGCCGTCCGGATGGCCCTTGCCCTGGAAGATGATCTCGTAGTTGCGCTTGGCGTCAGCCGCGATCACCGTCGGGCCGGTCATCTGGTTCTGGCACATCACCGTGGACGTGTCGAGCATGCTGGGCAGCGAGCCCACATCCGTCATGGTCACTTGGGTCCTCCTGATCCTTCTGGGCTTGCCTGGGCGGTCTTGCTAGCCGAGCACCGCGTAGCCGACGAGCGAGTTATCGCTCGCCGAGGAGGACGTGATCGTGAAGCCCGTGCCTGGCGTGACCGACGGAACCGACAGGTGCCCGATGGTGCCCGATGGCGTCATCCGGCTGACCAGGACTACCGACTCGGCATCCACCGCGGGCAGCGTGACGCTAACGGATCCGCTGACCAGTGTGACCCTCCCCCAGGATATCGGCGGGATTGCGCCGAGCTGGGCGGCCATGGCTGTGAGCACTTCGGAGATCTGGTTATGCGCCTCGATATGGCCGGTCTGGCCGGCGGCGGCGGTGTCCGGCGGGATCTGGGGTGTGGTCACGTCTCCTCCTATACCTTCCGGGGCGAGGAGCGTCTCAACAGCGGGAACACATAGCGGCCCTGGCGCGACTCGAACGCGCGACGCCCTGCTTAGGGGGCAGGTGCTCTATCCGGCTGAGCTACAGGGTCCTGGAGGCGGGTACGGGAATCGGACCCGTGTACTGCGCTTTGCAGGCGCATGCCTGATCCACTCGGCCAACCCGCCAGGACTGGAGGCCGGCAGGGGGCTGAGCCCGAAGGCGGTGTCAGCCTGCTCACCTGCCGGCCAGCGCGCTCGAAGGGAATCGGACCCCCGACCTGCGGCTCCGGAGGCCGCCGCTCTGTCCACTGAGCTACGAGCGCATGGTGGCGGAATCTGGTGCCGGCCCAGATCTGCCCGGAGGCCACGGTTTTACAGACCGCTGAGCGTGCTGCCGCTCACTTCCGCCAGGGTGGGCGATAACGGGTTTGAACCGGTGACCTCTCCGGTGTGAACGGAGCGCTCTCCCATGCTGAGCTAATCGCCCTGGGGGTGGCTGACGAGATTTGAACTCGCGACATCTAGGACCACAACCTAGCGCTCTAACCTGACTGAGCTACAGCCACCATGTCCCCGGCCTTTCGCCAGGGCTCGCGCGCCCGAGAAGACTCGAACTCCCAACCTTCTGATCCGTAGTCAGACGCTCTATCCGTTGAGCTACGGGCGCATGATTGCTGCCTGTCTGTCCGTTCTGAGACAATACAAGCATGATTGCTATGTTGATTGTCGGAATCGTCATCGGCCTCGCTGTCGGGTACCGCCTGGGAGGCGGCCGGGCGATCCGTCATCTCGCGGACAGCGAGCACCGGAAGATGCGGCAGGGCGCCGGCCTCGACAAGTAAGTGGCTGCTCTGGGAGCTGAACCCAGGACCTCTGCCTTGTCGGGGCAGCGCTCTCCCGCTGAGCTAAACAGCCTCTGCCTGCTGCACCCCGGCGGGCGCTTCCCATCCTGGCCTGCCCCAGGCGGTGTCGGCGCGGGCAGGCCCGCACGTATGCCAGCGAGAGCAGTGCGCTGCCGGACAGCAGCGCAGCTTGTCTTTCTGCCGGTGACTCTCGCTGATCGCGGTGACGACGGGATTCGGACCCGCGGCTTCCAGCTTGACGGGCTGGCACTCTGGCCTGGCTGAGTTACGCCACCTCGGGAAACGCTCCGGCGACTGGTCTCGAACCAGTGGCATCCTCTTTAACAGAGAGGCGCTCTGCCAACTGAGCTACGCCGGATCGGTAGCGGGGGCCAGATTTGAACTGGCGACCTCTGGATTATGAGTCCAGCGAGCACAACCGAGCTGCTCCACCCCGCGTCCTGCCAGGATAAGCTACCTGGCCTCGCTCCCCCAGCGGGATTCGGACCCGCGTCCTCGGCTTGAAGGGCCGGTGACCTTGGCCACTGGTCGATGGGGGCCTGAAAAGAACCGGCCAGGCGGGCAGAGGACTCGCTGGCTGGGTTTGCCACGGACTTTGTTCACCACGGCCTGAGCGCCCCATGCTGGTCCGCCAGCGTCCAGGGGTTCTAGGCGGCCGTGCCCGTAGTGCCCGGCCGGTTAGTGGTCCTGACCGGCTTTGAACCGGTGTTACCTGCTTGAGAGGCAGGCGTCCTGAGCCTGACTAGACGACAGGACCGCTGATCCGCGCGGCTTGACCGACCGCCGGAGAGAGATCTCGCTGCGCGCCGCGAGATGCCCGGGGCCGTCTTTAAGCGCGGCCGTTCATGTGCTCCGTAGGGGATTCGGACCCGTGACCTGCTGCTTAGAAGGCAGTCGCTCTGTCCACTGAGCTAACGGAGCGGGGGTGGGCCGCCGGAGGGTCGAACTCCGACGCTGCCGATTAAAAGTCGGCTGCTCTGCCATTGAGCTAGCGGCCCGCGCATTAAGCGGGGCCTGTTTCAGGTTGACCATCGGTTAACTCCTCACTGAGCGGCAACTGAGTAGCGGTGGCCGGAATTGGACCGGCGACCATCGGATTATGAGTCCGGCGCTCTACCAAACTGAGCTACACCGCCGTGGGCCTGGTTGGAATTGAACCAGCGACCTCTTGCTTATCAGGCAAGCGCTCTGACCGAGCTGAGCTACAGGCCCCCGTTTGAACCACTATCGCCAGGGCAGTCTCCCTGGCATGCTTGCTATCTTTGCTGCCATCGCGTTCGCAATAGCCGCGTTCATTGCTTTTGCTGGCGTATCGGGCATTTCCGCCCTCGGCGTCGTCGCCGTCGGCCTGTTCTTCCTGGCGCTGCACCTGGCAACCGGCGGGTGGAACCCGATCACGCTGCGCCGTTAAGGCGGCAGGAGTGGGATTCGGACCCACGAGGGTTGCCCCTACTCGTTTTCAGGACGAGCGCCCTAGGCCGCTAGGCGATCCTGCCTTGCCAGAGCGGTGAGGGTGGGATTCGGACCCACGAGGGGTATTTCACCCTGGCCGCTTTCGGGGCGGCTGCCCTAGGCCACTAGGCGACCTCACCAGGCGGAGACTCTCGGTACGTTGGCCGCATGGACGATCCCGAGGTGACGGTGACGGTCAGGATGCGCGGCCTGGCCCGGCCCGAGGAAGCAGCCAACTACGTGGCCATGTTCATGAAACGCTCGCTGTACCGGGTGGATGGACTGCCGGATGAGTTCGCGGCCGAGATCGACGCCGTGGTGCACCGGCCGCTGCCGGAGCAGATGATCCGGATCGAGATCTGAGCGGAAGGTGCGGGATTCGGACCCGCGAGGGGCGTTACTCCCAACCCGGTTTCCGGCCGGGCGCCATAGGCCACTAGGCGAACCTCCCAGAGCGGAGCGGGCGGGATTCGGACCCGCGAGGGTGTTACCCCTACGTAATTAGCAGTTACGCGCCCTAGGCCTGACTAGGCGACCGCTCCAACGTGTCCGAGGAGAGAGTTGAACTCTCATGTCCCGCGAGGGACACACGGGCCTGAACCGTGCGTGTCTGCCTATTCCACCACCCGGACTCAAGAGATCACGCCGCTAAACGGATTAGGTATTGGCATGGAGTTCCGTCCCGGCACCAGTTATCTCGGGTCGTGATCTCAGAGCGGACGACGGGCTTCGGACCCGCGACCCCTACCTTGGCAAGGTAGCGCTCTACCAACTGAGCTACGTCCGCGTGCTTTACTGCGAGCCTCCAACCGGAGCCGAACCGGTGACCTCGCCCGTACCGGGGGCGCGCTCGTTCCAACTGAGCTATGGAGGCAAGTCACTGTGCTCCGGGAGCTGGAGTCGGACCAGCGTGCGCCGGGGCCAAAACCCGGCCGGGATACCGTCAACCCACCCCGGAACGAGAGCCGGTCAACGGCCTCGAACCGATCACCTCCCGTTTACAAGACGGGCGCTCTGCCAACTGAGCTAGACCGGCAAGTCATGTGAGGCGCTCTGGCCACCCGGGCGGCCGGCATCTTGAGCTACCGGCCCCGGGGACCGGCCAGGAGCGCCAGTCCTGGATCTCCTCACCGTGTCCGAACCGGGATTCGGACCCGGACGCCCTGCGCGGGCACCAGCACCTCAAGCTGGCGCGTCTGCCATTTCCGCCATTCGGACCAGTTCTCCTGCTGTCTTATCGCTGCCAGGGCAGCATGTCTCCTGGCCGTGCCGCCAGAGCCGGCCGGTCAGCGGCCGTACGGCCACGCCCTTATGGCAGACCGGGCACTCCTCGATACGAGCTGTCCACACGAGCCCCGGGCCGGCATCGAACCGGCGACCTTCCCATTACGAGTGGGACGCTCTGGCCGACTGAGCTATCGGGGCCTGGTACTGCGGCCGTCTCCGCCTGTGCCCAGAACCGAGGCTGGGACCTCGGCCGCAAGCAGAGCGCGGCCATGCTGGGGTACCTGGACTCGGACCAGGACGACAAGGTCCAGAACCTTGCGGGCTGCCAATTACCCAATACCCCATGGCACGCGGCCCGATCCACTCAGGACAGGTCGGGTCTGCGTAGTCCCCTCCTCCTCCGGGCGCCACCCGGACGGACGATCCGGTACTTGATACCGCGCCCCGCGCCGGCACCTGGGACGGGGGCTGCCCGTCCTGGTCTGCTCGGCGCTCGCCGTCGGCGCTTGTGGGCAAGGAGGGATTCGCGCCCTCACGTCCTCGCGGACACCGGCTTTTGAGGCCGGCGCGTCTGCATTCCGCCACTCGCCCGCCGGAGATCCTGGCACCGCAGGGGAAACGCCACCTCCGCAAGCGGAGGCCCTATAACGCTCTTGCCGGGAGCGAGGCGCTAGCTTTCGTTCTGTCCCTGCGGAACCGGGATGACTCCATAATACAGCTTTTCCTGCTAATGACAACGACTTGCGTGCGCCGCCAGGGACTTGAACCCCGAACTTCCGCATTAAGAGTGCGGCTCTCTACCAGTTGAGTTAGCGGCGCGTGCCTTGTAGCTGGGCGCGGAACGCTTGGCGGCCCTGCACGCCTCACACTTTGGAGGTCCGCAGTAGCGGTAAGCGGTCACCGTACCGTGCGTTCCGCGCGCAGAGCGCTGGTTCTTCTCTGCGAGCGTCTTCTCCAGGTGATGCGGCCAGCAAAGGAGTTGGCACTTCTTCAGTTCTGTCTGGAACCGCTCCTCTGAGGCAGTCCACATCCTAGCGATCGTCATGGTCTTTGTTTGCGGGTCGATGTGGTCAAACTGAAGGTCATCGACCTCATAACAACCAGGATGTGCACAGTGCCCGCCCAGAGCCGCCACAGCCTCGGCATGCCTGCGGTCGTACCAGCTCTTCATGTACGACGCCATGTAAGCGTTGTACAGCTCACGGTCTCTTGGCACGTGTTTAAGGATACCACTGCTCTGAGCTAGCGGCGCGCGTGCTAGATGTTATTGCTCCAGCCCCTGTTGATCGACAGGGGCTCGCGAAGCTGGCTGCCGGCCCATTCGACGGACCAGAGAACCCCCGGGGAATCGCTGTTCTTCAGCGTGATGACATCTCCCATCCTGACCCGGGATTCCATCCAGCAGGTCAGCTCGGTGCTGCCTGACCGGAGCCTTACCTGGCGGAGCATCATGCTCCGACTATACGAGCGGGCGACGGGAATCGGACCCGCGTGGCCAGCTTGGAAGGCTGGTGCTCTGCCATTGAGCCACGCCCGCAGGGCGGTCCCTGGCTTGGTCGAGCCGGAGCCTGCTGTTGCCGGGCTTGCGGCCCGGCTCACAGGGGCGTCGTTACCTTCCCCAGGGACCTACGCCAGGTAGCTGGCCATTCGCCGGGAGTCGGACCCTCACGGATTCAGCGTGCACGCCTCGGCCGCGCCCAGTACGGAGTCACACCGCTTCGCTACCTGACTTACGGGGCCTCATGAAGCCCCATCGCGCAGCGCTCCCATCGAAGGGTCAGGCCAGGCTCATCACCCGGCCGCAAACCTGCCGCCGCTCTACCCCCCGATGCGCTTACCGCGGGGGCCAAAGACCGTCGATCGCCGATCTCGTGGTCAGGGCCGGCATCGAACCGGCGACCTCCTGCTTTTCAGGCAGGCGCTCGTACCGACTGAGCTACCTGACCGCGTTCGTACCTTTCCTGGCTGCCAGGATGGCCTTGAGCCGGTTCTGCTGCTCCCAGCCGGCGACCATGCTCCAGGCCAGGGCAGGAATCTCGCGCGCCCGCATGCCGAAAATGACAACGCCCCAGAACAGCAGGAGCAGGTACAGGCTCACTGCCCCGCCCGCCACCAGGACCGTCAGGGCCTCGAACAGCCACATCGCGCTTCCCTCCGCCAGCAGTCTGTCTCAGATCTTAGGTCGGGCTGGCCGGAGTTGAACCGGCGGCCTCCGCGTCCCGAACGCGGCGCGCTGCCAAGCTGCGCTACAGCCCGAATCGGCGCCAGGGTAGTGCCGCGCGGCTATACCACCCTGGCCACCTGCAAGCTTCTGCCGTCCTGCGGTTTTCGCCTCCGCTTGCTAGGGAAACGCGGCCACTGCGTCTGCGGCGATCCTCGAATCGAACGGGAGTCTCCCCCTTGCGAGGGGTGGCAGCGCCTTCTGCCCTCTACCCGCAGCCGTGTACCGAACCTCAGTCAGTGGTGCCGACGACCTCGCATCGTCCCTGGATCACCATCGGACGGCGCTGCCGCCCAGCCGGATCACCGTGCTGCTAACACTCAGCACCGCACCCGGTTAGCAAGGCCGGGCTCCAGCAAGCCGGTGTACATCCGGCTCCGTCGGGACAGCCAGATTTGAACTGACGACCTCGTGCTCCCCGAGCACGCGCGCTGCCGGACTGCGCCATGTCCCGTCACCCGCTGATCAGCGGGCCATCCTCGTGCCTGAAGTAGCCGGGCTTCAGCACCGCGGCCTGATACTCCTGGTGGAACACGGGGGTCGTGCTGCCGCTGACTGGCGGGACGATCCACGCCCAGTCCGCCGGCACCTCGCGCCCGGCCTCGCCCTCCCGGGCAGCCCAGTGGGCGAACCTGCGTGTCTCGGCCTGGTGGTCGGTGACCACTACGCCGGCCCGGCGGTAGCTGTGATGGACGGCCACGGCCAGCTCGACCGCGGCCCGGTCCATCCAGAACGTGCTCGGCGATGACATGTCCAGCTTCATGCCCCTGGCCACATCGGGGAGGACGTTGTAGCGGGTCTCGTCGCCGAGGTTCCGGACTCCGACCTCTGTGCTCGCCTGGTACCAGCCGTTGAACGGCGCGCACGGATAGCGTATGCCGCCGGCTTCCAGGTACATGTCGGTGATCACCGGAATGGCGTACCAGCGCAGCCCGAGCTTGCTGAACCACCGGAAGTCCGGGTGGCTGATCGGGACCTCCAGCACCGCATCGGGCGGCACGTCCGACCAGCACAGCTCCCCGCTGCCGTCCATAGTTATGAGGGGCAGCACGTCGAACCGCCCGCCGCGGCCCCGCCAGCCGAGACTGACCGCCAGGTCGGTCAGGGCCACGTTGACCGGATCCCCGGTCACGCCGTCCGGCTGGCGGTAGCCGGCGTACCGGACGGCCTGCCCGTTGATGATCCGCGGGCCGGGATTACCGGGCCTGTCCGGGGCGAACACCGTGATCCAGGATCGCACCCGGCCGTGGCTGGTGGCAGTGCGCAGGTGGGCGACGGTCTCGTCGGCGACCTGCTTGGGGTCCGATACCGTCCGGCAGTCGCGCACTCGCAGGGTCCGCCACTTGTCCCGCCCCGAGCACCTGGCCGCGTTCCGCCAGGCGATCCTGGCGGCGTACTCCAGCTCCTCCGGCGTGTGCTCGTAGGTGCCGGTGGCGAGCACGGACTCGCGGACCTGGGCCATCCGCGCGGATGCCTCACCGGGTGCAGGACAGGCGGCGTAGAACTCAGCCAGGAACATCTCGGCCTCGGCCAGCACGGCCGCGCCAGCCTGCGGGACGCGCCTGGGAAACACGCGCAGAGTCATGCATCTCCCACCTCGATGCCGTCGTAATGCACCTGTGCATCAGGCACCTCAGCCGCCTGGAAGCCGAGAACGGCATCCCGGACCATTCCCTCCGGCCCCGAGATGAATGCATGCCGTTCGCTCCAATCGCCATGCTTTACGGCTATTTCAGCCACATTGCCCCGGAGACCGCCGAAATCGTGATCGCCGGAGATAACCGGCACCACCTGGAACCACGGGTAGAACGAGGACAGCTCGCGAAGGTGAGGCATGTCGTAGAAGCCGAGGGGATCGCGAGCGCCGTGGAACAGGCTGATGTTGCGCCGCACGCCCGTGCCCGCCGCGACGTTCTCCTCATCGCTGCGCAGCACATCTTCGACAATCGCCCGGAGCGGGGCCAGGCCCGTGCCGCCCGCGACGCACACCAGGTCGCTGCCGTTCGCGTGGCCTGCCGTCATCTCCCCGGCAGCCGGGCCGAGCAGGATCTCGTCGCCCGGCGAGGTCAGCGAGACCAGGGTATTGCTCACCCACCCGGCCGGCACGGCCCGGATGTGCAGGTCGATCAGCCCGTCAGCGGCCGGGGCGTTGGCGACCGAGAAGTGCCGCCAGACCTGGGGCCAGCGCGGGGTCTGCACCGTCACGTACTGGCCGGCCTCGTAGGGCAGCGGCTGATCAGGCCGTACCGTGACGACGGCCAGGTCGTGGGTGCGGCGCTCGTGCTTGACGACCTGGCAGCGCCAGGCGGCCGGCCCGGTCTGGGCCTCGGCCCCGGTGATCATCATGTCCGCGGCCATGGAGTAGGCCGTCATCCAGGCGCGCTCGGTGGACTCGTCCCATGTCTTGCAGTGGCGGCGCAGCGCCCGGATGAGCGCGTCGCCCACCGGCATGTAGTGCTCGGGGGAGACGCCGTATTTCCGGTGGTCGGCGCCGAGCTGGGCGAGGTAGCCCGCCAGCAGGTACGGCTTATCTAGCAGGCTCACAATCCGTACGAGCGCGCCGAACAGCCGCTCGTTCTGCACGGACATCTGCGGCGGGAACATCCCCCGCAGGCCCGGCTGGGCGGCGAACAGGTAGCCGTAGAAGTCTCCGGCGCACGTCTGAGGGCCGGCAGTCATGCTGCCCAGGGAGCCGGTGATCAGGTCCGGGTTGAGCGGGGGAAGCTGGCTCGATTCAGGGACCGGAGGGAACTCCGAAAGCTCGAAGGGCGCGGCCACCAGCGGCCCGGCCATTGACCGGTCCTGGGGCTGTAGACGGCGCTTACCCGGGTGGCAGAGATCCTTCCAGCCCGTGACTGACCTGAGAACTGATGACATCCCGAACACTCCGTGATCGCCTGGCGGACGCACAAGTAATCACCGTACCCCGGGGCGCTGTCGGGACGGCCGGATCCGAACCGGCGACCTCCTGCGCCCAAGGCAGGCGCGCTGCCAGACTGCGCTACGTCCCGTGGAGTGGTGAGTTGCTCCGGCCGGGGCGCTGGGATTCGCGCCCGGATATGCCGGTTACCTTGCTGACGCAGGTGATCAGCCTGCGCGGGGCGATCAACCCCGTCGGATGCCGTGCCACGGCTCACCACGTGGAGCTAGCCGGGATCGAACCGGCGGCCTCTTCGTTGCGAAGGAAGCGCGCTACCAACTGCGCCATAGCCCCGCTGTGCCAGGTACCCTCCGGCCCCAGGATGTCCGGAGCAGTGCGTTGTCCAGCACGCCCTGCTGCCGTTTCCGCCAGGCCGCCTGAACGCGGCCCATCCTGCCCATATTCAGGCACCGCCCGGCCGGACGGATGCCCTGTGGAGCCTACGGGCCTCGAACCCGTGACCTCTTGCGTGCCACGCAAGCGCTCGTACCGACTGAGCTAAGGCCCCGAGCAGGCAGTTGTTGTATCCGCTTCTTTTACTGCCTGCATACCCGGGACATAATCGACGGCCCCGGTCATTTTGCGCAGGATGCAAACCTCTTGCATCCTGCGCAAAAAGTCTTGACAGGGCGGCCTGGCGTCCGGTTGCCCGGCATGCCTTATCAGCTTCCGTCCAGGCCGCCCCGAGTCAAACAGACGTGGCGCCGGGTACTCCCTTAACCCCCGGTGTAGCTCGGGTATCTTCCGCCACGTCGCGCGGCGGGATGGCGCCCGCCGCTGTGTTCCGCTGTTGAGTTGACAAGATCCAGTTGACATGCGCCCGCGTCGCTCTCGCTCGGCCGGCGGTCGCAGGGGCGGCAGGGCTCGAACCCGCGCGGACACCCGGTTTTGGAGACCGGGGCTCTACCAAACTGAGCTACGCCCCTATGTGCAGTTGTGGGAAACGAAAGAGCCGCCTGCGGGTCTCCGCTGGCGGCTCCTGGATCAGGTCCTGTGGGGTCCTTACCCAGGCAGCCTCCGGCGCTTCCCGGCCTCGGGCAGCGAGCAGGTGGTCGCATGCACCATCGGCTGCCAGCTCCTCGGCTGGTAGTCCGCTGATGCGCTGAATCGGGTCGTCATGTCTTCCAAGGTAGCAGTCCCCTGGCGGGCCGGCAATGGTTTTATTACAACTTTTCTTGCTAACTTCTCCCCGAACGGGTACGGCGGCCCGCAAGCGGGAAAGCTGGCCGCCGTCACCCCCCTCTGGCCAGGAGATTCAGCTTTCCTGGCCGGACTCTGGCTCGGGCGCGTTGAGCATCGCCCTGATCGTGCTCTCCCGGTATCTCCGGTGGCCGCCAGCCGTGCGGATCGAGGGGACCTTCCCTGATCGCGCCCACCTTGTCACGGTCTTGGGGTCAACCCGGAAGAGCGCCGCCACCTCCGCCGGAGTGAGCAGCGGCTCAGTCTCGGCGGGCAGTGTCGGAAGAGGTACTTGCATTAAACTGCACCTTTCCTGGGGACATTGGGACAATTGTCACCAATGGGCAACGGTATGCCCAGAAAAGATACAGCAGCTAGTACCGGATACGGGCCTACCAGAACGTCACAGCGCCCAGGTAGGCCAAAACGTCACACTGCGGCGACAGGTGACGAACCGGTCAATGCGGGCGGAACGACCAGGTGCAGCGCAGAGGTCATCATCTGGAGCAGGAAGTACCGCTGCTGCACGTCCTCCGGCAGCGTCTTCCAGTCCACCAGCTCAGGATGCGTCTTCTTGGCGTGGTCGATCTCCTGCCCGAGGCGCCAGCCATCCAGCTCGCGGACGCGGCGCCACTCGGCGAAGATCTCGTACGACATCCAGCCGTTGGCGGCGAGGTTGCAGGCCTCGCACAGCCAGTCCTGCTCGGCCACGACCAGCAGGCGCCAGACCGGCCCCTTGTCGAACCCCTGCTCCTCCCGGAGCTGCCTGATCGCCGCGTAGCAGACGCGGGCAGCGCGAGCGGGGTCATACAGCATCGAAGAACCCTCCAAGCCGAGCCGGCCCCCCTATAGATGGCAATTCGTACCAAACGGTAGCAATAACCGCAACCCCAACGAACTTGCAAACGAACATGCAGGCGCACCAACCTGAACGGAAGGATTGGCGGGGACCGCCCAAGGATACCGGCACCGAGCCCAGTGCACATGTTGGACCCGCCAGTGCGCACAGTGCAGATCCAAGTGCAGAACTGTCGCTCGAATAATAGCATCTGACCAGCCGATAGTGCACAAGTGCACATAAAACCCGGGTTATCCGCGAGAAAAATTCTGGCCGGGCGGGCCGTCGGCTGTCCACTGGTTATCCACGGCTGTGGACCGCCCGCGTAGGGAGGAACAGAGCGTGCTCATCTGATTACAGCTTTGGGCCAACTGATCGCGTGCGCGTAAAACGGCCTCCGGATGTGCACTATTGCACTGCTGGCTGGTAAGAAAGGATTTTAGGCACCTCAGTTCTGCACTCCATGTGCACTCCATGTGCACTGGGCCGGAGTGCAAGTGCACTGTCCCAGGTCAGCCGCGTATAGGCCCGCCAGAGCACAACTACAACAACTCATAAATACATAAAGTCCAAAAAATCTTTTTCTATTATTGTTTTTGACCTTCTATTGTGCACTTGTTGTTGTGGCTGCCTTGTTACCGGCCAGTAACTTAACGCTGGCCGCGGTACGGGCGCTTACGTGGATAGCCAACCGGCAAGCCATCGTCGGGCACCGTGATCCGCCAGAACTCAGGTGACGGCCCGAACCGGTTGCGGTCGGCCGCCGTCTGCTGGAGGGTGTCCGGGTCGAAGCCGGGAACGGACATCACCTCCTCCATGGCGATAAGCCCGGACTCGGCCACGGCGTGCAGCCCGACCTTCGGGTAGGTATAGGCCCGGAGCCACCGGTCGGGCCTGGCGTCCATGGAGCGCACCATGATGTCGGCCCGGTCGTTGTCCCCGATGATCGCGTAGATCTCCCCGGCCTGGGCTCGATACCGCAGGAGCCGGATGAGGTCCTGGACAGTGGGGGCGTACCAGGTGCGGCTGATCCCCCGGCGCTGAAGCGGGCTCGCCTGGGGCCAGCCAGGCCGGGAGCCAGGTGGACGCGGCACCATGGGCAGCTACGCTATCCCGCAACCGTACGGCCACGGCCCGGGAACGTCGAGCGGCTGGTCGATCTCCATCGTGACCGTGATCCCGTCCTCGTCTCCGTCCACCTGGACGATCCGGCCGGTGGCGGTCCTGCTGCCCCAGTTGACCGGGATCTCCAGGCCGACCATGTGGTGCGGGTTCTCGATCCGGAGCACCTCGCTGAAGTCGGCGCTCTCCAGCCGGAACGCGAACCGGGTGGTCTCAGGCTCCGCCACCGGGGTCCTCCGGGCCGGCGTAGGAGCTGGGCACGCGCTGCACGCCGTGAACCAGGCAGAGCTGGCCGAACTGCGGATCGTCGGCCGCGAACACGTCCACGAACCAGGCGATGCCGCTGTTGCCGGGCGGGGCGGGGACTTCCTCGACCCAGTTGGCCCAGGGCGTGTCCCTGACCATCTTGGTGTGCGTCTCCAGGTCACGCGAGATAACGACATAGCCGCGGACTTCGAGGTGGGTGCGCACCTGCTCGGCCGTGGCCAGCGTCTGGGTGAACGTGCCCTCGGCCGTTGCCGCCGCCCAGGCCTGCACCCGGTCGGCACCGTGCACCAGGGCGTACAGCTCCTCTTCCTGCATCGGCAGGCGCAGCGGAGGAGCCTCGGCCAGGAACCACGCCTCGCCGTTCCAGACCATCCGGCCGCGCGAGCTGATCCAGATCTCGCCGACGGACGGGCTGGCCGGCTCATCAGTGATGCCTGCGTAGACCGGGCTGACCGAGATACTCAGGTAGAGCTGGTCGCCATCGCCGCGCTCGATCTTCCAGTGAGCCTGGGGGTATGCGGTGGGGGCCGGGCTGGCCGCCTGGTCTGTGGTCATGACGGGCAGCCTACCGGGAATGAAGTTGCGCCAGCCCGGGAGCGCACGCTACGTTTCTGAGCAAGCAGCAGGGGCACCTGCTGTGGTGGTGGCTGAAGAGACCTCGCCCTCGGGGACTCTAAGGCACGTGCGAGATCAGCGGCTGTGCAGGATTCTCGACCGGTCGGGCGGCTAACTGTGGCCCACCGCAGGAGGGCCAAGCACAGGCAACAACCAGGGGCCGCCCTGGGGCTGGCCACGGGTAGCGCCATCGCACGGTCGCTCCGCAACCTCTGATACGGGAACTTGGGCCGGAGCGTGCGGGTATCCCCGAACCCCGTCCACCATCCCAACCGCCTCGGCTCACGGGCCGGGGCGGTTGCATTCTGCGGCCAGGCGGGTAGCACGCTTGCAGCGGGGTGCCCCGGGCAGTAGCACCCGATCTAGCGGCCGGCCAGTCGGCAGTGCCGGTGGCACCCCGCGCCAGCGCCGGAGTCAGCCCCCGCGCTTGCGGCCGGGAGGAAGGTACTCCTGCGGGTTTAACTCTCGACTGCGGCGGCGTACTCTCCCAGGGCGTGGCGGATCTCGCTGTCATCGGGATCGCCGAGCAGCTCGGCCAGCACCGACGGATCAGGACCGGCCCGTCCGGTGTCCTTGTAGACGAGCATGTGCCGGATGGCATCGTCGAGGGCGCCGCGGCTCTGCTGCTTGGCCGTGAGCGTATCGGCTACCACGCGCTCCCGGGTGAGACGGAGCGCGTCGATTATTATGTCGGCTGGGCTTTTCTCTGCTGTTTCCTGAGTCACGCAGAGATCATAATCGTCCGAGGACTGCTGGCGTCACCATTACCTGGCCGCAGCCGTCGGGACAGATCTCGACCCTAGCCTCGAATACGCTGTCATCCGGCATCTGGACCCCCACCTTGATGAAGGCCGGGACGTACCCGGTCTCGGTGCGGACCTGATCGGACACTTCCCTGAGCACCGCGGCAAGCTTCGCCATCAGCGGCTCATCCTGGATGATCTCCATTGCCTGATCCACCCGGGCAACCTTACTGTGCCGGGTTGGTTTCCGCCTGACTCGCTTGTCACTTTTGTCCGGCTACCAGACAGTAATGTCGGTATACGAAGAGAGCCCGTCCATTCCGGACGGGCTCTCTATCCCATGGCAGCAGGAGGATCAGGTTCTCCTGCTGAACCTTCCGTGGTCTCGGCCGGGTCGTTGATGTGCCAGGCGAGGATGTGCACGTCCTCCCTGGTCCCGAGGCTGGCCAGGCCGGTCTTCACGATCTCCGGATGCCGGCGGGCAAGCCAGTTCAGCAGCCGGAACCGGTCAGAAATAGACAGCCGGTTCAGCCGCCGCTCCAGGTCCTTAGTCGCCAGGATCTCCATGGCTCACCTCCTCCTCTGCGTTGTATTCCCGCTCCAGTATGAACCACGGCCCCTTTGCCACGGACCTGTGGTTCGCCGGGTCAACGAACTGGTGCTCCTGGCCGGGCCACAAGACGGCCGCCAGGCGCCAGCCCTGATCAGCGAAGCTGTTCAGCACGGCTTCGGCCCGGATCGGGTTGAAGATCGGCTCGATCTTGTATTCCCAGCGCTGCGGGCTATTCACTAGGCGGGTACAGCGCGCTGATTGCCGCCCACTCTCCGGGCGACCAACCTGGCGAGTCCGGCCGGATGGGGTCCTGCTGGAGGAAGGTGACGCCCTCGGCGTCCTCGACGATATCGGCGTACTTGGCGAACATCGACTGCCAGTCGATCTCGCTCAATGCAGCTCTTCGTATGTGCGGTGAAGAGCGCACCAGACAAGCCCGCGCAGGCCCCCGCGGCGGATCTTGTCCTCGGTGCCTGAGCGGGTGAGCTTGTGCTCGGCGGCGATGACGCAGGCTGAGCGCCCGGAGCGGTAGAGGTCCGCTGCCTGCTGCGGCGATAGTGGCATAGCAATAAACTTACCATCGGGTAATCGCCTACGATCAGTTCACATCTGATCGACAGTCTGTCATTATGAGGGTGCCCGGTCTACCGAGACAGCCCTCCGGCCGGGCACGTCTCCCGGAGACAGGAACTAGCTCTGGCTATCAGCCAGGGCTTTTCCTTTCGGGGGACGACGCCTGGCGGCCTTCTTCGCCCTCGCCTGAGCCCGGAGTGCCTCGCTGATCCGCCGCCCGTTCTCGGCGGCGTAGGCGGTCCTGGTCAGGCCCAGGCCCTTTGGCGGCCTCGGGCCGTCGCGGTACTCCCACTTCGCGGTCATATCCCATGCCCCGCCGACCAGGGTGGTCTTGAACCGGATCCGGCCGCAGTCACCGCAGGTGGAGATGAGCTGGTAGCTGCCGTCGTGGTTGGCGACGGCGGGTATGCCCTTCCGCGGGTTGAGCTTCTCCCAGTCGTGGTGATCGCCCAGGCAGGACACCACGTCATCGTCGAGCCCGTACAGGTACTCCAGCGCCTTATGGTCGAGCAGGTCGAGGATCCCGTTGTTCGGCATAGCAAGAAAAGTATCAGAAGGCCCGAATGGCCCGTTATGAGCCGGTAACGGCTACCTGGTTGGCTCCGTCGAGCAGGCCGTCGATCCCGGCATGAAACCGGTCATGGCCCTCGCGGCCGTCAGGGAAGATGATGGACGAGCACCTGGTGCACCCCCACAGGTCGGCGCGCAGCGGGTGATTGCCCCCGTCGAAGCCGATCGTGACCCGGGCCGCGAAACGGTATCCCTCCGGCAGGCCGGTGAGGCGTTCCAGGTACGGGTAGAGGCGGCTGTCGTACTGCTCGACCTGCCACCGGTACCCGGCGGGCGGCTGGATCATGGTCCCGCAGACGGCGAGGACGTTTACCCGCAGGACCTCGTTCAGTGCCTGGCCGGTGAACTCCTCGTTGAGCACCGCCTCCAGGGCCTGGAGCCGGGCCAGGGCACCCCGGCGCCCGGACTGCTGGCTGTCGGCTACCGCCTGGATGGTCCGGCTGGCCCGGTCTTCTCTCTCTGCCATGACCAGGGACGGTAACAGGAGCAAGCCGGAAATGGCCAGGAGCCCCGCACGGGGCTCCTGGTTCTCCCGGGACCGGCTAAGGAACCGAGGAGATGCGGCCGCTATGCGGCACTCCCTTGCGGGAAGGGAATTCAGGTGTGGTTGATGTCCCAGGCGAGCCTAGTCCTCGGGCGTCTCCTGGTCAGGCTCTTCGGCCTCGGCCTCGGCCTCGGTCGATGTCTTGCGCCCGGCCGCCCGAGCGTCCTCGTCAGCCTGCTCGATGGCCTCGGCCTCGATCCGCTGGAGTTCGGCGTAGCGCTCCCGGTCGTTCTCGTCGGTAGTCTGCCGCTCCAGGTCCTGCTGGGCCTCGGTCCTGGCCCGGTCCTTCTGCTGGACCTCGAACGCCGTGCGGGCGGCAGTAGCGTCCTTGGCCCGCTGCGCCGACTCATCGGCGCGGCGCTCGGCCTCTTCCTGCCCCAGCTCCTTGGCGGCCTCCTGGCGCAGCCCGCTCAGGTCCCCGCCCTCCCCGTGACGGTGCCCGCTGTGCTTGTCGTTCATGACTGCTCCTGTTACGACTTGGTGATGCTGGCGAGCCCGCGGGGGTTCAGGATGCTCATGGCAACCATCTCATCAAACACCCATCCCTTCCAGAATGCCTCGACGTTGTGATTCTCCTCGACATCGAGCGAGTAAAGAATCGGGAAGACACCGAGGAAATTCGGCTCTGGGGCCAGGAAGATCTTGGCCTGGGGCACGATGATCGAACGCTGAATCTGGAACTCGCCGAAGCTGGTGATCGTCTCGCCGGCGACCACCCTGTCCTTGAAAGCCCAGCCGGTCTGGTTGATATCCCAGCGGAACATGTCCCGGTAGTCAAACGGGTTGATCAGGATCCGCGCGCTGGGCAGCTCGTGCAGGTCGGTCATGGCCACGGCCGAGTACATCGAGCCCGGGGTCAGGTAGCCGCTGGCCTCGGTGATGTTGTGGTTCGGGGTGACCACATGGTCGGGCCGGGTGGCGTAGTCCGTGATCGCGGCTTGGAGCAGGACGAGCAGCCGGGCGTCCTCCTGCTTGAGGATCGCCTGCTTGGTCTCGTCCTGAGCCTGCTCGACCGCGTTGATCCGCAGGTAGAACAGGTCCTCCTTGCGGAGGGCCGGGCGCGAGGCGATGCGGAAGAACCGGACAGGGATTCGCTTACCCTCGAACGGGGTGACCCGGACTTCGCCCTCGGTTCCGGACAGGATGTAGGCCTGGCCGAGGTCATCCCACACGTCGTACTCGACCGGGGTACCCGGGGTCACCGGGTCCTCGACCAGGACATTGCGCACGATGCCCTGGTAGCGCAGCTTGAGCTGGATGGGGCCGACCATGCCGACTCCCAGCCTGCGGAAGCCGTGCATCTCGTCCGACAAGATCAAGGCCATCTTGCGGACCTTGGCCTCGCGAGTCAGGCTCTGGCCGCCGGTTCGGGCGCGGCGTGCCTCGATCTGGGCTACGTAGTCGTCGCTCTTCCGGGAGGCAACACGCGGTCGCAGGCCGCCGCCCTGCGGAGCCAGCGCTAGCTGCCCGCCAGCCGAAACAGTGGCCAGCTCTGTCATCTGGGGGTCCTTTCCTGCGTTCCCGCGTGGTGGGGTCTTAGTCCCGGCCGGTGACGCTCGACGTGGCCAGGGCGAGTTCGGCAGCGCTGAACGCAGTCAGGCCCCCGATGGTGAGCTTGGTGGAGGAGTTGACCTTGAGCAGCCGGGCGACCGGCGCGCTCACGTTGCCTGTGGAGGCCCAGGGGATGAGCATGCCCTGGTTGCTGCCGGCCAGGGAGATGCCCACCAGGGCGGCGCCGGAGCCGTCCGAGGGGTCCGTCCAGGTCTGCGTGGCGTCGAACGCGGGAGCCAGGATCTCGAACTCCGCATCTGGTCCTAGCACCCAGACTGCGAAGGCATTGATGCCGGCGTACAGCAGCTCGTCGATCCCGTCGCCGCCGACGTACAGCGCCCCGAGCCCGTAGACCGGGGTCTGGGTCGTGGCGGCGTTCATCGTCTTGCCGCCCATCTGGGAGCTGGTAGCGCCAGCCGGCGCAACCAGGTCGCCTCCGGTACGGACGAATCCGAAGCCGGGCCAGATCGGGATAGCACGGGTCCAGGCCGGGTCCAGGAAGCATGGCTTTGGCGTCGCCTGCGTCCACGCGAACAGCGGCCGGATCGTGCGCTTCACGTAGTCGTTCGACAGGTACGTGCGGATCACGGCGTCTTCCTCATCTCTTCAAGGACCGGGGCCTGCCGGCCTCCTGCTATTCCTTCCGGGGCCGGAGGCGGGAAAGGCATCACGTCGGCGTAGGTCATCAGAGGAAGAGGTCCGCGCCGTCCATGTCGTCCATGGCCGCTGGCGCGTATCCCATCGAGGCGCCGACCGAGGCGAGCGACGGTGCCTGCCTGGCAGCCCCGGCGCGCTGCATCTGCCGCTGCTGCGGGTAGGCCGGCTGCTGCGGCATCCGGGACAGCACCGCGATCTCGTGCTCGATCAGCGCCGTCGGCAGCGAGGCGTCCTTCTCGATCCGCTCGGCGACCATCAGCTCATCGCCCTGCACCGAGCCGGTGGCGATCCGCAGCCTGGCCAGCCGGATCGAGGCGAACGTCCGGTTGGCGGTGGCTGCCTCATCCGGCGGAGCGAGGTGACTGCCGCCATTGAGCGCAGCAGCGCGCATCCCCTGGCCGGTCTGAACCCCCTGGCGCTGCTGGCCCTGCGGCTGCTGGGCCTCCAGCATCCAGGGGAAGGCGGCGCCGTTGTCGCCCAGGCCGCCGATGCCAGGCCCGTGAGCCTTCAGCGGATCAGGATCGACCCTCACATCGGTCTCGATCCGCCGCTGCTGGATCGGCACGCCGCCGTCCTGGCTCGGGTTGGTGCCGGTGACCGGTGCCGTCACGTCGATCAGGTTGGTGGCCGGCGGAGTCTGCATCTCGACTCCCGGCGTGATCGCCGTAGTCATCTGCTCGGCTGCGACCCCGGCGTTGGCGCCCGGCGTGGCACCCGGCCGCGACGGGTCATCCTGGGCCAGCGGCTGGAGCGCCTGCTCGGTGCTCTCGGTTGCCGGGGCCTCGGGCGGGTCCGGCACGGGGCTGGCCGGGTTGAGCACATCCGCGTGCCTGCGGAGCACCTGCGAGCGGATCGCGTCCAGGTGCCGGTCTACGCCCGCGGCCGAGGCGAGGAAGCGGAGCTGCTCCGTCAGGACCTCGTTCTCGGCGGTCAGGACGGCGATACGGTGCGACTGAGCGCGAGCGAGCGCGGCGCCCGTCTTGCTTCCTGCCATCTCTTCGTCCTCGTCCTCTTCGTCCTCGGCGTCGGGGTCTTCTGTACCTTCTGGGGGTCCACCCGCAGGTTGCAGCGACCCCTGGCGGCAGGCCGGGCACGGCGTACCCGGCTGGGCGGCCATATCGGTCGCGAAAGCGGCCCCGCACGCGGAGCACATGAGGTCCGGCTGCACGCCGGGCTGGGCTTCCTCGCCCTGGTTTTCCAGCTCCTGGCCCTCGGCCTCCTCTTCGGCGTCAGCCTCCTCGTCCTCCTCGGCCTGCTCGTCCTGAGCCTCTTCGCCCGTGTCACCTGGCTCGCCCTGCTGGGCTAGCGGCGGCAGCCCGTCTGTGTCAGCCGCGGGCACCGGGCCGCCCTCGCCCTGGACGCCTGGCGTCCCGTCGGGGGCTACCTGGTCCGGGTTCATGAGCTGGTTGTCGGCATCCTCGCCGGAGCCGATCTGCTGCGTGGCCGGGTCACCGGGAGCGCCCGGCTGGGTGACGACCTCGCCCTCCTGGTCCAGCTCCTGGCGGACCTGCTGGGCCTTGGTCACGTCGGGATCGCGGAACAGGCTGGGCGGGACGATGAATCCGCACACGGGGCAGCGTTCGCCGGACCACACGTCGTGCTCGCCGCAGACCGGGCACTCCTCCATTCGCAGTGTGTCCACCTGCGGCGGCACCCGGGTCTCGCCGTAGGCCAGCACCCGCCTGCCGTGATAGTGCATGTTCTCCTCGGCGATACCGCCGGGATGGTGCTGCTTGTGATGCTGCTCCCACCTGGTCTTGGAGTTGTTCTGCATCTGCACCCGGCCGCGGCCGGCTCCGAGGCCTCCGCCGCCCTTGCCGGAGTTGTCCTCTTCATGGTTCTTGCGGATCTGGCGCAGCCAGGTAGCGGCCTGAACCTGGTGCGGGCTGATCTTCCGCCCGGTGGCATCGGACAGGAGGCTTGCTGCATCGCGGTAGGCCTGGGCGACGTGCTCGTAGTGCTGGGTCTGGCCGAGCGGAGCCTTGCTGCCTTCCTCCTTGCCCAGGCGGCGGCCGACGGCGACCGACAGCGCGTGCCGGTCAACAACGACCTTGTGCGTGCCGTTCTTCTCGTCGGCCGCCGTATCTCCGCCGTGCTCGATCAGGTGAGCGAAGGCGGCTGTCTTCGGGGCCTTCAGCACCTGCGAGTGATGCTCGCCGCCGAGGATGTGCATCGCCGACTTCTGCTGCGTGCCCATGGCGCCGCTGCCGGGTCCAGGCGGATCGCCCTGAGCCGCCCGGCTGGCGTTGAACATGTTGACCGGCCATGCCGTCTGCGGTGAGTAGGCGGACAGCAGCCCGGCTCCCTTGGCTGCATCTCCTCCGGCGATCCCCTTTGCGACGTGGTGGGCATCGGCATACCACCGGTCGCCGAGGGACTTCTCGTCGTCGGTGGTGTCGTGGTAAGCGGCAACGATATTGGCAGCGCTTACCGGGTGTTCCTTGAAGAACGGGTGGTCGCCGCCTTCGCGCTTGGCCGCGGCCGTCTTGTCCAGGCCGCGGGCATCGGGCCGGCCCAGGAAGTAGGCGGTAGTATTAACACCATGGTCAGCAGGTCCGAACTGGACGGACGCTTCATAAGGACGGCCCCGGAGATCGAGCGGTACTTCGCCTCGATCGACTTCACGGCTGGACCGGGATTCTGCAACCCGTGGACGGGAGGATTCTTTGACAGCGGATACCCGCGCTTCTCGCTGTCGGACTCGAAGCGGTCGAGTGTCCGTGCTCACCGGTACGGATGGAGACTGGTGCGCGGTCCCATTCCGCCGGGCCAGGTGGTCTGCCACGCCTGCGACTGGAAACCGTGCATGAACCCCCTGCACTGGCTCCTGGGCACCAACGCCTTCAACTCCGCCGACATGGTGGCCAAGGGGCGCAGCCTGCCGGGCTCCAGGAACCCGTTCGCCACGCTTACCGAAGCAGACGTTCGGGTTATCAAGCGTGAACTGCTTCCCCAGGTGGCGGTTGGGAAGGGAAGCACACGAAGAGGGCAGCTCACCCTGGGGGACATTGGCCGCCGGTACGGAGTGAGTGACCAGGCCATCGCCTCGATCCGCGCTGGCCGTACGTGGAGTCACGTCGAACCCTGACATACCTCGTAGACCACGTGCATCAGGTGCATCAAGGACATAAGCCGATGGGTCAGCCGGCTCCTCGACCAGCAGCGAGTTCTCGAAGAACGACAACCCGGCGCAGATCTCGTGGATCAGCCGCTCCTCGACCTTGCCGGTAGCCGGGTTGGTCTTGCGGATCTTCTTGCCCTTGAGTGCTGGCAGGTGGTGGCAGTACTCAGCCGGGGAGGTGGCCTTGTTCCCGCATGCTGAGCAGCGCGACCACTCGACATCGACGCCCATGCTGGTGCGGTTGACCTTGCCCGCCAGGATTGCCTGGGCCAGTTTCGGGAAGCGCTGGGCGTCGATCTCCATCAGCCCCTCGACCCAGGTGTCGGGGCTCTTGTCCGGGTTGCGGTCACGGTGCAGGGCGACAGCGACGACCACCCCGCGAGCGCGCCGGTGATTTGCGTTGTGGTGGTTGATGAATACCGGCTTGCCCAGGAACGTCCGGTATCCCTTTTCGATCTCGCCTGCGGGGAAGGTGTCATGGTTGTCGTTGGTCCGGGAGGAGATCATCCTCGACCGGACGTAGAGATACCCGGCCCGCGGCGTGTAGTCGAACGCGACCCGGTGGGCCGCCTTCCGCAGGCCAGCGGGACCTGCCTGCTGCGGAACCCGCCAGGACTCCAGCACTTCCAGGCTTGCGTACTTACGCAAATGCCCACCTCCCGGTCGCCCTTCTTTCCTTCTGGGGGCGACCGGGAGGTGGGCATCACCTCGGGGTTAGTTGCTCAGTTCTGGCCGTACTTCTTCCAGCAGCTCATGCCCATGCGACGCTCGCGCGACAGCTCATCGGTAAGGACCAGGCCGCACTTCTTGCAGCGGCGGATGGCGTCGGCGAACGCGTCGCCTGCCTCCTCGAACCCGGCCGCGCGGATGGCCACCAGGGCGAGCCGCATCTGGATGTTGTCCAGCTTGATGGTGCGCATCGAGCTGCCGTCGCCGCCGCCGAGGATCCGGACGGCGAACGAGTAGCCGGCCCACTTGCCCTTCGCCGGCTTATCCACCCGCCAGAAGTCGAGGTCGTTGTTGCCGGTACGCGAGTCGGTGGCGAAGTAGCCGGCCGGAACGTCCTTGAGGTCGGCCAGGGTCGGCAGGGTGGTGCGGGCAGCCGGCCCCTGCCGGATACGGGCCTCGCCGGACCCGGCCGGGCCGGAGATGTAGGCGCTACCCGGGGGCTGGGCGGCCGGCACTGCGGGCTTGGGGGCCATCGGGAGGTCCGGGCACTTGCTCAGGTGAGCGAGCACCATGCGCATCTGGGCGCTGCTCAGGGTGTGGGATCCGTCTACCATGTCCCGCTGGAGGCTGTGGCGCTTGATGCCGGCTAGCCGGCGGATTTCCGCCATCTGGTCCTGGATCTCGTTGATCATCGGGAACTTCCTCGTCTCTGCTGTGCTCGCTACTCGTGGTTACGTGCCTAACAATAGCAAGAAACCCTGTATTGAGCAATACAGACCAGAGGGCCAGTCAGCTCCCGTTGAGCAGCGGCTTGCAGTCGCGCAGCGCCTCGACCTTGGCGATGTAGGACAGGAACCCGTGCACCTCTGCGACAGCCGACTTCGGGGTGCTCTTCGTCACGAGCAGGCTGAAGAAATGATCCCAGATCTGCTCGCTACCAGAGCGGTAGGTGTTGCCGGCTACGCAACTGGCATAGTCCTGCTGGCTCTGCCGTTCCACCACGGACTGGGTACTGTCGTACGTCTTCCAGAGCAGGAGGCCGCCGGCGAGCAGGGCGGCACAGACCACGCCGAGAAAGATGACAAATATCCGGTAGCGGTTGACCGCCTTCCTCAGCGTGGCCACCTGCGCAGTGGCGGTCCTGGCGAGGACGGACTCGTCCTGCTCCGTTCCGTGATCCATCAGTCCCCCTTAAGTGACTTTCTATGTCTTCCCGGCTCCGACGAAGAGCATCGTTTGCAGCAGGATGGCGGCAGCTACCTGATCCCCGGCGTAGATCGGGAAATCGCTCTTGTCGCCTGAGTGGTAGTCCCGGATGTACTGAAGCAGCCCCTTCAGCTCCTCGCGCTCGACGGGCGTCAGGCGCCCCTCCGTCAGGGCTTCCAGCAGGGCATCAACGTGCGCCCTGGCCGGGTTCGGGCTGTGCAGCACGCGAGCCAACTCCACTCCGACATTGCGCCAGAAGACATCCATTTTCGTTTCGAGGACGGTGATCCTGTCCCCCAGGCCGGTGACGGCCGTAGAGTTCCTGTCCACGACGCTGCTGATGCGCCGGCTGTCCAGGGACAGCGTGCCGATATCCCCGCTCAGCTTAGTGGTGAGGTCCGTAACCGGCTTTAGCTGAACAGAGATCGCGTTATCGACGGCCTCCTTGCGCATCATCGTCCGGCGGTCGCCGCGGGTGCTCAGGTACGACATGATCGCGGCGTAGGAGCCGCCGAGGCCGCCTACGGCGCCGACTGCGGCGATGAAGACATCGGTGCTGCTCACGGGGCGACCAGGGCGTGCCAGGCGGCGAGCAGCTCGTCCTTGCCCAGCCCGGCGGTACCCGAGTCTGCCCAGGCGCCGTGCTCAGCCCAGGCCACGGCCGGGATTACCCGGCCGAACGCGCGTTCCAGCGCCGCCAGGATGTCCTCGCCGCTGGCGCCCGGCAGCGAGAGGAACACCCCGGCGCCGCCGAACGGGTCGCCGTCGATCTCCTCCTGCGTCGCCATGTCGATGCGGTAGGGGAACATGGGCCTCCTAGACCGAGATCACGTCATCGTCGAAGTCGTCGAGCGACACCCCGCGGCGGGTGAGGTCATCATCCTCGCCCTCGTAGTGGGTGCCCTCCAGCCGGAGCAGGCCGAGGTTGCGGGCGCGCTGGCCGCGTCCCTCGGTGATCAGCTCGGCTGCCTCGGCATCTGGCAGCACGTCAGCGGTCTTGAGGAACGCACGGGCCTGGGCCGCGATGTCTCCGTCGGACACCTGCCCGCCGCGCGAGGGTCCGCCCGCCCCGGTGGTGTACTGGCTCGCTGCTGCCGACCGCTGGAATGCGGCCACGATGTCGTCGATGCCGCCCTGTGGCTGGCCCGGCTCGGCTGCCGCCTCATCCGAGTCAGCACCCCCGCCAGACCACTGCTGTGTGCCTATCTTCGGATAACCCGAAGTTACCTGCGGGTTATCCGAAGAGTAACCGCCGACGGTCTGGATCGACGGGTCCTCGGGCGACAGCGGCTCGTCCATCGAGCCCATGCCTGGCTCCTGGGTGACCACGGACGGCTGCCGGGCCTGCGGCGCGCTCATGCGTCCGAGATCGCCCATGGACGACGGGCTGCCGAACATCTGGCGGAAACGATCCCGGACGCCCTCATACGATCCTGAACGCTGCTGAACACTTCCGGACGCACCGAGCCCCGCCACGTCGGCCGGCGCCTGGGTGTCCTGCCCGCTCCCGGCGCTGCCCCCGCCGATCGTCCCGTCGGCAGCGGCCGTGTGCTCCAGGTCGTCACCGGTCGTCGAGGGGAGCGCGGGCTCGGGTGCATCGTGCAGCTCGGCCTGGGGGCCATGCAGGTCCGGCCGCGTCTTCTCCAGTTGCTTCTGGTGGCACGCACCGCACATGGTCTGCCCGGTTCCGGCGTTGACCGTCTCACCCGGTGCGCCGCAGCGCTCGCAGTTGCCCTCCTCGCGCCACCGGCTGCTCACCCAGTCCGGCACGGCACCCTGGTGCAGGCCTTCCTCCATCCGGATACCCTGCGGGTCGCGCGGCTCGATCGAGGTGGACGGCCCGGCCGTATTCGCCCGGTCGGTATAGCCGAACGTCTCCTGGTCCTGCTGGAAGCTGCCGATGTCCGGGTAGTTCAGGTGCGCAGGGAGCGGCTGGACGGCCCCTGGCGCGAGCACCTTGTGGCCCTCATTGGACAGCGGCTGCTGGACGTAGCTGTCCTCCTGGATGCCGCCCCAGTTGTCCGGGTCAGGCGCGGCCAGGAACCCGTACGAGCCCGGGTCCTGCTCCGGGTTCAGCGGCTCGGTGGCACCATAGGGCTTGACCGGCGGGTGGTGGGAGACGTTCTCCGACCCCCACGGCGCGTTGGCCTGGTCGGCCGTGACCGGCCGGAGCGAGCCTGGCTCTCCCGGCTCTGCCGCATCGTGGGTGTGCGGCAGCCGCATGGCCGCCCTGGCCGCGTGCATCCGGTCGTGGAACTCGCTGAGGCCGCCCGGCTGGGAGCTGCGTGCAGCCAGCATGTCGTCCGGCAGCCCGTGCGCGACCGCCATGTGGCGGGCCATCATCTTGTCGGAGCTGGCCAGCCCGGCCAGCCGCCGGACGGTGCCGCTGAACCCGCCCAGCTCGGCCAGGGCGATCAGGTCGGCCGCGTCTTCCCCGTCGTCGAGCAGCGCAGCGGTTGCCCCGCGTACCGGGCTCTCCCACTCGTCGCGCTCCTCCGGCGTCCAGTTCCAGTCGCGCGCCTCGTCGGGGGTGGCGTGGTGCAGGCTGGCGGCGGGGGCCAGCCAGGTGTCACTCCAGCGGCCCTTGTGCGGGTCTCCCTCGTAAGGCGGCCAGGACTTGACCGTCACGTCGTTCTTGCCCCAGGACGGCCGGGCCTCGTCGGTCACGACCTGGCGGCCGAACATGCCGCGCGACTGGGCCTCGAACTGGAGGGCCATCACGTGCGAGCACGGCCGCCCGGAGTAGCGTGCGCCGAGTGACTTGTCCTGGTGGAAGCTGGCCCACGGGCACCCGCACGCCCAGTGCTGGATGGTCTGCGGCTTGCCCGGCGGGCGCTGGATGCCGGACTCGTAGATGTCGTGGTCGCCGCGGACCTCTCCGATCACCATGCCGAGGCTGGCGTGGACGATCCGGACGTGGCCTCCGGCCCTGATCCGCCTGGCCTTCGCGATCACGTCCGACCAGGAGGCAGTAAACTCGAACCCGAATGATGGCGACTGGGCTGCCGCCGTGTACATCGCGAGCGCTGCCGACTTCCTCACCTTGCCGCGGGCGCCGACCTCTCCGGAGGGGAGCGCCCGCTTCTTCTTGCCGTCGTTCCGGCCCTGGGTCTTCGCCGGGCCGGTTTCGTTCACCTGGGCTCCGGCAGCCGGCCAGTTGTCCGGGTCAGTATCCCCGGACGCTCCCGGACGCTCCCGGACGCTCCCGGAGTCGTCCGGGCCGCTGACCTGGGCATCTGAATTGTCCAGGGAGTTGTCTGGGCTATCGTGCTCGTCCTGGCCGAGTCCGGCCACGGCCTGGTCAACCTGTCCCTGGAAGTCCTCGACCTGCTCGGGCGGGGCGTCGGCCCCTTCGACGGACTTGGTGGAGTCGTCGTCCTTGGACGGCGCGCGGATCTGCTGGGCGTGCATGTCATCCCACGGTCCCCGGTTCTTGCTGACGGTGGCCGTGTAGGCCCACACCCCGGCCGGCCCGTCGCCCGCATGGGCGGCCAGGAGCTGGGCCAGCCCACGGTGGTGCCCGTCGCCGAGGAACGTTCGGCCGGGAGTCGCGACGGCCAGGGCAGGCTTGAGCGGCTCGCCCCTGGCCGCCTTCTTCTGCATCGTGTCCAGGAACCCGCCGACCCGGTGCGGCTGCTTGTAGCTTGTCCAGGTGTCCCGGTCGCGCCAGTCGATGTCCTTCAGCGGGACGTAGTGCGGCCCGCTGATGGCCGCATGGTGCAGCCATTCCAGCGCCTGCTGCGGGTAGTCCTCTTCGAGCTGTGCCAGCAGCGCGTGCCGGGCGCTCTCGGAGTGGCGCGCTGCGGTGGCACGCAGCTCCTCCTGTGCCACTTCCTCGGCTGGCACGTCGGTGCGGTGCCGCCCGGTAAAATCGGTCGAGGGCACGAAATCGCCGTCTGTGCCAGTCGGAACGTCCATCCAGTTATGCAGCTCGGTACGCTCGTGGCCCGTCCATGGCACGCGCGCCGCGACGAAGGCCCCGATCTCCAGCCCAGGTCCGCCGCCTGCTGACATGCCCTCGGGGTACATCCCGACGGTGGCGCCGTTGTACAGCTCCTTGTTCGCTGGGTCTACCGGGTCATCCCATTTCGGGTCGCCGTTCCCTTCGGTCGATCGGCTGTCGTAGCTGTCTGGCGCGATGGCACGCGGGATCGTGCCATGTTCCGGCGCGTCGCCATGGTTGTCGATCGGCGTGCCATTGATCGTGGTGGCGTGGTGGAACGTGCCACCGAAGAACTGGCACGCCTCCTCGATCTGTGCCAGGCGTGCCAGTGCCGGGCTCATCGCCCAGGGCGGCGGCGGCGCGGGCTCCTGCGGGCCGAGGCGATCCTCGGTCCACGGCTGCTGGCCGGGCTCGGCCCAGTACATGCCGGTGTCGTTCTCGCCGCCGTTGTACTCGTCGTCCCGCGGGTCGTCAGGCCGGCCGTAGGTGGTGGCCGAGGCCCTGGCCGACAGGCCCTCGGGAAAGTCCAGGTGGCTGTATCCCGGGTCCTCGTGCGCGCTGCTGTACTGGCTGTGCCAGTAGCCGGGCTGTGCCCAGGAGACGCCCTTGAACGGTACGGATGATCCCGACTTCATGGAGATCTCGCGCTGGTCAGCGTCGGGGAAGGACCAGGGGTCTTGCTCGTAGTCCGAAGTCCGCGGGTGCACCGATGTGTCCGGGCCTGAGCGGTAGCGCTCGCGCAGCAGGTCCTTGTCGTCTTCCCAGTCCTCGCGACCGGGGGTGTAGGCGTGCATTACGACGGGGGTGGACCTGCTGCCGATGCCGCTGCCGCCCTCGGCGTTGTCCTTGGCCACCTTCTGGTCGTCGGTCCAGTTGTATCCGAGCCCCTGGCCGCGGGCGGGTGACGGGTGCGGGTTCATGAGCAGGTGGCGGGCCAGGGCAGTGCCGCGCTCGGCAAGCGACCGCGACTCGTCATGCACGACGGAGTGCACGTTCTCGGGCAGGTCGAGAGAGACACCGCGGTGGATCTCGCGGCCGGGCGGGTTCATGGCCGGGCTGTCGTGCCATGGCTTCGAGACCTCGGTGTCGTCCCAGCGGTCGCTGGCAGCGGGTTCGTCGTCGAGGTAGGCGGCTGTCTTGCGGAGGCCGATGACCGAGAACAGCCTGCCCGGGTCGGGCCGGTCACTCAGTATTGTGCCCATCTCCGGGTAGTCGTCGCTGGCGACGTGAATCTCCCCGGCCTCTGCCTCAAATGACGCAGTGACCCCGGCTGGGAGGTAATTGCCGGGCGGGGCGGCCCGCAGGTCGGCGGGGATGGCGCGGAGCTGGCTCGCCGTGTAGGTGCCCTTGCCCATGCCGCCGTCGAGCACGACCTCGTACTCGCTGATGCCGGGCGAGAACGACGACGCGACGAACAGGATCCGGCCGGGCAGGCCGTCGATGGTCATCACCCGCTGGCCTGTCGCGAACTCAGCGGTGACCGCCGCCTCGTGCACCTGCGACAGCCGCGTCGAGTGCTTCCTGATCCGCTGTGCCATTGACCGCCTCCTCCATCCTTCCGGGGCTCAGCCGGAATGGCAGCGGAGACTTGCTCGTTACAGGCTTTCTTGCTAACTTAAGGAGAGGAGCAAGGAACGGACAGCCGGAAACCCGGCATTAAGGGACAAATCGTGAGGCTCTGGCTCACCGTCGCAGGAATCGTGGCCCTCGTCGTCTACATGGCGGCCGAGGGCCTTCTGCGCATGGTCCACGGTCATGTGCTGATCGTGGTGATCGGAATCTTCGCCGCCATCATCGCCATGACGGCCATCCTGTTCGCGTTCATCCGCGGGCTCGGTCACCACACCAGGATGGTCATCCGCGAGATCGAGCCGCCACGGGCTCGGCCGCAACTGCCGGCCCCGGCAACCCCGCGGGTCACCCAGGCCCCGCCAGTCCAGCGGATGGACCCGTTCTCCGCCGACGGCAAGACCTGGGCGCAGCTTGTCGAGGAGGAAGAGCGCGCCGAGCTGCTGCGCCGGGGACCGCGCGAAGCCCGCCCCGTGCACATCTGCAAGGGCATCTCCTGCTACGAGATTCTCGGTGACCATCCGTGGGCGATTGATGTCGAAAGAGAAGATGGCCAGGAAGAGACCTACCTGTTCTGCTCGCGCCAGTGCCTGGAGGAATGGCACCGGGCCGATGTGGAACGCGCCGGGAGGTCCGGCGCCGAAGGGTAGCTAGGGAGGGAAATGGCAGGCAGCCAGAGCACGAGACCGCCAGAAGAAGGCAGCCAGCCGGTAACCATCACCTTTGTCCTGCACGACCCCGACTCGGGCGGCATCGCCGTCAAGCACGATGGGAAGGTGGTCTGGCAGGACCCGACGATGAGCACGTGGCCCCAGTATTTCGCGCAGATGATGCCCAGGGGCCGGCTCGTAGTCCTGGAGGTTGAATAGGCCCGTTAGCTAGTCAAAGAACCCCGGTTTAGAGGGGACCGGGGTTCTTCCATGTTCAGCCTCTGGCCCCCGCCGTCTGCTGACCCTGGGCAGTCACGTACGCAGCATAGGCCTGGTCTGCTGCCATCTGCGCCTCGTAGGCGGTCCCGTAGAGCTGGCCCGCCGATCCGGTTGTGCCGCCTGCCAGCTTCATCTCGCTCCAGGCCTCCCAGGCACTCGCGGCCCGTGCCGCAGCCTGGGCATATACGGCCCACAGCGATGCCACGTCCGGGCCGCCTGATGCGGTAGCCGTCAGCCCGGCTACCGTCGCCAGGGTGGCCTGGGCCACCTTCAGGACCTGCCCGGAGGCAGTCAGCCGGGGGCTCGCGGCCATGTCCGACCGGGCGGCGATCGATCCCGTCCCGGTCATCCTGGGCATGGCGGACAGCGCGGCCGACGCCGTGCGCACTGGTGTTCCGGCGGCCGTCAGTGTCGCAGTGGCCTGGAATCCCGCCTGGGCGGGAACTGTCCGGTGCCCTCCGGCCGCCATCGACCCGGTGCCGGCCAGGGCAGCCGAAGCGGGCGCGGACTTCTGGCCGGCAGCTCCCAGGCTGCCGTTACCCACCAGGCTCGCGGCCCCCGGCAGGTCCTCGGTACCCGAACCGGTGAGGTAGCCGCTACCCGCCAGGGTGGCAGCGGCTTCCGCGGTACGTGCCGCAGCGGCCGTCAGCACGGCCGCAGCAGCCAGGGCGGCCGTGCCCTGGACAGTCCGGTACCCGGCCGCGCTGAGGCTGCCAGAGCCCGCCAGGGCGGCGCTGGCGGGGATGATGACGCCGCCGGCAGCCAGCATCGACCCGGACCCGGACAGCGCGGCTGCGCCGGGGGTGGCCGCGTTCACGCCAGCGGTCAGGGTGCCCGACCCGGACAGTGCCGCCGCGCCCGGCACCAGCTTCTGGCCCGCGGCCGTCAGCGTGCCCGTGCCAGACAGCCCGGCCGAGCCTGGCACGGCCTTCTGCCCAGCCGCAGATACCGAGCCGGAGCCGCTGAGCGAGGCCGCGCCCTCGAACTCCCAGGCCGCCCCGAGCGTGCCCGTGCCACTGAGCGCGCCAGCTCCTGGCACGGACTTCTGGCCCGTGCCAGCCAGCGTGCCAGTACCGGACAGGCTGGCTGCGCCAGCGAACGAGCCGGCAGCTCCGAGCGTGCCAGTACCGCTGAGGCCGGCTGCTCCGGGTACGGCCTTCTGCCCGGCTGCGCTCAGCGTGCCAGTGCCGCTCAGCGCAGCCGCTCCGGCAAGCTGGCCCGCTCCGGTGAGCGTGCCAGTGCCCGACAGCGCTGCCGCGCCAGGTATCCCGGTCGTGCCAGTGCCGCCCAGGGAGCCTGTGCCATCAAGCGCAGCAGACCCGGTGAAGACCGCACTCCCCGCCAGCGTGCCGGACCCCGACAGGGCAGCCGCGCCAGGTACCTTCTTCTGCCCGGTGGCCGCGAGCGACCCTGATCCGGACAGGCTGGCTGCGCCGGCAAAGGAGCCTGCGGCCGTCATCGAGCCGGCACCGCTCAGCCCGGCAGCACCCGGGACCGTCTTCTGGCCGGCCGCCGTCATCGAGCCGGAGCCCGACAGCAACGCCGATCCGGCAAAGGCACCGGTCGCGCCGAGGGTGCCCGAGCCCGACAGCGCGGCGCCCCCCGGCACCTCCTTCTGGCCGGTTCCGGACATCAAACCCGATCCGGACAGGCTGGCTGCGCCCTCCAGGTCGCCCGCGGCTGTGAGCGTTCCGGACCCCGACAGGACTGCTACGCCCGGGATGATGATCCTGGGCGGGGCGGTGAGCGTGCCCGACCCGGACAGCGACGCTGCCCCGCCGAAGTACCAGGCACCGCTGAGCGACCCTGATCCCGACAGGGTGGCTGCGCCCGGGACGAAGGCGAGCAGTCCTGGGCCGAACGCACCCGGCTCGGCGTAGCCGGGTATGGCGGAGGTGAGCAACCTACGCCGCCTTCCAGGCCTTACCGCCGGTTACGTAGAGGCTGTTCGTCCCGGTCGTCCAGACCGCCGTCAGCTCGAATACCTCCGACGAGCTGGTCGTGATGGAAAGGCCGGTATCCGAGTTGTTCCCGAGCAGGTAGACCGCGACGGCAGTGCCCACCGAGCTGGACGGCGCGATCTCCAGCCGCGCGTTCACTCCGGCCAGCGGGCCGGGGAATACCTGGATGGACCCCTTGAACCGCCACCGCCCGTTGGTCACGCTGGCCGGCATCGTGTAGGCATTGGTCGTCAGCGTGACGCCGCCCCAGCTCAGCGTCCAGGTGAGAACGGTGTTGCTCGACCCGGTGGTGAACAGGCCCCAGCACTCGATCTCGTAAATCGAGCTGACGGTGGCCTCGTTAGCAGGAACCGTCATCTGCGCCAGCGTCAGGGTAGTCGTCGCGTTGACGACGGACAGGATCGAGCTGTTCGCCTGAGCGGTCCCGAGTGCCAGCCCATCGCCGGACGGCGGCCCCTGGACAAGCTGCTTGAGGCCGCCGGCAGTCACTACCTGCTGGACGGAGAACCCGGCCGCATGCGCGACCGGGGTGGTGGATTCGGCTCCGCGGGTGACAGTCCAGGTGGTGCCTGACACGTTGGTTACCGCGATAATCTCGGTCGGTGCGGCGGGGTCGATGACGTGGAACTGGGTAGGCGGGTTAGCGCTGGAGCTGGCCGAAGGAAAGCCGGCGTACCCGCCGCCCATAGTCCAGTTCTGGCTGGTGCCCTGGGCTACGGCAGTCTGTGCCGCCGCTACCGTCGTAGACGACTCGGGATTGGCCCACAGCTCGGTCAGGATGGACATCGCTCACCTCCGCAGCAGGCTGGTGCAGCCCGGGGCTACTCCGTGACCCAGTTGGCAGAATCGTTCAGTGCTGCCTGTACTGCGTCTGCCAGCGCCGCATCCGCCGCGGCCGGGGCGGTGACCGAGACCGTGAAGGCATACGCCTTGACGGTGATCGCACCGTACTGCTGGACCAATCCGATGCACGTCGTGGCCGAATCCGGGTCCTGCGTCGGGTCGTTAATGGTGACGTACTCTGCGTCTCCGTTGTCCTGGGTATAGGCAGCCACCCAGAACGACGCCAGGCTGCCGGCGCTCTCAGAGACCTGATTCACGGCACCGTTGATGACGGCTGCCTGGAACCAGGCATCGATATCTGCCTGGGCAGGCGGGGTGGTCGCCATAGGAGCGCTCCTCTCGTTACCAGGTAGAGGCGTTGAGCGTGACCGCCCCGGTGGCGAACTGCACGGTGTCGCCGTTGGCCACTCCGGTGATCGAGGCGGTCAGCGCCCCCTCGAACCAGCGCAGCGGCGTGCCCGCGGTGTCCCAGATCTCGATCGCCGTGATCGTGGCCCAGGATCCGGTGGCGGTCCAGGAGGGCGCGCTGGAGCTGGCCGAGGTTCCGGAGGAGTTAGCGCCGAAGGTGATGGCGTTGCCGCCGGCGGCGTAGCCGGGGCAGTTGCCGGAGGTGGCCTCGGTGCCGTTGGAGGTGTTGCTGCCGATCGCGGTCAGCAGCCGCAGGTGCAGTGCGGTCGGCCAAGCAGAAAACGACCCGCCCTCAAGGATGTTGTTCATTACCGAGGCGACCCGGTTCTGGTCCATCATCGTCATGACTCAGGCCTCCACCGGCTCCATGGCGGTGATCAGCAGCGGCCGGCACGGGGTGCCGGTCTCGTTGGCCGCCTGGCCGTGGGCGTGATCGATCGGGCAGCAGGTGCAGCCCTTCGCATCGACGGCCGCGTGCACGTCGCTGCCGTCGGTGATGATGGCCCAGGTGCCGCAGTTCTTGCACTGCGCGTGGATCACGGGCGCTCCCCTCCGGTCGGTTCCTCAGACCTTCTGGGGCTAGCGCGCGGCGGGGACGTACCTGTCGTAGTCGAGCAGGTCGCTGTCTTCCTCGGTGACGCCCAGGCGTGACCGGATCCCGACGTGAGCAGGAGCCTGGTAAGCCCGCAGGCTCGGCCCGGAGTACCAGGCGTCGCCGCGGCGGGCCTGGTCCTCGGACTCGGGCAGGTGCGCTTCGAGGATGAACCCGGCCAGGTCCTGCTCGTCCTGCCCCTCTCCGGCAGCGGCGGCGATCCGCCGGGCGCGCTCGGCATCCTCGCCCGACTCGTCCACGGCACGGGCGAGCGCGGCCATCTGGCGGACCCGCCCGGTGCGCCGGAACAGCGCGCCCTGCCTGGGCATGCTGCGCTTGCGGGCAGCCTTGGGCATCTGATCACGCTCCTGGTCGGACTCGGGCGGGCGCTGCGGGTCGTCCTCGATCCCGCCTTCGCCGGGCTCTGGTCCTTCGCCCTCGGGCGGGGCGTTGCCCATCTCCTCGTCTGCCATCTCGCCCTGGGCCATGTCCTCGGGTGTCGGGGCGAGGTCGGGCAGCGACTCGGGCTGGATGCCCATCCGGTCGATCATGACCTGTTCGGCGGCGAGCGCGGGGGGCACGCCTTCCTGCTGGGCGAACGGCGCGAAGTCGGCCATGAGGTCGGCCGGGATCGGCAGGCCCTCGTTGCGCAGCTCGATGAACGCCTGGCGCCTGGTCCGGGCCTGGGCGATGATGTCGGCGATGGCCTCGTCCTGGGACCGCTCGCGCTCCTCGTCCAGGTCCATGCCGAGCCCGCGGGTCCGGGTGCGGGCCGAGATAGGAATGCCGGATGCGCGCAGCGCCTCGGTGAACTGCCTGGTGGTGTCCTCGTCCCGGAAGTTGAGCACCGCGAAGCCCAGCTCGGGTACCAGCAGCTTGGGCTGCTCGGTGATCCGCCGTTCGCCGGTTTCCTCGTCTACCTCCAGGACTTCTTCCATGACCACGAACCGGCGCCCGTTGCGCTCCTCGTAGTCGTAGTGCTCCTGGGCCTCGGCGACGACCATGGCGCGCTGGCGGAAGTGCTTCTTGAGGTACTTCTGGTACTGGGTCATGAGCTGCTCGACGAGCTGCTTGTTGAGCGCGTCGGCCGCGTACGTCTGGCCCTCCTGGGCGCCCATCAGGAACGTGCGGCTCAGCCCGAACACCTGGAGCACCCGGTCCTCGATCCGCTCGAAGTCGGGGGTGAGGTCGGGCATGTTCTCGCGGCCGAACACCGGCTGGATATCGACCGCGAAGTTGTGGATCAGGGCTCGGAAGTCGCCTGCCAGAGCAGCGTCGAGGGCAAGCTCGAAGTTCTCCAGGTCATCGTCGGTGGGAATCCAGGGTACGGAAGTGCCGAGGTCTGTGGCTGAGGCTCCGAGCTTGCAGAGGATGAGGGGGGTGTAGAGCCGGTCTGCAATCGAGTCGAGCGCGGTGTTGAGCATCTCCTGCTGGAGCATTGACCGCATGGCACGTGTGAGAAGGGGCAGGCCACGGAGGTTGAATGTGTCACCTTTGAACCTGAGCTGCTTGAGGAGGATGTTGCTGACCGGCATGAACGCGTTCTCGGCCGTGTAGGCGGCCAGCTCCGGGTATTCCTGGATCAGCTTGTTGTACTCCCAGGCGGGCTGCCGGGTGGTCAGGATCTGCCGGATGGTCCAGGGCAGCCGGATGAAGTAGCGCGGCTCCTTGAGGAACGGGGAGCGCTCGACCTTGATGTCGTCCGGGTTCAGCAGTTCCTCGTCGTCCCAGATCCCCAGGTCCTCGTTGAACGTCGCGAAAGGCCACGCCTCGCCGGAGGTGTAGTACTCGCGGCCCATGTCCACGAGGAACTCCTCGTAGTCGAGGCCGTCCTCGTCGAAGAAAAGGCCCTCGTAGAACTCGGTGAGCCGCTGGTCCTTGCACTCCAGGTGGGCGCCGATGACCGGGAACTTGGAGAAGATATCGACGCAGCTACCGACGATGGGGTCGGTCTGGTACAGCAGGCGGCAGAACGCCCGGACCTTCGATAGCTCCTCGTTCTGGCTGAAGTCATACGGCAAGTTGTTCTGACGCCAGTAGAACAGCGGGTCACGCGGCCTGCCAGTCGCGAACTGGATGTCCGAGAACCCGGCCGAGGCCCCGCCGGCCAGGGCGGTACGCCGCGCGAGCATCCCCTGTCGGGCGTTGACGCGCCGGTTCTTGCGAGCCTCCCGGACCTCATCGGTCATCTGGTCGTCACGCAGGCCCTTGGCCCCGAAGGCGAACCCGCGCGAGAGCTGCTGCATGCTCGCGGTGCGCGCGGCGCCTTCCCCGGCCCTGTAGGCGATCCTCACCGGCTGCGCCCTCCTCGGAGGGCGCCCTGCCCTCTATTACTTCTGCGGGGCGGCCGGAGGAGCGAGCGCCGCGATGACGGCAGCGCGGTTCGCGTCGGCGGGGCGGTTCTCGTAGCGGCAGATCACGCAGTCGCGCTTATCGCCGGCGGGCTGGCCGAGATAAGCCGCGGCCTTGTCGTGGCCGATGAGGTTGTGCAGCGTGGCGATGAACCGGCCGATCGGGTCCATCACGCCCACCAGAGCTGACCGACGGCAACCTCTGTGTCAGGATGCTCGGAAAGGAGCGCGAGCGCCTGGTCCACCCCGGCCCGGCATGAAGTGCAGTCGTGCATCAGGCCGAGCGTGCGTACGTCTTCCGGGCTGCTGGTGATCGTCCATTCAGCATGATGCAGCCGCTCGCCGATGCCTGCGGCAAGCCGCTCCGACAGTCCGCGGAGGTCGCGCCCGGCGAGCTGGGCGACGAAGCACAGCTCGTCGCCGACGGTGAGGTACCAGCGCCGGGGAACGCTGATGATGGCGCTGTCGAACCCGCGCGGCTCGTCCTTTGCCAGCGTGGCGATGCAGAGCTTCAGCGGACTGCTCACCCGCTGATCATACGGCCGAGGCTGCCTGGATCTCGGCCCTGGACCGCAGGCAAACCCAGCAGTGGTCAGCGAGCCACGCTGGATCTCCGGCGTGCTCCTCGGGCGGGCGGATCACTCCGGCAGCACCGAAGCCGATGAATACGTCATCATCGCGGCAGTAACCGTACACGGGCGTACTTACTCCAGCTCCGGCATCGGCGTATCCAGGATGGCCTGGGCGAGCTGGCGCCACTGCTCCCAGGTCGAGCAGGGCATCAGCGGCATCCACACCCCGTCCGTCACCTCGGCGAGCACCGGGATCTCCATGGCGTTGCGGATCACGCGGTCGCCGATGTCGCCGCGCACCCGCAGGCCGGGCGGCAGGCCGGTCGAAGTGGACTTGCCGCTCACCGGCTGGCGTCCGCGCGGACGGCCGCCAGGACCCGGGGGTCGCCGCCGGACAGGGCGACCGCGATGTGCCGGGTGAACTGGTCCTCGGTCAGGACCTGGCCTCCGATGCCGTGATAGGTGCGGATCGACTTCTTCTTGAATGGCGGCTTACCGGACTTCTTGCTTTTGTCCTTGGATGATGGCTTAGAATCTTTCTTGCTATCGCCATCATCTGAAGGCGGTCCCGAAGGCGGAGGCGCGTTATCGTCGCCTCCGCCTTCGTCCAGAGGATCTCCTTCATCGGGGCCAGCGAGTCCCGGGTCCTCGCCCTCATCATCACCCGGAATGCCGCCTTCGTCCATAGGCATCCCGTCTGGGCCGATCATGCCCGGATCAACCAGTCCGCCGTCAGGACCGATGTCCGAGGGCGCACCCGGCCCGTTCGGCATCTGGGGCATGCCGGGGAACGCAGGCTGGACCCTGACGATGTAGTTCTGGCCGCAGAAGTCACACGAGATAGTCCCGTCTGAGCGCCCGACGACCTGGCCGGAGCCGCAGAACGGGCAGTGAGAGGTGATCAGGGGGTCGCCCGGGTCGTGCGCTGTGCGCGTCCCCAGGCCCGCTGGTGCCGTGTGCATGCCGCCTCCTAATCCTTCTGCGGTGCTACTTGTGGAAGGCCGCGTACAGCGCGATGGCCACGACGATCGAGCTGAGCACCAGCGCGGCCATGCCGATGATGACGTTCATGTTCAGCCTGGTGTCGCTTACCTGGCTCTTCTGGCCCTGGGCCTCGTACTGCGCCCGCCGCAGGTCCTCGATCGATTTCTGGATCGGCTCCAGGGCCGCGGCCATGGCCGACCGGAAGGCGTCTGCGGTCGTGATGACCTGCTGGGCCAGCGTGTTCGCGCGGGTCTCCGCCACCTGGGCGGCAGCGGCGACGTTCCCCACGTCCACCGACCGGATCGCGTCGATCCGGGCTGACTCGGCACTGCGCAGCTTGTCCTCGTAGTCGGCACGCAGCTCCATCTCCCGGCGCAGCGCGCTGATCCCGGCCTCCCGCAGGTCATCCTGTCTCTGGGTGGAGGCCTCGACCAGCGTCTCGACGTTCTTGGTGGGGTCCGTCCACCACGGAGGAATCATGCCGGGCCTGTCGGGATCCTCGCTCAACAACTTGTCCCCCTTCCTGATCCTTCCGGGGGCAGACGGGAGTTGCATCAATACAGGTTTTCTTGCTAAGATGGATTTTGCAAGGAAGCGACGAGGAGGCCGAGATGCGCAGCACCACCCCGATGATCTCCGGTGACGAGAAGGACGCCCTGGCCACCCGCGCCAGCCGCCGCGGCCGTTACCGCCCCGGCGAGCGCCGTGAGATCCGCAACCGCGTGACCCGCCGCACCCGCCAGGCCGGCCGCCGCATCTGCCGCGACGGCGGCGAAGGATGAAGATGACCATGGCCGCCGCGATCCGGCTGATGCACGTGTGCGCCGTGAAAGGCCCGGACTGGGAGACATCCCGCGCGGATGCCAGGGCGGCGCTGTGCCTGGCGCACGGCGTGCCCATCGAACGGATCAGCTCACTCGGCTACGACCACACCGAGCGCGCTTACCAGTCGGTGCGGGATAGCTGGCTGCGCCACATCGGGCAGTGGGGCTACGCCGTGCCGTGGTCCGGGCGTCCGGAAGATGCCGGTATCGCCATCGCACGCGGCTACTGGCTGGAAGCCAGGCCCGATCTGGCCGCCGGCGACGACTGGCTGGCCGCTGGCACAGCGGTGCACCTGGCCCGTCACCCGGGCGGGTGCGGCGGGCCAGGCCGGTGCGAGCTGCACGAGGCCAGGGAGAGCTGATGGAGTTCCGGATCACGACTGCCGACGGCATGCAGCACGAGCTGGAGGCCGGCGGCCTCGACAACGCGATCGATGCAGTCACCGAGCTGGGCTGCCCGCTGGAGCACATCACCTCGGCCTGGTATTTCAACTCGGTCTACGGGCACTGGATGTCCGGCGACAACCTGCTGAAGGCTTTCAAGGCCGCCAAGAACTCCGAGGAGTCACTGTGAAGGACCATGAGCACATCCTGGTCATCAACCCCGACGATGCGTACTGCTGCTGGGTTGGCTCCTGCGACTTCGAGTTCGACCCGCACGATGGCGAGGAGCTGAAGGTCCCGGCCGTCTTCAAGACGGCTGACGAGGCCCAGGCCCTCCTCGCGGAGACGCGGGAGGTCAATCCGTACGAAGCCGCGCGTGACCGCTTTGAGGCCGCGACAGCGGCCTATGCCCAGGCCAGGATCGACGCGGTGCGCATCCTGCGCGACGCCGAGCGGGAGTACGAGGCGGCCGAGGAGAACCTGCGGGCGTTCGAGGCCAAGCCCGGCATCCCGCTGCCCGAGTACCAGATGGCAAGCCAGGGAGCAGGCTGATGGCCACCGTGACCTTGAGGCCCGTCAGCGTCGCCGACGCCCAGGCCTGGATCGACTCGCACGGACCAGCGACAGAAGGCCTGCTGCTCGGGCACTGCGAAGTGCCGTGCGCCTATGTGATACGCGGCGAGGGCTGGCGCCTGTTCCGGCCCGCCGGGGTCAAGGAGTTCACCCTGCTGACCACCGAGGAGGAGAAGTGATGGCAGCAGTAGTCGCTCACCTGTCGCTGGCCGACGAGGAAGACCGGAACGTGGCCTTCGGGATCCCCGTGCCGTTCATCCCGAGGCAGGGCGACGTGATCGTCTACCGCGGCACGGCCTGGGAAGTCACCAGCCCGCCCCAGATCCTGCTCGGCGATCGGACGCTTGCGTACCACTCCGACGATCCTGTGCAGGTGGACGTGCGCGTCCGCCCCGGCCGCGGGATTCATGAAGAGCCCGGAGGGAACTCGATGTGAGCGTGCTGATCGGAGCCGAGAACCGGAGCACCATCCTGATGTACGCGGCCAACCTGGTCACCCGCGAGCAGCGGGCCGACCCGGTGGCCGTGGGCGCCGCGGCGCTGCCGCTGCTGGAATGGGCCGAGGAGGCCGAGGACCCGGATGACCTCCGGTGGCGCATGCGGGCCATGTCCCGGCAGCACGCCAATCTCCGCTCATCGACCGACGAGCCCTGCGACCCGGGGAAGTTCGTCGATGACGCCGGAGTGCACTACGCCTTCATAATCGCCGGAGAGCAGGACCAGTAGCCATGTGGGACGATCACCCGTACGCGATGACCCCGGTCGAGGCCGCAGCGCACAGGCTGTGCCAGCGCGAGCACCGCGAGCACTGGGTGGTCGTGCAGCGCAAAGGCAACGCGAGCGCCTTCAACGGCTACCGCTGGCAGCCCTCGGACTACTCCCATGTGAGCTGCAACGCGCCTGGCTGCAACCGGTCCTGGCGGACTAAGGCCGCCTACGTGGACCATCTCCCCGGGGCATGAAAGGCGACCTCGCCGACGGACGGGTCCGCCTGGGCGGCCCGTGTGCCAAGCGGCGCCGTCGGGCTGAGCTGGAGGGGATGATCGAGTCCCACCTGCGCGCGTACCCGCAGAGCTGGTTCACGGTGGTCGAGCTGGCCCGGGTGATTCGGGATCGCCTCGGCGAGCCGGTCCCGCAGTCGCACGGTGCCTGCCACTACGGCAGGACGAACGTCATCACCTCGATCCTCGCGAACCTGGCCGCGGCCGGGCGGGTTGCCGTCCGGCCGCATCCGGGCCGGAGGGACGCGCGGCAGTGGGGCTGGCAAGAAGATTGCCGAATACAGGCTTTATTGCTATCGTTAATGGCATGCGGCATTCCTGGGACTACCTCGGCAGCGATCCTTACGCTGCCAGGAACCGCGCGTGCAGGCGCTGTCCCATGGAGCAGAAGACGTACGGCGTCGGCACCGGCCGGCACTGGGACTGGCGCCTCGGCCCGGAAGATACCTGGCACCCCGGCAGGGCACCTGAGTGCCCCGGACAGACTCTGGGCTCAGCGCGGCCGTGGCTGCTGCTCGACTTCGACGGCGTGGTGAGCGTAACCGCGAGCGCGAAGCGGCGGAGGCACATGTGCTATCACCACGGCTGGCGGCAGCGCCGGTTCGGGCCGTGGGGCGAGGTGATCTTCTGGAACCCCGCGGTGCTCGTGTCGTTGCAGCGGCTCGCCCTGGAAACCGGAGCCGAGCTGGCCTGGGGCACGATGCGCGAGGAGTGGGCGGCCGTGTGGGCAGCGCCCGCGCTCGGCCTGCCCGTCATGCCGGTCAGCCCGGCCGGGAGCTACCTCACCGAGGACGGGGACCGCGTGTGCAAGTCCGCGGGCATCGTGCCGTTCACCGGGGGCCGTCCGTTCGCCTGGTTCGACGACGAGGAAGAGAACGTCCAGGACGCCGCGGACCTGGCAGGCGGCCAGCCGCACCTGGTGATCCTGACAAGCGAGTACGAGGGCCTCCAGGAGGCCCACATCGATCAGGCGCGCGAGTGGCTGCTCGCGCTGGACAGGAGAGCGCGATGACACCATACGACGAGCTGATCACCTTTGCCGCGGCCCAGCAGGAGATCATGGCGCACAAGCGCCGGATGGGCTTCAACGTCACCGACATCGAGTCCGAGTTCGGGCTGCTGCTGGAGGAGCTGGGCGAGCTGCACAATGCCTGGCGCCGGAGCCGCTCACCGCGGCCGGGCAGGCTCGCCCGGATCCTGATCGCGCTGCGCCTGCGGCGGCCCCCGGCCGTCCTCGTGGTGACCGGCGACGTGGAGGGCGAGATCGGCGACGTGCTCATCTTCATGCTCAGCCTGACCGACATGCTCGGCTTCGACGCCGCGCTGGCGGTCGCCCGCAAGATGCGGGTCAACAGCCAGCGGACCTACCGCCGGCTGGCCAACGGAATGCAGGTCAAGGAGGAACAGCCATGACAGTAACGGACGAAGACCACCCCAACATGCGGGTCTACCACCTGATGTGGACCGACACGCAGGCGCCGTACGCGCACCCGGTGACCCACAGAGCCGATTTCCACTTGGACGAGGCCATGCGGATCGCCAGTTCCGAAGCGGTAACCGTGATCGATGCCGAGACCGGCGCCACGATGTGGGTGGCCACCAGGGCGATGCGCGCCCCGGCTCCGCTGCTGGCACGCGACGCCCTCCCGCACGGCGACGTTCTCTTCTGACCCCCGTATTCTAACGGAGTCGGAATCAGGAATAGCAAGCAAGGTTATATACAGTAGGGACCGGCTAGCCGCGTGAGCGGCGACGAGAGGAACGACGATGAGCAACGACGGACGAGGACAGCAGCCGGGCTACCGGCAGGGCTACCCGCAGCCGGGTTACGGCCCGCAGGGCCAGCCAGGCGCGGCGCGCGGGCCGGTGCCCCCGCAGGAGCCCCCGGACTTCCTGGGCCTGGCCTGGAGCCAGCTCGCGAAGGTGATCAAGGGCATCGACCAGGCCGCTGCCGCCGATGGCGCCGGCGAGCAGAACGACAAGGTGCGGGCTGCCCGCATGGAGGTGGCCGACCGGCTGATCGCCATGGCGGACATCCAGTACAACCTGCCCGATGACGACGACGAGGAAGACCTCGGCTAGTCATGAGCAGCGTGACCGATTACGCCGCCCGGTTCGTTCCCGGCACGGGCCGGGTGGCCCATGTCTGGTGCCTGGAGATCGCCTACCCGGAGGGATCGAGCCGGCGGGGGTGGCGCCCGGCTGGCTGGAAGCCGCGGCTCGGCCTGCGGCGCCCGGGATTCAGGTGGCCGCGCGAGCGGGTGTTCCTGTCGTCCTCCGGCGCCTACAGGCGGGCAGCGTATCTCCAGGCGTGCGGCGCCCAGGTGAACGTGCTCCGGTCGGATCCGGTTACCTGGACGGCGGCTTGCGGCACGTGGGAGGACGAGGCGGCGGTCACCGGCACCAACGAGGCCCTGCTGCCGTGGCCGGAATTCGACGCCTCGGGGCTGCCGGTCACGGAAGAGGACCTGCCGGCGCAGCTCCTGGCCGACTGGGGCGATGCCGCGTGGCTGTTCGGGTTCGACCCGAAGGCCGCGGGCACAGCGGACATCATGAGGCTGTTCTCTCCGGTAGACGATTAGCAAGAAACCCTGTATCGTGGTTCTTGCAAGGCAATCGATCAGGAGGCCGCGATGCACATCGAACTCAGCACGGAGATGACCACGGCGGAGATCAGGGCGGACGAGGACGGCATCACCGTCCGGCTTCCGCCGACCGCTCGCTCGTGGGAGCTGCTCCAGGACATCGACGCCGAGACCGGCGTGAGCCTGACCTCCGCCGACGGCGGCCAGTTCATCGGCAACGTCCAGGACTGGGATGACGCCCGCTACACCGTCACCGTCGAGCTGAGGTAACTGATGATCACGCTAATCGTCACCCAGGAGAACAGGATCGTTGCACGGGTCGAGAGCTACGACGGCCCGATCCCGCGCCAGGGCGACTTTATCTACCACCCGGATCCCGAAGACTATGGGACCAGCGAGGTCTATGGCCTCTCCCACAGCATCGCCGGGCAGGTCAAGCAGGTCATATTCAGTATCTACTCCCGCCCGCGCAGCGGCGAGGATCACTTCACGGGCCGCGCAGTCAACACGGTCGAGGTCGTCCTGTGAGCAGCCGCCACCCGCTCCAGTACATGATCCGCCCGGACACCATGAGGGCTCACCGGGTGCGCTGGTACGTCTACAGCGGCCCCTACGGCGAGCTGGAGCCTGTCCAGTCCGGCCGCACCTACGCCGGCATGGGCTACGAGGCTATGTGCTCGTGCGGCGCCTGGCAGAGCAGGACCGGCGGCGCGCTCCGGCGCAGCGTCGAGGATGCCGTGTGGGACCACCGCTACGACGAGCAGGGCAACGCCGACATAAAGGCCGGCCAGGAGCGTGATTCCGCGTTCATCGCGGAGCGCGAGGCTGACTACGAGCGCCACCTGAAGGATCACGCGCCGGACTGGACCTGCCTGTGCACCCGGATCGACTGGCTCGGCATGAGCCAGCGCGAGTACGAGGAGTGGAAGCAGACCGGGATCGTCGCTCCCCGCGTCATGCGGGTCTGGGAGACGATCCAGGAGAACCAGTGCGCGTACCTCGCGCAGATAGAGATGGAGCAGGCATCATATGAGCGCTGAGCAGCCGGAGATCACGGAGTGGCCGGAGATCACCATCGGCCAGCCGGGCAGGGGAAAGACCAGCATGGCCGCCATGCATGCGGCTGAGCTGATGGCGACGGACATGCAGCACGTCCGGTACCTGATCAGCGACCTGTCGGCCGCGGTCGCCGAGGCCGGGTCGGTCCCGTGGTGGGGGTTCCGGCGCTCGGCGCGCGTCTACAGCCGCATCCTGTCGCTGCACGAGGAGATCACCGCGCTCCAGCAGGAGATGTGGCGCCTCGCCACGCAGCAGGACCAGACCTGGGCAGCCGGATGACCAGGACGGCCCGGATAAGGCGCTGCGCCCGCTGCGGGTGCCTGCGGGCCGTCCACGACCACTTCAGCAGCGGAACCTACTGTGGCCCGTGCGGCCCCGAGAAGTGCCCGCGCTACCAGCGCTGGCGATGGCTGAGGAGGCCACGATGACCAGTCAGATCCCCGACGAGGACCTGTCCCCCGAGAACGTCGAGACCGCACTGCTGCTGGCTGGCCTGACCGTGACCCAGGAGCAGATCGCCCGGTGGACTGCCGGGCGCCAGCGCGAGGCGATGGAGTGGGCGCTGCTGGAGCACCTGGCGGCCAGTGACAACGACGTGAAGCGGATGGTGCAGCCGGCATGGCTTGCCGAGGTGGCCCTGGCCGAGCGCAACCCGCAGGCGCTCCGGGACGCGCGCCAGGCGGTTACCGACTACATCCGGGCCAGCGGGCCGGAAGGTTCCGACATAGATCATCTCCTGGCGCACGTGACGCACCGCGGGCACAACGTCAGCCGGAACACGGTCGCCCTCTGGATCGCCGATCTCCGCTCGGCGGGGCTGGCCGAGCCGGTCACCCAGGGAACGAACAGCATGGCAACCTGCTACCGCCTGATACCGGACACTGACCGGGCGGGCGCGGGCGAGGCGCTGCGCTCGGCGATCAGGGAGTGGGACTACGAGTTCACCGTGCACGCCGGATCCCAGGCTCCGTCCAGCATCCAGGAGCTGTTCCCGGTTATGGCCACCCGCGTGGTGATGACCTTCGCGCACCACCAGTTCGCCTCGTTCCGCGACGGCCTGGCTGTCTGCGGGCTCACCCTGCACGAGATCAGCCGGGTGCCGCACTTCGAGCCGGAGATCGTGCTGTGAGGACCCTCACGGCCGCCGCGCTCAGGATGTTCGGCCTGGCGACCGTGCTCATGATCGTCTGCCTCAGCATGCACCCGGTACCAGGATGGCTGGCGGATATATCGAGCGTGCTGGCGCTGGGCGCGCTGTGGAACCTGTGCCTGAGCGTGCACATCGCCATCCGCCGTGCGTGCGAGGCCAACCGGGAGCGAGCGGCTGACCGCAGGATATGGCCGGAGCCGCGGCCCCTGATGATGCTGGAGCTGCGCCCGGATCCGCTCTTCACCGGGGTGACGATGGCCGAGTTCAGCGCCGGCTGGGACCAGCTCGCCCGCGACCTGCGGGCTGCCTCGGCTCCCCGCCGCGATATGCCCGTCTGCTCACCGTACGGCATCCACTACCACGAGAACCCGGCGCCGGAGGACGAGCACGTCGATGGCATCCGGATGGTGAGCAGGAGCTTGTACGCCGCCGAGGACGGGAACTGCGACCGCTGCCGCGCGCTGGGCGTGGTCATCCCGCATAAGCCGTACCGGAGAACCTGATGGCCGACGCCGTGCTGTGCTGGGAGAAGCCCCCGAAAGCCGAGCCCTACCACGAATGGGCCGCGTACCAGTCCGACGACTGCCCGCCCGGCAACTACTCGCCGAACATGGACGAGGAGTGGCGCCGACGCTGGAAGGCGAAGGCCTGCGGCCAGCGCGGTGCCCGGCTCAGGGTCGAGGTCCGCAAGACCACGGGCGACCGCTTCCAGCAGGCCCAGGTGCTGCTCATCGTCCACGAGGACGGCAGCGTCGTCATGTCGATGAACGGCAAGGCCGGGTTCACCGCGGATGAGTTCGCCGAGCTGGGCCGGGCGGTCGAGGAGGCCCAGGATGCGATGGCCGAGTACCGCAAGCTGCACCCGGCGCCGCTGCCCCCGGTGGATGACCAGGGCCGCCACCTGTGCGTGTTCTGCCGCCAGGGCTACGTAGACGACCTGCGACGCAGGTGCGACATATGCAGAAAGGACAGGACATGACCGAGAAGATCCAGGGCGGCCGACCAGGCGACTCGATGCGATGGGCGTTCCTCGAAGGGCTTGACATCGGCGCTGACGGCGACCCGTACCTCGACCGGCTGCGCATCGTCCAGACGCCGTGGTTCGGGATCTACCTGCACCACATCCACCGGCCGGACATCGACCGCGACCCGCACGATCACCCGTGGGCATTCGCCTCGGTCATCCTGGCGGGCTACTACCGCGAGCGCGCGTGGCCGGACAAGCGCAAGCCGGGCGAGTCCGTACTGCGCCACCGGATGCGCTGGTCGCTCGGCCGGACAAGCCGCAGAGCCGCGCACATCATCGAGAGGATCGACGGCCCGCTGTGGACACTGGTCCTCACCGGCCCGAGGCGTGCTGAGTGGGGGTTCTGGCGCGAGGGCACGTTCGTGCCCTGGCGCGACTACATCTCCGAGTCGTCGCCCGAGACTCGCACGGCGAGCCCGCTCGACGGAGGGCCTGGTGAGCAGACCCGGAAGCTCATCCGCGAGATCGTCTCCAGCGGGCCGCCAGAGGGGCTAACCGTCAAGGTGATCCAGGAGACCATGGCCATGCACGGCATGTCCGTTACGTCGGAGGAGACGATCGCCAGGTGGCTCGTGTTCGACAGGAACCGCGGGCTCGTCGAGTCTGACGACCCGCAGCAAGGCGCCCCGTGGCGGCCGACCCGGAAGCTGATGACGCTGCTGGAAGGGTCTGCACCGTGACCGCGATCGACTGGAGGAGCCACACCACACCGCCGATGCGCGCGGTCACCGCGCTGATGGGCTATACCAAGGCCCATACCTACATGATCACCAGGTCGCGCGACGGCCGCATCCTGCTGTGCCGGTGGAGGGCAGCACGGCCGACGCACCTGGAGGACCTGCGCGAGGCCGTGACTACCACGATCGAGGTCAGCGGCCACGAGCAGGGCCAGCAGATCGCCCAGGACTATGAGGACGGCACCGACACGCCTTGGGCGGATGCCTGGCGGGTCACCGCGGTGCGGCCGAAGGAGGTGGACGACATAGCTAAGGTCAATGAGCTGAGAGTCGTGGCGGCGGCGCTGATCGGCAGCGAGCGCGAAGCGCTCATGGACGACTACGCCTACCCCGGCAGCGCCGAGATCACCGACATCCTCGACGAGGCGTACCAGCGCGACCTGTTCCTGGGCGAGCGCGAGGCGTTCCTGGATGAGCACGGCGCGGCGGTCCCGGGCGGGATGCGCACGGCCTACGCCTGCCTGGCGCTGCGCATGACCGGCCAGGAGCTGACGGTGAAGAACGTGCGCCGGCTGCTCGGGGCGGCCGGACTGCTGGATGAGGACAAGGATGGGCGCTAGCAAGGGACCGCTGAACTACACCACGACGATCGACCCGGGCACGACCGCGGCCGAGTGCCTCGCGATCCTGGCTAAGCACGGGGCAAGCGCCGTGGCGATCCAGTACACCAAAGAGCGCCAGCCGGACGGGCTCAGCTTCGTGATCGAGACACCGTACGGCGAGCGCCAGTTCACGCTGCCAGTCAATGTCCTGGGCACGCAGAAGGCGCTCCAGGCGGCCTACGGCAAGCGCCTGGTCGAGCGGCGCCACACCCAGCCCGAGCATGCCCGGCGGGTCGCCTGGCGCGTGATGAAGGTCTGGATCGAGGCCCAGCTCGCGCTGATCGAGGCGGGCCTGGCCGAGCTGGCTGAGATCATGCTGCCGTGGATGAAGGTCGATGGCGAGCTGACCATGTGGGATGCCTACCGCGAGAACGAGCGCAAGGCGCTGGCCAGGTGAGGTGGTACCCGCCTGACATCGGCCCCGTCAGCGTCGAGGACGCCCTGGCCGTGGACTGCCCGAAGTGCGGCCAGGGCGCCGGGCACCGATGCCTCTACACGACGGACAACCACACCTACGACTCCTGGCCGGACCTGAGCGGGAAGCGCCTGCACCACGAGGGCGAGGTCATGCCGACGGCAGTGCACCAGGAGCGCCGCGATGCCGTCCGCGAACGCCGCATGCAGCGCCGGGCTACGGTGACCGCGGCCACGCCCGGCATCCGCGGGGCTGCTGCTGCCATGCGGGCCTGGGACCTGGAGGAGTTCGAGAAGATGCGCGACTGGCTGGCCGAGTTCGGCTGGCTGCTGGCTGAGGCTGATCTTGAGCACCGGCCGGACGGCACGGTCAGGGGGACGAGCTACGCGATGGGAAACGTTCATGGCTGATCAGGTCCGCTCGAAGATCCAGGTCCTCTCCGACGCGATCACGTGCGCCCAGGACGAGCCGCTCACCACCAGGCTGGCCGGCGCGAACTTCGGGCAGTTCGCCGCGGCCGGGTCCGGGTGGTGGTGGGAGCTGATGTTCAGCAGGTCATACGGCAACGCATGCGATCCGGGGCCGGGCGACACGTTCCGGCGGCGCTGCGAGCGGATCACCCAGGCGTGGCAGGCGGCCGTGACGCTCCACGAGCAGGGCGAGCCCGTTGCCTCCTGACCCGGCGCACGTCACCGACACCTGGTCCGGCGGGACCGAGGTGCTGCTGGGCATGTGGCCTTCTGAGGAATTCCATCCTGACCAGCACGAGCACGCCCACCATGACGGGTGCTTCTACGCTCATAGGCATCCCGGCGGGAGCGCACCGCACGTCCACGGCTACGAGTGCGCGAGCCCGCAGTGCCGCCACATCTACGAACAGGAGCCGCCTCGTGCCGCCCTCGCCTGAAGAACAGCTCCTCAGCCACCTGACCGCGCAGTGCGGATTCGGCTTCCACGCCGCCCAGGCCGTGAAGTGGCTGGTGCTCGGCGTGAAGAAGAACGGTGATCTGGATGACCTGGACCGGGCCGCCGGGTTCCTGGCGGAGGTCCGCGAGCGCGCCGGGGAGACCGGATCCGGGGCTCCGCCTGCCCGTCTCGCCCTCGCCGATTACCGCTTCGCCGCGGTATGGAGGCGCCGGCTCACGGGCCTGGCCGGGGGGTTCGGCGGCAAGCTGGAGTGCGACGAGGCCATGTCCCTCGCCGACTTCTATGACCTGATGGGCGACGGCGACAGCGCGTTCCGCATACGGCAGCAGCATGCGGCGAAGTGCAGCTCAGACGATGCGCACTTCCCGTACGGGCAGGACGAGCAGCGCGCCCCGTCTGAGGGGCCTGCCGCAAATCCTCCTGCCGGATCCCTGGGTCTGCCGGACGAAGGGTCGAGGGATGCCGAAGGCTGACGGGAAGATCTTCGGCGATGTGCGCTGCTGGCTGAAGATCCGGCCGCTCGGGGTATCTGCGTGGTCGGCCGGAACGCTCGGCCACTGCGCGGTGCACTACCACAGCACGCCGTGGGGCGCCCTGCACGGCGCCAGGCGGCTGCACAGGCTCCAGAGAGGCTCCCGGCGCTCTGCCGGTGCGCCGGACATCACCACGACCATGGAGGCCGTCACAGGGCCGTCCAGGGTCATCATCGTGACCGACGAGACAGGCGAGCGGAGGCGACATGGCGGGCAATGACAGGCTGGCCCGGGAGCTGGACTGGTGGATGGCCGGAGCGGCCTGCGATCTGGTAGCCCGGGGAGTGCCGTGGCGCGCGGCTCATGAGATGGCAGCCGCGGCCAGGCAGGCTATCGAGGCACTGCTGCGCGATCCGGGTACGTGCCTGGCGTGCCGTATCGCCGAGCTGATCCCGCCCGAGCTGATCCAGCAGGTCAAGACAGCGCTGCACGAGAAGACCGGCGGCGTCGAGGCTGACCCGGAGCTGGTCTCCGAGGTTGAGGCGATCTTCAGCGATACGCCGGGAGAGAGCTGATGGACTACCTCAAGAAGGCGCTCGACGACCTGGAGACCGAGTACGCGCTGCACCTGATGGTCGAGCACGGCGTGGTCTGGGAGCACTGCACGGCCATGGCGGCCGAGGCACGCCGGAGGCTGGAGCCGCTCGTCCGGCGTCAGCCCGACATCATCGTCACGATCGAGCGGCTGTGGTGATGAGCGAGATCACGCCGGAGGAAGACGCCTTCATGCGGTCGCTGTACCGGCAGCTCGGAGACCTGCCCCTGGACACCGGGTTCGATGCCGAGGCCGGAGCGGAGCGCCTCCGGGTGAAGATGGCGCAGATGCGGCAGGACCCTGCCGAGGACCAGCGCATAGCGGCGATTGCCGCCGATGCGGACGCAGTACCCGAGGAGGACCACCATGGGATGGGCTAGCGGTGGCGATGTGTTCGACCCTGTGGCGCGGAAGATGCGCGAGCTGGGCAGCACAGATGAACAGGTGACCGAGGTCCTGGCCGTACTGATCGACGGGCTCCAGGAGCGCGGCTGGGACACCGAGGATGAGTCCCTGGGGGAGTTCCAGGACGATGCAGCGATCGTTGAGGCGTTCCGCCGCAACCGAATACTGCTGCGCTGCGGCGAGCAGCCTGGCGGCTGGTGCGAGCGGGAGCGCGGTCACCCGGGCGATGAGCACAAGGACTACCTCGGCAACGTGGTACCGCCCGGTCCAGTAGTTACCTAATACAGCTTTTATTGCTAAGATGTGGCCATGAAGATGCTGATGAGAGCCTGGCGGCACGTGTTCGGCTGCACGATCTGCCACCGTACGGGCGTGGTTATGCAGCCGGGCTGCGATTGCGGCGCAGGCTGGGCCAGCCCGCACGAGGCCTTTTGCAGCACGATGCCGTGCCCGGAGGGCTGCAAGATCGCGGCCACGAGAGACGACGCGCTGCGAGTGTGGGCGAAGCGCTGGCAAAGGGAGACAGCCCGAGCATGAGCAACGCCGATGTGCTCAGGGAGAAGCTGGCCCAGAAGCCTCCTCCGCCCGGCTGGAGTGACCCCGAGCCGTCCGGCGGCGAGTCGCACTGGATCGTGCTGTGGACTAAGCCGGCGTGCGGGCTGCCCCTTCACTACAGCGGGGAGCGCCACGAGGTGCCGCCCGCACCACCGTGCGAAGAGTGCAAGGCCCACGCGCGTTAGACGGCCGCGCGTACCTGACATCAGGAGGAGGAAACGGACAGATGACGCAGAACCTAAGTTCTGGGCACGATACGGTCAACGGGGAGGTACCGGCAAGTCCCATGACCGATGCGCAGGTGGGCCGTGCCCTGGCACAGGTATGGCGCTCCAGCCGGTGGCGGCGGCTGGAGATCGGCTACGGCACTGACGGCATCATCGGCGGGTACTGCATCACCTCGGCCGGGCTGGAAGTAGATACCGCCCAGGCTCTCCGCGAGGGGCGGTACTCCCCCGTGATGCTGAACCTGTCCGCGGTGCTGAAGGCGAGCGGCTGGAGGCGGCTGGAGTTCGTCAGCCGACCAGGTGCCAGTTCAGCCGGAGGCTGGTGCGAGCGAGGGGACGGCTCGGGCCTGTACGTGACCACCGGGCCGGGCTCATGAGCGAGGCACAGGTATACCCCGAATCCTCCGGGTGGACGGCTATCCGCGGCAGCTCCAGAATCCAGTTCTATACCGTCGCCTGGCACCGCGGCTGCTGGCGGATCCAGCTCGGCGGCGGGTACGGCCTGCACAGGTACTGGGGTCCGTACGAGAGCAGCGACCACCGCCGCCCGGCCGCGTACCACGGCCACTTCGCCGACCTGGAGGCCGTCGATGAAGAGATCCGCGCCTACGAGGCGAGAACTCGCCATGCTGTCCAGGGCGTGGTTCCTGATAGCACTCGGGACCGCGATCCTGCTGCCGCTGCACGCTATCTGGCTGATCCGGACCAGTGAGTTCTACGGGGGCCTGAACCTGCTCCTGGGCTGGACAGGGCACGATATGGACCAAGACCAGGAGGAGAAATTGAGCGACGAGGCGCGCAGCGACCTGCCTGCACCCAGAGGTGACCTGCACACGAACATTAAGGACCTGATCGCGAGCGTCGAGCAGTACCTCAGCGACACCTACGGGCCGCCCCAGCTCCGCAGGCTGCCCCCCGGACTGCGGCTGGAGATCCACCCGGCCGTGTACCGGCACATCAGGTGCGACCCCGAGCACTACCTGTGGCCCGAGGAGATGCGCGACGTGACCAAGAGGTCAAGGTCACGCACGAGATATCCACCGACACCTGGCGCCTGGTGATCGTGACCGAGGACGTGCTGCTGGGAGGCAGGCTGTGAACGACCCGGAGGTCAGCCCGAACTGCACCGGCTTCTGCACCCAGGACGGCAAGGCGCGCGGCCACCCCGCGCTCGACGACACCGCCCGCCACGAGATGGAGGGAGTCCTGGACCACGTGGGAATCCCGTACCAGGACGGGATCTCAGACGAGGACATCCTGCGCGCCACGCACGGGCTGTACCGCTGCGGTTACGGCTACCACCAGATCGCCGACCTGGCGAAGCGCGGCCACGAGGAAATCTACGACCTGCTGACCAGGCCGCTATGAGGATCCTCGGCGAGCGCGGCCGGGTCGCGCTGATCCTGGAGCCCCGCGACGCCTGGGTCGGCCTGTACTGGGACTCGGAGTACGTCTACATCACCGTGGTACCGTGCCTGCCGGTAAGGATCACCCGGTGACCTCGGCCGCGTACATGGTGACGCTGAAGCTGCCGCCCGGCATGACCCCGGAGCAGGCCCAGGCCGAGCTGCGCTCGTGCATCTCGTTCGGCGCGGCCGAGATCACCATGATGCACGTGCTCGAAGACGCGCCTGGCACGTGGTGCGCCGGCGATGGCACGCCTGGCCCGCTGAAGTGACACATAGCAATAAATCCTGTATTGTGTGATCAGGCTCATCCTGGGCCGTGCCGGAGGGAGGAAGCGCACAGTGGACATGAAGCTGGCACGCTTCGGCGAGGCCCAGGATGAGCTGCCCGCCCGGTGCCTGACCGGCTGGCCCGTGCTGGTGACCGTGCCATTCGGCCACACCCCGCTCCAGCACTACGAGGGAATCATCCTCGACCTGCTCGGCCGCGGTATCCGCGTGCCGGATCACCCGAGCGCGTGCCAGGCCCAGGCCGATGGCCGGATGTGCGGCCATGCCCGCGTCTGGCACAAGGAGCGCACCAGGCAGCACCCGTGCGAGATCGCAGGCTGCGGGTGCCTGGACTTCGTGAGGAGGTCACCGCGATGACGGTCATGCTGGAACGCGCGCCGGAGCGGCGTGCCAGGGTGGCACAGCCTTCTGCCGCCGACTGGCGCGAGCTGGCGGCGTGCCGGCGCGAGGACCCCGAGCTGTTCTACGAGTACGTCTCCTCGATCGCCAGGTCCAGGGCCAAGGCCGTGTGCCTGAGCTGCCCGGTGCTCGCCGAGTGCTACGCGGCCGTGATGGACGAGGAGCGCGGGTACGGCGACTCGGAGGAGTCCAATAAGCGGTACCGCTACGGCGTGCGGGCTGCCCTCACCTCGGCCGAGCGCTGGGCCATCGAGTTCCCCGGGGCGGCCGAGCGCGAGCGCGTCCGCAAGGCGCGTAAGAAGGCCTCTGTCCAGGCTGCTGCCTGATTGGCTCGATACAGCTTTTCTTGCTATAGTCGGTAGTGCAAGGGATCGACGGCAAGGGAGCGCGAGTGAGCGAGATCAAGGTAGTCCTGGGATACGGCCTCGGAGTGGACAGCACGGCCATCCTGCTGCGCTGGATCCACGAGCCGCAGACCCGGCCGTGCGCCCTCAGCGAGCTGCTCGTGGTCACCGCCATGACCGGCAACGAGTGGGACAAGACCGGCCAGCTCGTCCGCGATCACATCCTGCCCCTGCTGCGCGAGCACGGCATCCGCTACAGCCAGCTCGCGCGCCGCGGGCCGAGCCGTGCCCATGACGGCTATATCGTGCTGAGCGACACCAACTGGCCCGAGACGCTGTACATCGACGGCTGCTACAAGCTCGAAGACGAGATGACGGTCAGCGGCACCGTGCCCCAGGTGGGCGGGATCCGCAAGTGCTCGATCAAGGCCAAGGGCGAGGTCATCGACGACTTCCTGGCCGCGATCCTCGGCGGCCGTCCGTTCCTGCACGTGATCGGCTACGAGGCCAACGAGCTGGGCCGGGCCGTGCGTGATGCCAAGTACAACACTGCGCAGCGCACCGGCAGCTATCCGCTGATCGAGTGGGACTGGGACCGCGCGACGTGCGAGGCCTACATAACGAAGATGACCGGCGCCACCTGGGTCAAGAGCGCCTGCACATTCTGCCCGTTCGCCCTGGCCAACAAGGCCGGGCAGGAGCGGGTCAAGGACATGTACTCGTGCGAGCCGCTCTCCGGGGTGAGCGCGCTGGTGATGGAGTACCGGTCGATCTCGCTCAACCCGAACCAGGGCCTGATCAAGTACGGCTCGCTGCTCGACCTGCTGCGCAGGACGGGTCAGCACAACGAGGTGCTGCGTGCCTGGGGCAAGACGATGGCCGCCATGGAGTGGCGCATCTACGAGGTGCAGCGCGTGGCCATGCCGACCCGTGATGACCCGTCCAAGGGCGTGTGGAACCGCTCGGTGCGCTCGATCGCCGCGGGCACCCGCCAGGAGATGCTCGGCGACCTGGAGGAGCTGGCGGCGGCCGAGGGGGCTGTGATCGAGAAGGACGAGCTGGCCGTGAGCCGCGCCTGGACGACCCGGCGCAGCGCCGGCTTCCCGAGTTACGAGCGGCTGTACGTGGTCGCACCGGCCGGGGCCAGGGACAAGGAAGAGAAGCGCTTCCAGACGGCTATGGCGCGCTATCTGGAGCACGTTGCTGGCGTTACCGCAGGGGCCTGATTTCCTTTCCCCGCCATTCCGCTCCGCTTGTTGATTACAAGCTTTATTGCTAAGGTGATAGAGCAAGAATCAATGCACGCGGAGTGATCATGAGCAGCTCACAAGACCAGCCCGAACCGGGTGCGCGCCTCACCGGGCGGTGCTCCGACTGCGGCGTGATCTTCTGGGTTGACGAGGCTCACTCGTGCTCCGGGAGGCGGCACTGATGGGGACTGTGCGCGAGATCCACCCACGGCTGATCAGGCGGTACGAGAAGGACTACCGGGCCTCTGCCGAGGATGCCCGTGGCAAGTACGCGACCTCGACGCTCGCCCAGCTCCAGCAGGCCAGGTCCGAGCTGGAGCAGCACCCGGGAACGCTGAGCATCAGCCAGCGGGCCTGGATGCGCGGGCAGCTCGGAGTGATCGACAGCCTGATCGAGCAGGCCGTTCTCAGCAGCAGTACCGCTACTAGGTAAAGGAACACGCCACCCATGGCAGAGAACCCAGCAGGGCAGATCATCGAGCTGATCAACAACGGGCTCCGCCCGTACGACCCGGAGACCGGCAAGGAGCTGTGGATACTCCTTCAGGACTTCCCTGAGATCCTGGCCGGCCTGTCCAGCACGTTCATGGCGCTGGAACTGCGCCTCGAAGGCAAACCCGGTGAGATGCAGAGCCTGAGCGAGGCGCTGGGCACGATGGAGCGCCTGGTGGAGCAGGCCAAGGAGGCCGCCGAGCAGGCCCGCGACGACTTCAAGCGCGCTAACGACTTCTGGCTGAACGGAGAGGAGGGATGACTATGAAAAGGCTATTCGCGCGTCGGTGGCGATGCCTCTGGTGCCGCGGGACAGGCGAGGGGCAGTGGTTCGCACGTAGCTGCGCCTGTTTCCGCTGCCACGGCTTCGGATACCTGGGGCCGGTCAGGCACCTGGGCATCGCAGCAGCAGCCTGCCTGGACGGAGAGAGGTAGTGGCGAATTCCTGCTGGAGCTGCCCGTGCTGATTGACGGCCTGGACGAGGCTGTCTCTGCGGTATTCGGCGCGGCAGGCCAGGACGGTAACGAGCATATCGACGATATCCGCAGCAGCCTCCTGGCCGCATCGCGCGCAGCCCAGGAAGCCGAATCCGACTACCACCAGGAGTACAGGTTCTTCCTGGACTCCAGCGAGTAAGGAGCACCCCCATGGCAAACCCGGCAGCAGCGATCGAAGAGGCAATCGGCGCCCACCTGGATGGCTGGAAAGCCGCCGACGGCAAGGAGCTGTGGGCTTTCATCAAGGCGCTGCCCAATGTGCTCGACAAGCTCGGCTCCGCAATCGGCGGCGCGCTCGCGGATGCAGATGAGAGCGGCGATCTCGAAGAGACAGTCGGCGAGGAGATCGGTCACGTCGAAGAGGCCATGAACACGGCCCAGGGCGCTGCCCAGGATCTGGCCGAGCAGTTCCACCACCACTACAAGTTCTTCCTGGACGGTGAGTGATGCGCGACTACATCCTGCGCGCCCCTTCAACAGGCCAGCGGGGGCGCGTGATCGCCGAGTACACCCAGACGGCTGACGGCCGCGAAATGCTCGGTGATGCGCTGTGGCTGCCGGACGAGATCAAGCCGGAGACCGCGGCCGATGTCCTGGCCGCGCTACGCGCAGCCCGGCAGAGCGGACGCGAGGAACGCTCGGCCGAGCTGATCCCTCACCTGGACGAGGCTGCGGACTACCTGCGCGACATCGTGCGCGATGAGGCCGTGAGCGCGATCCAGCAGTGGGGCACTGGCTGGTCTGAGCCGGATGACAGCCACATGCCTCGCCAGCACTACATCGTGCTGGAGCGTTCCGACGACCCGAACCACACGCTCTACCTGGGCATCCGCAAGGAACGGCATGGCGATATCGTCAAGCGCTTCCGCGTGCAGGTCCTGGTCGAGGAGATCGAGCAGCGATGATCCGCGAAGACAAGTTCGTGCTGTGGAAGAACCAGTACGCCATCGACCTGTCCAGCTTGCAGCTCGGGCCGCTTGAGCACCGGTTCGACGGAAGCCCCACAGCCTGGTGCACAATCCGGGCAGTCTGGTACCGCCGCAAGAAGGGCGTTATGCGGGCCTGCGTCGGCTACCTCCACGAGATCGTCACCCCGCCTGTAGCCGACGCCAGGGAGTTCCTGGCGTCATTCGACCACGACCCCTGGGGCGGGCACTGCGACGGCCGCTGGGACGGGGACAGCTACTACAGCCACGACGGCAGCGTGCCGGCTGTCCAGGCTGAGCACATGACCATCCTGGAGCCGATGCTCGCCAGCGTTCCGCTCATCCCCGAGGGATATGACGGCTGGTGGCGGTTCCTGACCAGCAAGGAACTGAAGGCCCGCCGCACGGGTCTGGTCAGTTAGCAATAAACCCTGTATTGTAGCCGCCAGACAGGCCATCAGGGAACGAAGTAAGGCGAGGGACATGAACAAGACGCTGGCACTACCCGAGCGGCTGCCCGAGCGCGGCAGCAATGCCCCGCTGGGCGAGATCGGGCTCAAGATCGATGCCGAGTACCTGGAGCTGGCCGTGGAGGCCGTCGCGGGGCTGGCACGTGCCACCGCCGAGCTGACCGGTCCCCAGGAGGTGCTTGACCGGATCCAGGAGACCCATGACGGTCCTACCTGGTCGCTGCGCTGGCCACGGGATGGCCGCAACCGCGGCGGCGGGGGCATAACGATCCAGTCCGGCGGTTTCCAGTCGGTCAGCTTCGGCAGCGGCAGGGCGGGCCGGACCATCATCAACGGTGTTGACGTGACCGACCTCATCAACGGCGTAAAGGGAGAACCGCTGCGGGCTACGTTCCGCGTGCCCGCCAGGTCAGCCGTCCAGGTCAAGGTGGACGCCGGCCAGGTGCATACCAGCGGCCAGCTCGCCGGGGTGATCGCCGAGACCGTGAGCGCTGACGTGTGCTGCAAGGGACAGGTCGGCCAGCTCAGTGCGATGACCATCAGCGGGGACATCGAGGCGGACGAGACCGGGCCGTCCACCGTCAGCAGCACCTCCGGCGATATCGAGCTAGGTGCCGCTCACGGCGTCGTCCAGGCGCAGACGGTCAGCGGCGACATCCAGGTGCACGCGGTAGAGCCAGTGTTCATCCACGGCAAGTCAGTCTCCGGCGACGTGCGGATCACGGCCGCACCCGGAGTACGCCCGATCGCCACCGGCAAGTCCGTGTCCGGCAAGGTTCGCCTCCCTCACTGATTTGCCATTAGCAAGAAACCCTGTATTATGGATCTCGTAAGGGATCGAGAGCAGGGAGCTGGCGATGAGCGACGTAACGGCCGAGCAGGTGACCGAGTTCCTCGGGGACCTGCTCGTTTCCGCCCCTGAGCTGCCCGTTCCCCTGATCGAGGCCATCGGGAAGGTAACTGCGCTGCTCAACGGCTGCATCTGCGCCGAGTGCTTCGAGCCGATCCACATGACGGCCTGGCAGCTCTGGTCGCACGTAGCCGGCAGCACCACGCTGTGCGCCCGCCAGGGCCAGCGCACCGGAACCCGTGCACGCCCGCTGGAGGTGGAACTGTGACCCGCAAGAAGAGCGCCAGCTCGCGCGGAGCCGAGATCATGGCTTACCGCAACGGCCGCCGGGCTGGCACGCACGGCCGCGGCCGTCGCCCCGACCGCTCCAACACCCGCCGCAAGGCGATCCAGGAGGCTTCGCGATGACGCTCTGCCTGACCGGCTGTGCCCGCTGCAACGCATTCATCGTCATGGAGCCCCAGATGCTCCCGTCCGAGAGGTCGGGCGCGAACAAGTACTGCAACAAGTGCCGCAGCATCGTGGCGGCTGAGCAGGCCGCCCGGCCGTGCATCAAGGGCGCCCGGTGCGTGCACGTGGACTACCAGCGCGGCCCGTTCTCTAGCCGGGTGGTAACCGAGGTCAGGGACGACCAGGTGCGCGTGATGACCCTCGGGTTCCCCGAGGGCGTGCCCCAGGGCGCGCTGGACTTCCACTACACCGTCGGCCGCGAGTGGTTCACCCGCGGCGAGCTGCTGATGGCAGGCAACTGATGAACGCCGACACCCGGCCGCCGGGCATCAAGCGCGATGACGAGCTGGAGTGCACGCTCTGCGGCGAGCCCTACCACAAGCGGTGCATGCACTGCCACCGGCCGGGCGAGCCCTACGAGTACAAGGGCATCCAGTTCGACGGCCTGGTCGCCTACAGGGGCGAGCGGCTGTGCAAGGGCTGCTACGAGGTCATCTCGTCGGCCGAGGGCATCAACATCCGGGTGATCGACCGGGGCGGCATCGACTACGTGTACAACAGCGTGCGTGACGCCGACCTGGTGACGCCGATCGCGGCAGCCCACCGCTATGCAGACTTCCCCCGGAGCAGGAGGCGGAAGACCAGATGAGCACCACCGACCAGGACGTATTCGCTGACGATCCGGATGTGCGTAAGGGTGCCATCGTGCGCATCCCCCGCATCGGGAACCACCGGCCCTACTGTCTCAGGATCGTGAGCCGCGAGCCCGTCAGCCAGGCTACCGGTGCCATCGCCGTGACCGGCGAGATCCTGGATATGAACGGGGGCACGGCCAGGTCGCGTCGGCTGATCCGTCCTGCCGTCCTGGTACCGGGCCGGTACGGGTTCTTCCGCAAGGTGCCGCGATTCACCGCCAAGCTGGCCACGCTGCGGCTTGAGGGCGGCAGTACCATGCAGCTCATCACCCGCTGGTGCCTCGTCAATGACGAGACCGGAGAGACGCTCTCGACGAGCGCCACCGGGCCGGCCGTGGTCGAACTGCCTTGTTCGGATGGTCAGGTCTACCGCTATGTCCAGGTCGGCAACTGGGAGGGCAGGCCCACTCCGTGGCTGGCCCGTGAGCGCGGCGAGCGGACGGAGACAGGGCGCCGACTTGATGAGATCGAGCTGTGCGTGATCCGTGCCCGCCAGGAGCGCGGCATCCTGCGCATAGGCGAGAACCTGGTCTACGACTGCTCGGTCTGGAACCACTTCTCGGCCCAGGAGCTGCGCGATGTCGAAGGCGGAATGAAGGCCTGGCGCGACACCTACGTATGCCGGCACTGCGGCCGTGACCTGACCTGGATCAACCACTCACCGTGGTTCCGGGCGGCCGACGGAAGCACCGAGTGCGACGCCGAGGTATGGGTGCCATAGGCCGGGAGGGCGACCGCCGCAGGGGCGCGGTCGCCAGCTCCTAGCTGACCCCCGGCCCCGAGATCGGCGCCATGATCGCCTGGAGCGCCTCGATCACCGCGGGATTAGCGGGGCCGCTCCAGTCCTGGGCATAGAGCCCGTCCCAGCACCTGTCCCCCAGGTTGTACTGGAGCTGGTTGGTCGAGGGGGTCGTACCCTGGACATGCGTCCCGCTCAGGTGCCAGCAGCACCAGTCGAGGTCAGCCCGCTCGTAGGCCCAGGCGAGGAAGTTCGACCACCAGTTACCGTAGGACTGGCTGACCGGGCCGGCTCCCAGGCCGTCGCCGTAGCTCACCGGCCCGGCGCCGATGGCGGCCATAGAGTCGTTCGCCACCCCGAACTCGCCGACCCATAGCGGGCTGGTGTACGGCTCTCCCGTGTTCGTGATGTACCCGGCGTTACTGTGCTGGCTCGCGATGTACGCGGCCTGGGTCTCAGTGGCGGGCCATCCTTGCGGGTAGTCATGGATGCTGTAGACAACGTGGCCGGGCGAGCTGAGCTGGACCGGGTAGCTGGCCACTCCGGTCAGGTTGCCCGAGCTGTTGATGCCCTCGCAGAAGATCAGCGCGGCCGGGTCGATCTTCAGGATCGCATCGCCGGCCTGCTGGTAGAGCCAGCGGAAGTCGGTCTCGGTGTTGCCGTCGCCCCAGCTCGGGTTGAGGACCTGGCCGTTGATCGTCGCCTGCCGCGGCTCGTTCTTGATATCGAATCCGATGACCAGCGGGTTGCCCGCGAACGCCGTGGCCACCTGCTGCCATATCGACAGGAACGTCGAATATGACCAGTTGCTGTTCCACCACAGGCCATTGGTATCGGAAAGTGAGCAGCACCACCCCCGGTAGAGAAGGTGGAAGTTCGGTATCACCATGATGCCCGCGGCCGTCAGCGAAGCTACGCAGGCCTGGTAGACCTGCCATGGCGTCATGCCAACGAGGTCCGGGTTCGCGGCCACGGCCGCGGGGATCACGGGTGCCGTGTCCTGGACGGTCGAGCCGGCGAAGGGGAACCTGACCGAGTTGAAGCCCCACGCCGCAAGCTGCCCGGCGATAGCCGACCGGTTCAGGCGGTCGAGGCCGCCGGGCACCATCAGGTCCTCGTGGGCTCCGGCCCAGTTGGCCCCGGCCAGCTTGACCCGGTTGCCGTTCCTGTCCACGATCCAGCGGGATGACGTGCTCAGCGGCGTGGCGATTGTCATCCCAGCAAGCTACCGGCTGGACGGCGGCCGGACCCTGATTTGCTCAATACAGGGCTTCTTGCTAATGTAGGCATTGCAAGGAACCGATAGCACTGGAGGGCAGATGGGCAGCTTCGCGCCCTGCGAGTTCATGCTCACCACGCACAAGCCGTTCTTCCTCGCGAGGACGGACGTGCCCCTGTTCGTGGCTGACCAGAACCTGTCCGGGCGCGCTACGCTGCCCAGGGCTCTCGGCCCGTGGGCGCTCGACTCGGGCGGCTTCATGCAGCTCAAGCACACGGACGAGCAGCGCCTGCATACCTTCGGCTCGCCGCCTGGCTGGCGGTTCACCGTGCTGGAGTACCTGGAGCGGGTGGCGAGATACCAGGACCAGATCGGCCAGCTCAAATGGGCTTCCCCCATGGACTACATGTGCGAGGAGAACATCAGGCGGGCCACCGGGTTCAGCACGTACGTCCACCAGCACCTCACCATCGAGAATTACGTCCAGGCCCTGGAGCTGTGGCCGCAGGTCGGCGACGGGCCGTGCCCGGTCATCCCCGTGCTCCAGGGCTGGGCAGGCTATGAGTACCTGCGGCACGAGGAGATGTACAAGGACGCCGGCTTCGACCTCACCACGTTCCCCGTGGTCGGCCTGGGCAGCATCTGCCGGCGCTCGAACACGACAAGCATCCTGCGGATCGTCACCGAGCTGTCGCACCTGCGGCTGCACGGATTCGGCGTGAAGCGCACCGGCCTGCCGATGTACGGCCGCATGCTCGTGAGCGCGGACTCGGCCGCCTGGTCGTTCGACGCGCGCTATGAGCCCCCGATCGAGGGACACACCCATCAGCACTGCAACAACTGCCTGGAGTACGCCCTTAACTGGCGTGCCGAGACAGTGGCTTCTCTCGACTGAACCGAATGGAGACCATCATGCCGAAGATCAAGTACGCAGACACCAGGTTCTCGGCCGGCTCGATGGAGGTAATCGAGCGCGCCGCCCAGATCTGCGAGGACTACGCGGCCCAGGGATACAACCTCACCCTGCGGCAGCTCTACTACCAGTTCGTCAGCCGCGACTGGCTGACCAACAACATCCAGAGCTACAAGCGCCTGGGCTCGATCGTCAATGATGCCCGGCTGGCTGGCCTGATCGACTGGAACCACCTGGAGGACCGCACCCGCAACCTCGCCCAACTGGCCATGTGGGACGATCCGGAGTCCATCGTCGATGCGGTCGCCGCGCAGTACCGCACGCATCTGTGGAACAACCAGGCGTGGTATGTCGAGGTGTGGGTCGAGAAGGAGGCCTGGCCGACGTGGTGTCCCGCCCGGCCGACCGCTGGCTGGTGCCGTACTTCTCGTGCCGCGGCTACGTCAGCCAGTCCGAGATGTGGCGAGCCGCCATGCGGCTGCGCAAGCAGGAGCGCACCGGCAAGAAGTGCCTCATCATCCACCTGGGCGACCACGACCCCAGCGGGATCGACATGACCCGCGACATCGGCGACCGGCTGTACACCTTCGGGTCGAGTGTCGAGATCGACCGCATCGCGCTGAACATGGACCAGGTGGAGGCGTACAACCCGCCCCCGAACTACGCCAAGGTCACCGACAGCCGGGCGAACGACTACATCGCCGAGTACGGCGACCTGTCCTGGGAGCTGGACGCCCTGGACCCGCCCACCCTGGACGCGCTGATCGAGGGAAAGATCCTGGAGCACCTCGACCGCGGCCAGTGGGACATCGACCACGACGAGATGGAAGGCGACCGGGCCGTGCTCACGGCCGTCAGCGAGAACTGGCGCGAGCTGGCGGGCTACGTCCGTGACCAGGGCTGGGTCCAGGACTGATCATGTACAGGTACAACGACGGCGGCCGGAGCGCCGCGGGATGGGGAAGCCTCACCAGCGACTGCGTGACCCGGGCCATAGCCATCGTCACCGGACTGCCCTATCCCCAGGTCTATGACGCGCTCGCCGAGGGGTGCGCGCGGGAGCGCAAGACGAGCCGCAGCTACGGCATCAGCGGGCACCGCAGCGCCAGCAACGGGATCAACGTGAGTCGCAAGTGGTTCAAGGACTACATGGCATCGCTCGGCTTCACCTGGACGCCGACCATGCTGGTCGGCCAGGGATGCAAGGTCCACCTGCGAGCCGATGAGCTGCCTGCCGGGCGCATCATCGTCTCACTGAGCCGCCACTACGCGGCGGTCATCGACGGGGTGGTCTACGACATCGCCGATCCCCGGCGCGACGGCCTCCGCTGCGTCTACGGCTACTGGTCACTCTGATTTGGTGAATACAGCTTTTCTTGCTAATGTAGGTCTTGCAAGGAACGACAGCCAGGAGGCAGCGAGTGAGCAGCACCACTTACCCGAAGATCACCGACAAGATCATCGCGCAGGCGATTGACCTCGAACTCATCGCTGAGATAGAGAGCATCTTCGCGGCGGCCACGCTAGCCGGGCTCGACCTGCTGATGCTGCCCACCTACGACCTGTACGTGCTGAACATTTCCGGCGGCAAGGATTCCCAGACGATGCTCCGGCTGTTCATGCGCCTGGTGGACATCCTTGGACTAGACCGTCGCAAGATCGTCTGCGTCTTCGCCGACCTAGGTGCCGAGGACGAGTGGGCGGGCACCGAGGAGCTGGCCCGGGAGCACGCCGCGCACTATGGCGTGCGGTTCATCAAGGTGCAGAAGGGCGAGAACAACGACGCACCTATCACGCTCCTCCAGCACATCATCAACCACGGCAAGTGGCCAAACCTCGAAAACCGCTTCTGCACTTCTGACATGAAGCGCGACCCGATCGGCACCGTGATCACCATGCTGTGCGACGAGCTGCGCAGCGCGTGGAAGGCGATGCTTCCCAAAGGTTGCAAGGCCCGCGTCCGCCGCGTACGCATCCTGAACTGCATGGGGATGCGCGCCCAGGAGAGCCCTGCCAGGGCGAAGCTCGTCTCCTTCGAGAAGAACAAGCGCGTCACCAACGAGACCGTTAAGGACTGCGACAACTGGCTGCCGATTCACGGCCTCACCGAGCACCAGGTGTGGGCCGACATCAAGGCCAGCGGGGTCCGGCATCACTGGGTGTACGACGCCGGGATGCCCAGGCTGTCCTGCCGGTTCTGCGTCCTGGCCGGCCGCAAGGCCCTGGTCCGGGCCGCGCAGCTCGACCCCGATGGCGCCGTCAAGCGGGCCGAGGCCGAAGAGAAGATGGGTCACACCTTCGGCCGCGACTTCACGATGCGCGACATCATCGCCGAGGCCGAAGCCCTCACTGCCCGCGGCGAGGTTGCCGTGGCCAAGTCCTGGAACTGCTGAGATGCAAACCATAGCCGAGCGCGTGATCGCCGCTGTAACGCTCTTCGAGGGCTATTCCGCCTCGTTCTACTGCGACGTGCTGCACATCACCAGGGCGCAGTTCCTGACCGCCGCACGGGCCAACCTCCAGCGCTACCGCAGCAGGAGCGGCGCCCACACCTACTACCTCAAGAACTCGCCGAAGTACCCGGTGCACTGATGGCCGAGACGATCTGGATGTACGGGATACCCGGCGGCTTCCACGACTACCACTGCCAGTGTGACCGGCACTGCCGGAACTGCTTTGAGGACTTGGACGTTGTGCGCGAGACCCGCTCCAAGATGATCTCCGAAGGCACCATCCCCGCGACGGACCAGCTCGGGCCGCGCGAACGCTACTGCTCCTCCTGGTGCCGCAACCACGCCAAGCGCGAACGGGCGCTCGACCGTGCGATCTCGGAGATTACAGCGCGCTGATTTGCTCAATACAGCTTTTCTTGCTATTGTTGGTCTTGCAAGGGAACGACAGCGAGGGAGCACCAGATGCCAGAGATCATCCCGGCCGAGCACGACGCCAGGCAGTACGCGATCATCTGCCAGGCCAGCGACACCCGCGACAAGCTCTTCGCCGGACGCGACCGGATGCACCGCATGGCCGGGGACCGCAAGCGCTGGATCGGCAAGAGCCAGGTCTGGCAGTTGAGCTGGGCCGAGGTCATGGAAGTCATAGCCCGCCTCGTCGCCCAGGGCGATGAGAAGGACCTGAGCTACGGTGCCCGCCCCTCCGATGCCTTGGCTCGCGACACCGAGCTGCTGCACGAGATCGCCCGGCTGGACGCCCTGAGCGATGCCATGGAGGCCACCTGGCGCGCTCACGGCTGGACCCGCTACTTCCCCTGCCTGAACGCTGACGGCCACATCCACGTCTCGCTGAACTCGTGCCCGACCATCCACCGCAACGGCAAGGCCACCTCGATGGGGTGGGCGACCGACCTGTCCGGGCTGACGGTGGCCGAGGCGATCAAGCCGGAGAACCTCGGCCCGCGGCTGTGCTCGGTGTGCTTCCCCGACGCGCCTGTCGAGCACTGCCGCTCGCTGCGCGAGATCACCCGCGAGCAGCGCGACGCCGAGAGGGCCGAGCGCCAGGCCGCCAGGGAGCTGGCCGAGCAGGCCAGGGAGACGAGCCGGCTGGCTCGCGAGGCAAAGGCTGAGCTGCCCCGCAAGGAGACTCCGCAGGAGCGCCGCTACGCCGGGATGCGCGCCCTGGGCGACAAGTTCCAGCCAGTGGCCGGCCACGCCCGCGAGGAAGTCGCCACGGCGATCGAGGAGCTGGCTAGCCTGGGCAAGGCCCCGAAGTGGCAGGACGCGATCAGCGCCTGGGCCACGGCTGTGCGCGACGAGGAGAACGACATCACCTGGGCCTTCGGCCAGTACTCGGTCTACGCGAGCTACGCGGCATGAGCAAGCCACCCAGCCGCTGCCGGGGCGCCAGCGCCCGGGTGGCGGCTGGCATCGTGGTGGTTATGAGCCCATGCTGCAATGCGCCTCTGTGGACAAAATGGACCGAGCCGCGCTGCACCGGGTGCGGCCACCGGCAGGCGGCAGGCGGCGTACCGCCGCGCCAGACACGAGAAAAGCCACCCTGGCAGTGGCCCGGCGAGCTGCTGGGCCGCTACCTGGCCAGGCGAGCAGGGAGAACCTAGTGGAACAGCAAGCTGTCCTGGCAGGCCTGGAGCAGGCGCGTCACGACGAGGCGGGCACGCAGCGCGCGTGGCTGGCCAGGGCGATCGAGGAGGGCGCCGACCAGGCGCGCATAGACACCTGCACCGCGTTCGCGGCCGAGGCCGAGGAGCACGGCTACTGCGTCGAGTGCTGGGCTCGCTCCACCTCGTGGGGGCTGTACCCGGAGCGGCCGAAGAAGATCAGGCACCGCCAGCCAGGGAACTGCCCGCACAGCAGGAGGCACAGGTGAAGTACTACGTCACGATCATGCGCAGTGCGCGGGTGGGCCGGCTGCTCGGCCCGTATGACACCAAGGAAGAGGCCGATCAGCGCGTGCCTGATGCCCGGCGCCTGGCGGCTGAGGTGGATCCGTTCGCTGCCTTCGACGCATTCGGCGTCACCGGCATGGAAGGGCGCGAGTACCCGCCGGGCAAGCTGAACGGCATGCTGGCGGCCGGGACCGCGGAAACTGCCCGGCCCGAACCTATTGGCTCATTAGCAAGAAACCCTGTAAAGTGAGAATCATGGCGAAGCGTCCTACCTACCAGGTCCCGTTCGGCGAGGACGGTGCCCTGCTGCACTGGGCCGACCCCCGGCCAGGTGCCTGGGCATACGACCAGGCCGCTGCATGGCGTGACCCGGAGCCTTTCCAAGCCGAGCTGACCATTCTGGACACCATGCGCGGGCGCTCCGCGGCGTATTTCCGCCTGAAGGACGACCTCGCCCGCTGCTGGCCCATGTTCATGGCGGAGGTGCTCGACCTGATCAGGACGGCCGTCATCACCGAGGGCACCGTCAAGGGGTACTGGATCCCGTGCAAGCGGGGCCAGAACTACGGGCTGCGCTACCTCGGCCAGGAGCTGGAGTCATGACCGAGGAGCACAGCCACGCCCATTACGAGGTGGGCGCAGCCAGCGATGTCCATGACCACTACGTGGGCGAGATCAACGGGGCGGCGTCCCAGGATGACCTGGCCGTGCTGATCCGTCAGGTGACCCAGCTCACCGAATCGGTTCTCGACCTGCATGCCCAGCTCGCGGCTGAGCGCGAGGTGACGGCCGCGGTAAGGCGCGGCTGCGTCACCCTCCCGGCGATCGTCACCGTGCTGCGCAACCGCTCGGCCGAGCTGCTGGGAGTGGGCGCCCCGTCCGGGGCGGTCACTGATTTCGACCTGGCGCTCGGCCGCGAGCTGGGCGCCCTCGCAGACGGGATCGACCAGCGATGAGCAGGTCCCGGCGTCTCACTGAACCCGATGGAGCATGACCATGTTTTTTGAACTCCGCACCCTGCTCTGGCTGATCTTCTGGATCATCGTGATCGTCTGGATCACCAAGAACCCCGTCCAGGCGGGCCATGACGTAGGCGCCATAGTCAACTGGATCCTCTGGGCCATCGGCCGCCTGGCGACGTTCGTGGGGTCGATATGAGCGCCCGCCGCCGGAACAGCCCGGTCATGCCACTGTCGTCCTCCGTGCTGCCCCTGGCGGCCGTATGGGGGTGGATCGACCTGCACGAGCCGGCCGCAGGCGTGGGCTTCGGCCTGTTCTTCCTGCCGGCCCTGGTCCTGGGCGTGATGACGCCGGGGGCGCTGGTCTCCATTCACTCGCTGCCCCTGCTGCTCATCCCCGACAGGACCAGGATCTGGTGGCGGCACGGCAAGAGCCGGCCGGGCTGGCACGCCTGGCTCAAGCGCGCGGTCATGGCTGCCGACCGGTACCGCTGCTGCTACTGCGGATCGCCCGAGCATCTCCAGATCGATCACGTCAAGCCGTGGAGCCGGGGCGGGCTCAGCGCGCTGTGGAACCTGACGATCCTGTGCGCGCGGTGCAACCGGGTCAAGTCCAACTACTGGGTGGCCAGGGACGGCTACATCTTCTACCGGCCGTTCTCCGACGCCAACGACCAGGCCCTGGCCGCTGAGATCCTGCGGCACGAGCTGCGGCACAGGTGGAACCCCGGCCGCTGGATCCGGGCCGGCTGGTCCATCAACCCGATCATCTAGCTACCCTCAAGCCGCGGCCCGCAGCAGGAGACACCCGCCTCCGCTGCGGGCCGCCCTTGTTTGCACGATACAGGGTTTCTTGCTATTGTCGTCTTAGCAAGGAACCAGACAGCGAGGAGCGCGCGATGAGCGGAACCAACAGCAGCCCCACCAGGATCCTGAAGACGCTGGTGATCACCGCACCCGACGGCACCGAGGTGACCGAGCGGACCAGCGGCGGCTACGACACCGCCGGCATCATCCAGGACTACGAGGGCAAGTGGCACCTCGCCGCGCACGGCTGGTCCCGCGACTCCGTGTGGAAGCGCACCCGCACCCAGCAGGACCGGGACCGCTGCAAGACGATGTTCGTCGGCCAGCTCTACGAGCAGACCGCTCCGGTCGTCCGCGAGTACTTCGGCACCCACCAGGTCTTCATCAGCGCCTACTTCATCCCCGGCCAGGGCTGGGTGAGTGCATCCCGCAGCGCCGGCCGCTCGGTGATCCGCGCCCTTGCCAAGGAGGGCGTCACCTCGGTGGCGCTCAGCCCGGTCCATGGCCGCGAGGTCATCGCCGATTTCCAGACAGACGAGCTGCTCGCGAGCATGCGCGTACGGAAGGCCCGCAGAATGGGCACGCAGCTCCGCGTCCTGGAGATCTGCGGGGGTGCCGGGGGACAGGCCCTCGGCCTGGAGCAGGCCGGGTTCGAGCATCTGGCCATCGCCGAGATCGACCCGGACGCCTGCAATACGCTGCGCGCCAACAGGCCCGGCTGGAAGGTGATCGAGGGCGACATCAGGGACCTCGACGGCCGCCAATTCCGCGGCCCGCTCGGCACGGGCATCGACCTGCTGGCGGGCGGCGTGCCGTGCCAGCCGTTCTCCGTCGGCGGCAAGCAGCTCGGAGCCGGTGACGACCGTGACCTGTTCCAGGAGGCGGTGCGCCTCGTCCACGAGACCCGGCCGCGGGCTGTGATGCTGGAGAACGTGCCGGGTCTCGCTCAGGCCCGGTTCAGGTCCTACCGCCAGGAGATCACCGCCGAGCTGGGGCACCTGGGCTATGCCGTGCAGTGGAAGACCATCCGGTCCTGCGACTACGGAGTTCCCCAGTTGCGGCCCCGGGTCGTTCTCGTCGCCCTGAAGATGCGGTACTGCGACCGGTTCACCTGGCCGGCCGGGACGGCCGGCATGAACTCGTCCGTCAGCACGACCCTGTACGACCTCATGGCCGCTCGCGGATGGGAAGGCGCCTGCGAATGGGCGCTGGGAGCCAACAGCGTCGCCCCGACGATCGTGGGCGGATCCAAGAAGCACGGCGGCCCGGATCTCGGCCCGACGCGGGCTCGCGCCGCCTGGAAGGCCCTGGGCGTCAACGGCGGCTCGATAGCCGAGGAAGCACCCGGACCTGACGCGCCCGCGGACCATGTGCCCCGGCTGACTATCCGGATGGTCGCCCGGCTCCAGGGGTTCCCGGACGACTGGGCGTTCTCCGGACGCAAGACGGCCGCCTACCGGCAGGTCGGCAACGCATTCCCGCCTCCGGTCGCGCGTGCTTTCGGCGAGGCGATAAGGGCAGCATTGAGCACATGAACGTTCCTCCTCTTGACCAGATGCCGATGATGCTCTCGGAGTGCCAGCAGGCTGGCACCTTCGTCGAGGGGAAGTTCAGCGATGACCTGCCGGTCAGCCGGTTCACGGCCGAGAACATGGGTGAGCAGGCCGCCCGGTTCGGGGCCGCGTCCGAGCAGGCCGGGTTCGCCCTGAGCGCCTTCCGCCAGGGCGAGGAGCGCCTCGGCCAGGAGCTGGAGCAGGCCGGACGGGGGGTCAGGAACGCCGTCGGCGAGCTGTCCGGTGCACAGTGCATGAGCGTGAGCGACCCGTGCACCGGCTGCCACGGAGCACGGGCCGCTGCTGTCGCCGCGGCCACGGAACGGCTCGCGCAGGCGAGGAGACGGCTCCAGAAAGCGGAGCGCGCCAGGGACCAGGCAGAGAGCACCGCGGAGTCACTGGCCAGCTCGGGCTGGGTCAGCCAGTGCGATGAGGTCATGTCCAGGATGGACCGGTTCGGCCCGTGCTCGGCGAACGAGATCCGGGCGTTCCTGACCGCTCACCGCGAGGATATGGAGGAGATGGCTGCGTGCACGTACCAGGTAGCCGAGATACTGACCGGCCTGCCCTGGACGTACTTCGGGGCAGTTCCCGAGCCCGTCGGCGACCTGGCGCACCACCTGACGAACATGGCCGGTCACGCCGACGACACAAAGGCTGAGTTCGAGCGGCTGCACACCGATGAGATCAAGCGCCTCGACCGTCCGCGGCCGGCCGAGGAAACCTGGGATGTCGGCCGCGACCAGTGGAAAGGATGACTCATGGAGAAGACGGTAACGGAGCTGCGCGGCCTCGAAGCGGACGCGCTGCGGCAGGCCTGCATCAAGTCAGCCGAGCGGATCAGCGCCCTGCTCGGCCACCCCGCTTCGGTTCACAGCGTGAACGACTGGGTGCGGGTGCGCGATGTCTGGCGGATGAGCTGGGTCTGGCTGCTGCCTGCTGAGGGCAAGGACCGGCTGGAGCCCGGCGAGGAGGCCGCGCACAACATCGGGTTCCGGGTGCTCAAGGACCCCCAGCGCTGCGCGATCGAGACGTGGGGCGTGGAGGGGGCAACCAGCTTCTCGCAGAACGGCTGGATCAGCGAGTCCCGCGCAGAGGCCTACCTGGAGATCGTGTTCGCGGCCGAGGAGTAGGCTAGGCCCGCATCGCCTGGTACCGAGGAAAAGGCGGCTCACGCAGGGTGGGCCGCCTTTCTCGTGCTCAGAGGGCCAGCGCGCCCAGCTCGGCAACCTCGGCAGCGCCTCCTCCGGCCGCTGCCTCGCCGCCGCCCGGGATCATCGACTTCAGGCCCTGCCACTCCAGGCCGTGCTGGAGCAATCCGCCTCCGCCGCCCGAACCGCCGGAGCCTCCTGATCCGCCTCCGCCGTCGTTCACCGGCTCATCGTTCATCACGCTGCCGTTCAGGTCAGCCTCGAAGAAGTAGCGGCCGACCACCTGGCGCGCGACCCGCTCGCACTCGTCCTGCGGCAAGCCCGGGTTGGTTGCCGAGATCGCCGCGGTGATGGCCATCACCTTGCGCCGCACCGGATCGGCTGATGAGGTTACCTGGCCGATCGAAGGCGGCGTGATCGGGGTGGTATCGTCGCCGTTCCCGGCCATGCCAGCGGGAAGGCTCGCAGAAAGGCCGCCTCCGTTAGCCGCGGGAGTGCCCATGTCCACCGATCCTGCCCCGGTGCCGGTGTCGGGCGCCATCGGCGTGTAGGGCATCGTCATGCTGCCGCCCTGGGCCTGCCGCCGTACCGCGCCGGTAGCCTCCTGGACAGGACCCGTCGAGGGCGGCCGTGGCCGGGTCACTGCCGGGTCAGGACCGCCCGGAGGACCGGCGGGAACCTCGCTGTAGCCGTGGCTGAAGTCCGGGCCGGTGTCGTGCTCGTCCGGCTTCTCCGGGCCGCCCTGGCCTCCGTTCAGCAGCGGTTCGAGCGAGATCACCGGGTCGGTGCCCTCTGCCAGCGCCTTGCGGTACAGCTCGTAATGGCGCCGGGCCGTGGCCATCAGGTCATCCTCGCTGATCCCGCACCGCGCGGCGATCGAGCAGATCGACGCCTTGGCCAGGGCGCTGCGGTGCGTGAACTCCGATGCTGACCGTGACGCGAGCAGGAATGGCATGATCGCCTCCAGCTCGGCATCGGCCAGGGCAAGCGCGGCCTCGCGGGCCATCAGGTCGTGATCGGCTGAGGCCTCGGCCCACATGTCGCCGCTCCACTCGGTCATGCCGGTACTCCCATCTGAGCCAGTCCCTGCTGGACGCGCTCGCGGAACGCGGCCAGTCTGAGGTTCGCCGTGCGGTCGCCGCCGAGCGGGTCGCCGGAGTAGGCGCTCCTGTTCGAGTAGCCCGGCCCGGCCGCGCTGTTCGGCGCCACGGGAGCCAGGGTGACGTTCTCCGGGTGCCGGCCGGAGAACGTGTTGGTGAACGGCCCGGACGGCTGCGGGGCTTCCTGCTGCCTGCCCATCACGTCATCGGATACCACCGGGCCGCCCGGCAGCGGCGGCGCACCCTGGTACGGCGGGGAGCCGCCCGGTGCGTTCGCGTTGTTCGCCCCGGCCATCTCCGGTGCGGTACCCGGCCCGTTCAGCGGCGTCGCGCCCATCGGGTCCGGGGAGGTACCCGGCCCGTCGGTGATCAGGTCGGTAGACACCCCCGCATTGCGGATGTAGGCGCCCTGGGCACGCAGGCCCGTCTTCCTGGCGTGCTTGCGGGTGAACGAGCGGTGCAGGGCGATCCGCCTGGCAAGGACCGGGTGGCTCCCGGACGCAGCCGCATGCGCCGAGAGCCACGCCTGCTGATGACTGGCGGGCGAGTCGGTGATGCCGGCATACAGCCCGGCCTCGAACCTGGCCGACCCGCGGGACACCAGGCGGGTGCCAGGCCGCCACTTCGAGGCATACAGGTAGCCCTTCGAGAAGTCGGCATCCCGGAACAGCTCGGCAGGAGCGAACGAGAGCGACGCGCGGGCCACCTGGAAGGCCTGCTGCGCCTGCTGGGTGTTCAGGGCCTGCCCCGAGTCGGCGCCCGGTTCCATGCTGGCGGGCACGTCCATCTGATCCGACGGAGCCGCGGGGGCGCCGTAGGCCTCGGCATACCCCTTGACGTAGGGGGAGACCGTCGAGGAGTTGTCGGCGAAGGCCGGCCGCTGGCCGCTCGCCTTGTCGTCCTTGCCTGCCTTCTGGCCAGCCGCGTAGTCCTGGGCGCGCGGGTCCATGTTCTGGCTGGCCGGCTGCGGCGCAGTGGCCGGGGAGTTGTACGGCGGATTCAGGTCATCAGTGGTCTGGTGCGGCGAGGTCCAGGTATCGGCCCGGACCTGGAGCGCGGCGGTTAGCTGCTGGCTGTCGCCGTACGGGCCGCTCGTGCTGGAGTTCATCTTCCGGCCCTGGGCATACGCGGACAGGTAGTGCGGATGCAGGTCCGGCCGGCCGGTCGCGCTGGTGTACTCGTCCCTGGACATCGGGGCACGGCCGACCATGCCGTGGATCAGGCCGGCCGTCTCATTCCAGCCGCCCAGGTAGCGGCCGTGCTGGATCTTGGAGTAGGCGAACTCGTCCTTGTGCTGCGGCTGGCGCCCGTCCATGGCGTCCATCCGGCCGAACATCTCCGCCGCCCGGGTCGGCAGCCCGTTCTGGCGGGCGGCCTCCTTGGCGCCCTGGGGCTGGGCGCCCTGCGGGCCGGTGACCCACTGCTGAGACCATCTCTCGTTAATCGGGAACATGACGCCCTCGGGAAGCTGGTCATCCTGCGGGCTCGGCGCGTTGTTCGGGTCGGTGACCTGCTGGATCTGGGTCAGCCCGCTGGCGCCCTGGCGCACCGAGGCGGACGCGCCCATGGGGGCGGTGTTGCTGACGCTGCCAGCGGTCTCCTCCTCCGCGCCGGGCGTCGCGGCGGCCATGTCGCCGGAGGCAGACATGGCCGGCATCCCGGCGACCATATCCTGCGGCGAGAGGGCGCTCTGGGCTGTCCTGGTCAGAGCGCCGTGACCGTAAAATTTGGCTCCCTCCCCAGGGCTGCGGCCTTCTGGCTGCCGCCGACTGGCGCGACGTGGTACTCCTTCGCCATCTCGTTGATGTACCGGACCACCTTTGCGTGCGGCTCATTAGTCCGGCCGATGTCGTGCTTGGCGTTCTCCACATCGGCCGGGCCGTTGACCGGGAACTTGCCGTCAGTGCCGGGCAGGTGATGCGTGGCGGTCTCGCGCTCGTGCTCGGTAACGCCTCCGGCCGCGAGGCCGCCTGCCGCGGTCTTGGAGTTCCCCGGCCGCGGGCCGAACTGGGTGGTGCACTTGCTGCACGTGCAGCCGTGCCCCTTGCAGTTCTGGCAGTTGCCCGAGGCGCACTCGTCACACGACTTGGCTTCCCGCTGGCCTACCTCGGCCAGTACCGGGCGCACCACGGCCATGAACCCGTGCAGCACCGCAGTGTCGTCGGCTGTCCGGCCCGAGCCGTTCCAGGCGGCGGCGAACCGGTTGTGATAGCCGCCCAGCTCGGCCAGCGAGCCGGTTGAAGCGACGATCCGGACTCCCTCGCGCACGCCGACGGCCTCGCAGGCAGCCTGGCGCCGGGCCTGATCCAGGTTCATCATGTACCCGACCGCCATGGACGCTGTGTGCGTGCGGTCGCCGCAGGACTCATCCGGCCAGTGCGCGCTGGCGCACCGCTCGTGGAACGGGTGGTGCACCTCCCCGGTCATCGGCCACCGGTAGCCGAACGGGTCCGGCAGGCTGTAGCCCTCGATGTGCGCCACGGTGGGGCGCCGGTCGCTCCCGGCATCCTGGATGGTGCCCGCCACCGGGTTCGGGTGGCTGGAGGCCATCTGGTCCGTCGCGGCGGGAGCCGTGGGGATCTGGCCGGGCGGCCCGAGCGGCACTTCGGCGTAGGAGTTGCTCGTGTCGAAGCCGAGGCTGTGCTCGTCAGGCTTCTCCGGGCCGGTCCCGAAGCCGGAACCCGAGGCGTTCTGCTGCTCGACCTGCTGGATCAGCGGAGCGCCGGCGCTGGCCGCACCCGACTGGTGGTTGCTGGTCTCGACGCCGTTATACGGGTCCTGTTCCTCGCCGAAGGTCGGGAACACCTCGGTCGGGTACGGCGTGGCGCTCGGCTGGTTGTTCGGGTCGATGGTCTGGTCGATCTGCGGCAGCCCGCTGGCACCTTCGGCCATGCGGAGGTAACTGACCACCTGGAGGAACTCATGCTGGGCTGCGACGGCCTGGGCGCCGAAGGCGGACGCAGCGGTGCGCGCCCGGCCGCGGGCCTGCTCGGCCAGCTCCTGGGCATCCCCGCGGACGGCCGGGTCAAGGCCGCGGTACCAGACGGATGCCTCCGCGATCATCGCGGTGCGGTAGGTGCCGTCCGCGGGTTCCTGGTAGTCGCCCAGCCAGTCGGTGGCCGCGGTGTGATGCTCGTGCAGCGGGACGGGGGTGAGCCGCTCGGCGACGATCTGCACGCCCAGGTCGAGGTCGCGCTGGGCATTGAGCGCTGCGGCGCGGTGGCGGTCGTGGGCATCCAGCGTCGCGACGGCCTGGGCGAGCGCTGCCCCGCTGCCGGCGGTCTGGACGGCCGCTACCAGGGCGCTGCGATCTGTCATCGGTTCCTCCGCATCTCAGGGCGTTCCTGTCCCTTCTGCGGCCGGGCGCCAGGTCACGCGAGAAGCCGGGTAACGCGGTGGTAACGATCACGGACGGGTCACGGCGGCTGATCACATCGACGATCGCGGTCAGGTCACGGACGCGCAGCGGGGGTATCCGGCCCGCGTCGAGGAAGTCGAGCCACAGGCCTATCACCTCGGCCGCTGAGAGCCCCGCACGGACACGTTCAGCGCTCCAGCCATGGAGTCGGCCGTACCACTGCTGACGGCCCGTGTCGGGCTTCCTGACGGGCTCCAGGCCCTGCTTCTCTGCCAGGCCGATCAGGTCCCTGAGCTGACGCCGGGTCAGCACCACGCGGGCACCGGAGTCCAGGAGCTGGCGTGCCGCCAGCATCACGTCGCCGTCCTCGCCCGAGGCCTCACGCCGGCTGGCCGCGTCGGCGCTGGCGCACTTCTGGTGCAGCTTGCGGCCGTACCAGTAGATGATCTCCTCGCCGAGCGTGAACTCGCCGCCGCACCCCTCAGCGTCGCACGTGAGCCCGGCTTCCCAGACAGTCGTCGTAGACAAAGCGCCTCCGTACCTTCCGGGGGCGCTGCTGCTACCGGAGCCGGTAAGGTCCCGTCAGGAGGTGAGGTCCCGGCTCCGAACGCCCGAGACCTTCCCGCGTTATCGAACGGGGAGGTCTCGGTCTCACCGGGCTCGACTCCGTACGCGGCCAGCAAGGCGAGGGCGAGCTGCTCACGGCAGTGACCGCCGAGATGCCGGAGCAGCCGGCGTCCCTCCTGGTAAGCCGGGCCGGTCCCCTCGTCCTGGGCGATCTCGCCCTCCATCGCCTTGTACACCCGGTCCACGGCCTCGACATCCAGGAGCCGCTCCCAGATCGCCGGGTCGCCATGCCAGGCGCGCGGGTCCGGGCCTTCGATGACCGGGATCTCCTCGTCAGGCATCGGCGCCGGCCAGGGCACTGCGCAGGGCGCGGATAGTCTGCTCCTCCATCTGGGCTCGCTCGGTGCCGTGAGCCCGCAGGATGGCGCTCGGGTGGAACACCGGCAGCACCATCCAGTCCTTCCAGGGCACCTGCATCCAGTGGCCGCGAGCCGTGGTGAACGCACCCAGCTCGGCCTGGCTGACCGCATGCCAGGCGACGGACCCGGCCGCCACCACGAGCACCGGCTGGATCAGGTCGATCTCGCGCTCGACCCGCGGGTAGCTGGCGATGATCTCGAACTGGTACGGCGTGCGGTTGCCGGGCGGTCGCCATGGCAGTACGTTCGTTACATAACACAGATCCCAGGGCAGCTCCGCCCTGGCGAACAGTTCCTGGAGGAGCCGTCCGGACGGCCCGACGAACGGACGGCCCTGGATGTCCTCCTGCTCGCCCGGGGCCTCGCCGATGACGACCAGCGGGGCTTCGAGCGGGCCGTAACCGCGCACCAGCCGCCTGCCGTCGGCAACCTGCTGGAGGACCGGGCTCGTCGCGTACTCGGCATACAGCGCAGCTAGCTGAGCTTCTTTATCCATCTGTGATACTCCTTCCCCGCAGTTCGCGTACCAGGCCAGTACCTCGCAATGGCATGGCCGTGGAGCGCACCAGCAGCCGATTATCTTCCCGCGCAGTTCAGGCAGCATTGCGAGCAGCGCAGGCGTGCTCAGCAGGTGCTCCTCGAACCTGGTGATCACCTCAGCCCGGCTGCCATCGGTGCCGATGACGAACGGGTTGCCTAGCGGCCCGGGACGCCCGCCATACACGTCATAGAGCGCGTGCTTGCAGTGGACGACATAGGCACTGACCCGGGCGCGCTCACCGGACCAGGCGCCAGACCTCGTTATCAGGCCGTTAACCGTCCCGCCCGCCCTTCCCTCGTCCTCACATGGCACGGGCGCGCTCCCCGCAGGAAGCGCGCCCGGCGGCGGGGCCATCTGAGCACCGCGTGCAAGGAATCGACAGCCGGGTCAGCCCGACGCCAATACCTGCAAGGGTAATACAGCTTTTCTTGCTAGTCAAACCATCAGGTGACAGTAACCGGCGTGGCCGCCCAGTTCCGGCGGGCCGTCCGGGACAGCGGGTTCTGCTTGGTGGCCCGGCGCCACCCCGGGTAGCGCTCGCCCCACACCTCGGTTACGTTCCCGCCGTTCATCTGGATGACGTAGCCGGTGTCGCGCACCTGGAACGGAGCGGTGACCAGGCCCATGTGGTCCGTGTTCCCGCCCGCTGCCTGCGGGTCGAACCATGCAGGCAGCACGAAGTCGGATACGGTGCCGGTGACCTGCTCGCCCCTGGCAGAGACGGTGAGCTGGTAGGAGTCGCTCTCCACCGGGTCGGCCAGCTCCACCGCGATCAGCATGCCGCTCTCCTGCTGCGCCCAGCGGTCGCAGGCGGAGTCGCCGAGCGTCTCGATCGCCTCGTGCGACAGGACCGAGCATACGGACAGGTCAGCGGTCAGGGCGTTGCCGCCGTTGGCCAGCACGGGCTGGGCGAACACGCGGCCGTATACGTCGGCGTCCGGCCCCTCGGTGTGCCAGCCGAGGTCGCCGGCCTGATCGGCATCGTCGAGGATGCCGATGATGGCGTCGTAGTGCACGCCGCTGGCCCCGTTGGGCAGGTAGAGGACGGTAGGGGGCAGCAGCCCCCAGGCCGGGGCGACATGATCGCGGAGCTGCCGGTTGACCAGCAGCGACATATCGTAAGCGTCCTGGTTCGTGACGGACTTGGAGAGGTTCTGGACCCCGACGATCAAGGCGTGCTCCTAGTGATGAGGGTGGTACACGGCGACGTGGATGAAGATGATCAGCAGCACGGCCGTGGCCAGGATGAGCAGGATCGTGCCGAGCATCCAGCGCACGCTACTCCTCGACGGCCTTGACGACCTCGCTCTTCCAGTTGATTCCGACCAGGCCGGACCACTGCATCATCTCGTGCAGGAACCGCTTGGCCCCCTCGTCCCAGCGCGCCTCATTCCCGGTCACCACCAGGCAGCCGCGCTCGTCCTCGGTCATCCGGACCAGCTCGGCGCCGTCCGCTGACGAGCTGATCACGATGTTGAACTTCGGTGCCGTGTTCCTGACCACGGCGTGGCCGAGACCGCCTGCCGGGTTTCTCGGGGCACCGGGGGCGAGCCTTGTAACCATCTGATCGGGATGCCGCGGTGTGGTCATCGGCCCTCCTGGAGTCGCTGGGTAACATCGGCGAACGGGTCGTCCTGGGCCTGGAGCTTCTCCCATCCCGGATGGACGGACTCCCACTGCTGGCGCCGCCTGATCGCCGATGCGAGCGTACTAGGGCAGCACGGGCCTGGGTGCAGCTCGGGCAGCCCGCACCAGTGGTCGATCAGCCCGTCGGTGGTCATCGGCTGACGGCACTTGCGCTGCGGCCACTTGGCGAACGTGACCGGGGGCAGCTCGGGCTGCTCCTCGCTCACCGCTTCTGCCAGTCCGGGCTCAGCCGGGGAGCCGGAGCGCGCTCGGTGCGTATCTGCCACCCCGAGCCGGCCAGGTCCCTGTTGTGGGCCTTTACGTAGATGCTGAAGAAGAGGCCGGCCAGGGCATCCATCGCCCAGACGAAGCCCTTGCACAGCAGGTACGGGATCAGCAGGGCGGCGAAGAGCGGGACGCCGATGAGGATCTTGAGCACGGCGGCTGCCCACAGCCAGCGCCAGTGCCGCATCGGCAGCTTGGTATTGGCCGCCAGGCATGAGTACCCGATGGCTATGAGAACGCCGCTAGCGCGCAAAGCGCTTCACCCCCACTGCGAATGGCCCAGCGGGAAACTTACCACCTGGTCCCCGCGCTTTACGTGCAGCCGCCCGAAGCTCACATCCACCTTCGGATGCGGGGCGGGAAGATCATCCTCTGGCTCAAGATAGGCCAGCGTAACGTGCGGGCGGTACTGCCGGTGCTCACTTCCCGACAGGTCCTCCAGTTCCCGGCGCAGCGCTCCGATGCCCGGGATGTAGGCCGGCACGAACACCGGCACCTTCTCCCCGCTGGAATCGCTGGGCTCGAAGGTCTCGGTCCCGTTCAGGAATCCGTGCAGCGGGCCGGTCTTTCCCGCGGCCAGCCGTGCCCGGCGGCACGCCTCCTCGAAGGCCTCGTCGGTCACGTTCTTCCCGAGGTAGACAACCGTGATGTGGTGGTCGTCCACGCCGCCCGGCAGGCGGCGGACGGCGCCCTCGGGCAGGTCGAGGTAGATCATGCCCGAGCGTTTCGTCAGGCCGTCGTAGCCGGTGACTCCAACGCGGGTTGCAGCGCCAGCCCGCGGTTCCAACGCTGAAGCCAGCCGCGTTGGAGCGGGGTACACCTCGTCATCGACCCAGCGGCGGGGCGGCAGGCGCTTCTCGGCGTCATCGAGATCGCCCGGCCGGACATACTGGAGTCCCTCGTCGATCATCGAGCGGAACCGGCCGTGGTGGTACACGAAGTCGTCCCCGGCGTGCTTCGAGATCTTGTTGAGCGCCTGGCCGTAGGCGCGAGCCCACTCCGGGCCGTGCACCTGCTCGTCGGTCTGCGGCTCATTCCGCGCGACTGCGTGGTTGTACATCACGACATGGTGGGCGGCTTCGTGCGCGGCCGTGCCGTAGTCCCACCTGTCCGGGTGGAGGGCCACGCCCGGCTTGCCGTTCAGCCAGGACGGGTTCGAGGTCATCTTCGACGGGTCCGGGTGCCTGGCGGCGAACGCGCCCTCGGTAGGCCCCTGGTACCCGGCGTAGCGCAGCAGGTGACCCACCATGGCGTCGCCCTCCTCGCCGCGCGGAAGCGGCATGCGGAGCTTCGGGTGGGAGTGCCGGACTTCGGCCTGAGCGAGCTTAGCTGAAGCGTGCCACGGGTCACGCCGGGCATCAGCCCACTCGTCCGGGCTCCAGCCGAGATCCATGTGCGTCCGGACGACCGGCTCATCTCCGGGTACGTGGGCAGCCGTTTTCTCGGCCCAGGCGTGACCGTCCTCAGTCAGGGCGTGCGAGTGCTGGAGGCTGGGCTCGATCTCCCGGGCGAAGCCGAGCATCGCGGAGGCCACGCCCTTACGGCGGTGATCCTCCTTCACAAAGGTCTTGTAGATCTTCGGGGTATCACCGCCGAGCCAGCTCAAGTACCCGACCTCGTAAGGGCGCTGGTGGCCGCGAGTGTAGTTCGGCTGGTCTGGAGCCACCAGCTCCGGCCCGCGGACGTAGGCCGTGATCACCTTCGGATGGCTGTGATGCAAGATGTAATCGTCGCCGTGCAGCCGGAAATCGCTGGTGTCATTGTTATAGACACCGTGAGCGAAATCCTCCGGCCGCGGCTGGACTAGCCCCGCCGTCTTCGCTAGCGCCAGCTCCCGGATCTGGCCCAGGAGGTTACCGGGGGCGTAGGCCAGCCACTTCTCGATGACGTTGCCCGGGTCAGTCCAGCCCTCGCCCTCCTCCGAGAACGCTGAGCGCCGGGAGTCGTGGATGCGGTCCCAGAGCGCGCGGGCCTCGCGGATCCGGAGCGCCTCGGGCAGCCGCAGGATGGCGCGGGCCTGGGAGGCGATGGCCCTGGCCTCGGCCAGCACGGCCGGGTTGAAGTCGGCCAGGGCATGATCTGGCAGGTGCGGCGGCCGGACAGCCCAGCGTGAGTCCGAGAGATCCCAGGCGGCATAGGGCTTGATCGAGCGGATGTCCCAGGCCTGCGGGTTGACGTAGCCGGTCAGGTTCCAGGTGCCCTCGAAGCCGTCCGGGCTCCAGCCGTCGGTGTTGAAGCACCTCCGCAGGCCCGTGTTGAGCGCGGCGTCGATCTCGGCGTCGGTCATCTCCCGGAACCCGGGGGTGTTCCTGCGTGCCCCGGCATAGTCCACGCCGAGCAGCACGTCCAGGTCCTGGGCCGCCTCGTTCGGCCGGTCGCCGGCCCACTCGCTCGCTGACCCGCCGGCCAGGTACACCTTCAGCCAGTCCTGCCAGTCCGATCCGGTCAGGCCGGTGTCGGTGCGGAGGCAGCGGTCGAGCTTCTCCATGATGGCCCCGCGGGCGACCGGGCGCAGATGCTCGCGGCCGTCGAACAGCCGGCGGTCGAGCCCGGTAGTCGGCGCGAAAATGCCCGACGACGGTGCCCAGTGCGCAGCGGCCGTGTAATCGCCCAGCTCGTGCGGTTCCAGTTCCCGGAGCACGGGGAAGCCGGTCTTGCTGCGCCAGCCCGGGTGGGGGATCATCTGGGGGCCGCCGACGGCGTGGCCGCTCTCCGGGTCGGGCAGCATATCTTCCGTGCGGCCTACCTCGTAGACCCGGGGACGACCGCCTCGCCTGGCGGCTGCGTTCTCTGCATACTCCCAGGCAGAACGGATATGAGGGGTCGCATAGGCATGAGTGTGCCGCGGGTCCATGGACTGGCCGCCGCCGAAGTTCGGGCCATGGCCGGGCTCTACTGAATCGCCTGGCTTCAGGTCCTCGGCTGTGCCGTGGTAGAGGTGCGGCGGGCTCCAGTACTCGTCCGTCTCGGAAGGCAGCGGCTCATCCGGTTCCTGGCCGGCCCGGTGCTCGTCCCAGGTCTCCTCGTACGGATCCCAGTCACCGGCTGCCGTCCGGCTCAGGCTTTTGGGCCGACTGACGCTCGCGATCCTTCCCACATACCTTCTGCGCCATCCAGCGGGCGTCCGGCAACCTCCGTGGCGTCCTCGGCCGCGCCCTGGCAGCACGCTGCCATCCTGCGCACGATGGCGATGAGATGGACGCTGACCGGTGTGCCTTCGAGTTCGTGCGCCAGTTCGGCCAGGCCCTCGTGCAGTGCCCGGAACAGCAGCGGGAACTCATCCAGGCACTCATGCACCTCGCGGGCGTTCTGCGGCGTCCAGGCGCCGATAGCCGCATGCACGTCAGCCGCGGCAGGGATCGGGGCACCCCGGGTCAGGACATGATCGGAGACGTTCGCGGCGACGATGAGCTGGCCTGTCCGGGCCTGGTGCCTGGCGATCTCCTCCGGCGGGACCACGCGGCGGACGCGCAGCACCCCCTTCGACTTCCAATCGCTGCCGCTGTAGCCCATCTGCACGTCACCGTGCGGCTCGACCTCATAGACGTGTCCGCCTGCCTGGCGCGCGTACTCGGCTGCCCCGCCCAGGTCAGTCGTGAAGTGCACCCATTGCGACTTCGATCCCTCGTCGCCCCAGCCGTTGGTCTTGCGGCCGGGAGTCAGCTCGGCGCCCTCGCCCAGCCGCTTCGACCGGCTGCCGTGGTAGAACGGCCCCTGGACCAGCTCCTCGCGCTCGGCGTACCCGCCGTCTGGCTGGGCCGAGAGGTAGCGGTGGGTGAAGGCGGGCACGTCGTCCAGGGCCACGACCCGGAGCGATCCTGAGTGCTGCACCTTGTCCCAGCTCGACCGGAACCCGGGATGCAGAGGCAGGCCCTGGATCTCGCCAGGGGTGAACCAGCCGCTGCCCTCGCTCTCCCAGTCGGTCTCGCCGCTTCCGCTGGGGCGGAACCTGGTCGGCGAGTCCATCACCACGGTGTGGTAGGACCATCCGCCGTGGTCATCGGTGACCGTGTGGTGGTGCTCCAGGTCACCGGGCAGCTCACCCATCTCCTCGCGGGCCTCGCGCAGAGCGGCATGCTCGGGCGTCTCGCCGCTGCCCATTGCGCCACCTGGCGTGCTCCAGGTGCGGCCGTGCTGGACGTACGGCGACCGGTGCTGGAGCAGGTACCTGGTCTCCCCGTCGTCGTCGTGGTGGCGCACCAGCAGGCCTGCGGCGCCGTTCAGGCCCCAGTGCTCGTGGCCCTGGTCGCAGACGGTGTAGCCATCGCCGTCGTGCTCGTCCGCGCTCGCTATGGCAGCCGCTTCGTGACCCCAGTCGTCGTCGTCATCCTCGTGCTCGTCGTCTTCCTGCTGCTTGAGGAACTCGTAGTGCTCGTGGTCGGGCCAGTGGTACTCGCCCTCATGATCCTCGTGATAGCAGACCAGAGGGTGTACCTCCTGGACGACGCGCAGCGGATGCGCGCTGCGGAATGCCTCGCCTTCGCCGTTCGGGTCGTACTCGACCGGGCCGGTCGGCTCAACCTGGTAGACCCGCGGCCGGTAGGCCTCGCCCTGCGAATGACCGGCGGGCATGGGCCTGCCCCGGCCCAGCTCGGTCATCCGCTCATGCGTTTCGGCGCCGCTTGCGCGCTCGCCCCAGCCGTAGGCCTCCTCGCCGACGGTCGTGGCGTGCATGTACCCCCGGCTGTCCTCGTCCGGGTGCGCCCGGTGGCGCTCGGCCTCGTCAGGGGTCAGCAGGTCTCCGGGGTGCAGCTCGGACCTGGTGCCGTGGAACAGGGCCTCGCCGTTGTACCGGCGGTTCCTGGTGGCCTCCTCCCACTCGCGGTGCTCACGCTCGCGCTCCTCGGCGATCTCGCGGCCGGACCTGCTCGCGTCGAAGGCCTCCCCGCAGTTCCGGCAGTAGGCCGGCGCCCTGGACCCCTCCGGGATGTATCCCGGCCGCTCCTCGCGCTCGTAGTTGCGGCCCCCGCACATCGGGCACCGCGCCTCGGGGTGGTACTTCGGCGGCTCCAGCTCGGCGAAGTGGCTGACCAGGGCCGCCGTTACCGGGTGCGGGGTCTCGGCTGTGTGCGGGAAACCGGGGTAGCTCATCCGGCCGCCCTCGGTGTCCCGCTCCAGGGCGTGCTGCTCTTCGGTCTCGGCGCCGTGGAACGGGCCGCGCTCGCCATCGCTGAACGGCTCGTGCTCGTGCGGTGAGTAGGCGACATAGGCGGCGACCGGCCGCCACGCCAGGCTGGCGCCCTCGCCGCGGTGGTGCCCGTCAGCGACCTGGAACACGCCGTGGCGGTGCACGAGGATCAGCGGGGGCACGTGGTCCGGGTGCGCGCCGGAGTAGCCGGCGCGGGCGTTGCGGACACGCTGGTCATCGCTGCCGTGGCGGGCGTAGTCGATCCGGGCGGGGTCTATGGTGCGCGGGTAGAACCGCAGGCCGGTGTAGGACGGGTGCTCTTCCCCGGTGCCCTCGGCGTAGTTGTGCCCAGGCCGGTCGTAGGCCAGGTGGCCGGCTACATCGCCGATCCCCTCACCGTCAGCGCCCTCGGCCGCCTCGCCGTGGATCTCGGGGTCACCGTAAAGCGCCGGGTGCCGCTCGCCGATCTCGTCCCAGGTCAGGCCCTCATCTGCGTCACCTGCGGTCATTTCCAGTGCTCCCAGATGCGTCTGCGGAAGGTCGTGCTGCTGCCATGCTGTATCAGGCGCGTCCGCGCGCTTCCAGGAGATCCCGGTCAGGTGCACGGGGGCGCCCTGGCGGATCGGGATCTCAGCGTCATCATGGTCGCCGAAGCTGATCACGTCCTGATCAGCCAGCGTGTCAGGGTCGGTCTCGATGTCGTCGATGGCGGGCCTGCGGGCGTGCAGGATGACGTGGGTCTGGCCGCTGCCGCCGTGCCAGGTGCCCGCGTTCTGGTGAGCGCTGACCCCGGCATAATGAGCGGCCTGCTCCTCGTCTGGCGTCCAGTGGGTGCCGTGACCGTCCTCGCCGAGGTGTTCCAGGAGCATCCGGCCGCGCCGCTCAACCGGGGCGCTCTCGTCGTGCACCGCGTCATGCAGCTCCGCCGGGAGCTGGAGCGCGAGCCCGCGGTGCATGTGCTCAGGCAGACCCGGGTGCACCCGGCCCCAGTCGGTATAGGAGTCCTGGTGCCTGGTGGCCGTCTCCGCGTCGTCGTGGAAGTCACCGCAGGCATGGCAGTGCCAGCCGTGGTCCGGATGGTGATAGAGGCCGTACTCCTCGTCGAAGTTGCCGAACTCGGGGTGGTCGAACTCCTCGTCTGCGGCGAAGTGCTGCACTAGCGCCTGGCGCGAGATGCTGTAGTCATCGAGGCCCGGCAGCGCCTCCTGACCGAGGCCGGGAAGCCGGCCGCGGTGCGCTGCGGCCTCCTCCGGGTCCATGCACGTGTGTTCGGCATGGTGGTGCTGCCGGATATCGACCTGATCCGGGTGGAAGGCGATTGCCGAGACCGCCTTGCGGCCGTGCTGGCTCTTCTCGTATTCGTTTCCGTAGACCACGCCGTCATGACCCTGGGCCTGGAGCCGCTGCCGGAACCGCTCGGCAATGTCATGCCGGTCGGGGTGAGTGCTCAGCCACAGGGTGCGCTCTGGGTGGCCGGCGCCGTCCGTCCCGTACGGGGTGTAGGCGCTGCGCGGGATCTCCCGGTTGCCGTACTCCTGGTGCAGCCGGTCAGCGTGCGGCCACATGTCCTCGGCTTCGTACCGGTCGTCTTCGTCGTCGCTGTCGAGCAGCGGGACGTGATTGCTCGGGTGGTTCCCGGCCGCGAACTCGTGCTCGTAGGCCTCGTGATCCATGTCGTGCTCGGAGTCATAGATCTTCGGGTTCCGCAGGTGCAGCCGGGCATGCACGACGCCCTGGTAGGCAGGGCGCCAAGGCTCGCCGCCGGGATCGTTCTCGCCCGAGTCATGCTCTCCGGTGGCGAACTCGTGGGCCACCTTGTGATCGGCGGTGAAATGCGTGCCGAGCAGGGCATTCCAGTGGCCCGTCGTCTCGGCGTCCGGGTCCTCGTAGCCGCCGCGGTCTATGTCCATCGGATCCATGAACCCGTGCTGCGAAAGGTCCTCGGGGTAAGCCCTGGTGCCGTGGAACCACTCATCCTGACCTGTATGCGGGTTCGGGAACCCGGGCTCGTCAAGAGGCATGCCATGCTCCTGCGGTTTCGTGTGCGCGTGCTGCTGTGTCCCGGGCGTCTTCGGCGGCGGACTGGCACGCGGCGGCCATCGCGGTGAGCGCGCCCGGGATCCGCTCGTCCACCGGCCCGTCTATCCGCGCGGCCAGCGAGGTCAGCCCGTCGGCCAGGGCGATGAACAGCAACGGGAAGTCATCCAGCATCTCCTGGACCTGGGCGTTGTTCTCCGGAATCCAGGAAGAGATGACGCTGATCTGCTCTGCCGGCCGAACGGCTAGCTGCGCCGTCCGCGCCGGGGCGGATGCTAGCTCGGCCGGATGCACTCCGGCAGTGAACTGGTGGCCGCTCCTGAACCGGTGCTGCGTCCACCCGGCCGTACCGGTACGCCAGCGGATCGATCCGACGTTCACCGGAGCACCTTCTTTCAGCGGAACTTCCCAGTCAGGCGCCTGGTAGGCGTAGCCGCCGTTCCGGGAGATCCGCTCCGGATCGGTCTCCACGTGCTCGGCCGACGGCGGGCTTGCGCTGAGCGAGATCTGCGTGTGCTCGGGCGAACGGAATTCATGGTCCCCGAAGCTCTCCTCGGCCGCGACCTGCCCCCGCTGGGAGGCCCAGTGCATCGACGGCCCGCTGCGGGCCATCAGGTCCATCAGGAACCTAGCCCGGTGCGCCCTGGGCACCGACTCGTCATGAACGTAAGCCCGGTCGGCCGGCTCCAGCTTTATCGTCAGGTTCCGGTGCAGCGAGGTAACGGACGGCAGGTGCTGACCCCAGTCCTCGTCAAGGCCCGGCATCCCCCTCACGAAGACACCCGGGTGCAGCCGCCTGGCGGCCTGGACGAGAGGAACTCCCAGGGACTGCGCGTGGTCCTTGGGGATGTAGGCGCGATCAACTACGCCCCTGGCGTTGCGCTTAGACAGCATGTAGCTGAGCTGTGCCTCAGTCCCGTCCGGATGGCGCGCGGTAAACGTGTGCAGATTCGGGTAAGTCGCTCCGCCAGAAAACGTCTCATGGTGCTCTACGGAGATCCCGGAATCTTCGGCCCCGGGCTCCAGCGCAGCAGTAGCCGGCGTGCTGGACGAAGCGCCATGCGCGCTCAGCGACTTCACCCATGCCTTGCCCTGATCGGTCTGATCGTCCGAGTGCCTGGCCTTCGGGGACATCTCCTGCGACCAGCCCCACATGGCCGTAGCCAGGCCCTTACGCTGATGCGGGCCGCTGACATCGATACTCTCGACCTTCCGGGTGCTGCCGCGCCAGGACAGCTTGCCGACTGGCTGATCGCTATCTGGGTGGAATACCTCGATAACGTGACGGGGCCTGCGCTCGCCTTCGTCAGTCGTCCGGTACCGCATGGTGTACTCGCCGAAACTGCGCTCGTCTCCATCGCGCTGCCTGACCGCTCGCCTGCGGATTCGCTTTGACGGCTCCAGAACCTCGGCCTCGGCGGTCAGCCCAGGCTCGCCTGCCCACCTGCCGCTGCGCTCGGTGTCATAGGCATCATTGAACTCCTGCTCGGTAGCAGGCTCGCGGCTGAGCATCGGAGGCAGGCGGCCGGGCAGGTGCTTGACTACCACCGGCACATCGGCGATCCCGGCGCGCTGGGCGCCGTCCAGCCTGTGCAGCCCGTTGATCACAGTCGGGTTGCCGCCGTAGGCGGTGGTGTGCTCTATGGCGAGCGGCTGCTCGACCCCGTTGCGCCTGATATCGGCAGCCATCTGGCGCTGGGTGTACGGCCGCTCGGACAGCAGCCCTCCACCTGGGCGGCGGATGTCCGACACGAGCATCCGGCCGGACGAGTACTCCCTGGACAGCGGCTCGTAGGCTGCCTGATGGCCGCGCCCGGCCTCCTCGACCGCCGGGTGGCTGTAATTGTGCTCACTCAGATCGGCGAAGGCGTAAGGGCGGCGCACATACGGGTCATCTGACGGCTCGTAATGATGGAGCCCGATGTCGTCGATCGCGCCGGCGTCGTTGCGGTGCACGGTGAACGCGGTCAGCCGGTGGCCCTCGGGTACCGCGCCGAGGTGCTGGGCCGCGTGGCCTTCGGCATCCTCACGGGCCGGGTAGATGTCATCGCGCCAGCGGGCGTTATGGAGCGCGCCCTGCTCGCGGGCCGCGCTGAGCACCGTGTCGGCCCGGTCGGGCTCCCACTCGAACTCGTCGTGGGCAAAGTCGTGCTCGGCAACGGGCAGGTGCACCGAGCCGCCCAGCCACGCCTCCTGGCCGTGCGGATGCGCCTCGTGGTAGTCGTCCCAGTCGTGCAGCGCGCCGGTCTCCTCGTCATGCACGTCCGGGTGATGGAGGGCCGGGCCGTTGTAGCCGTGCTCGTCCGGGTCGTTCTCGTCCCAGTGCACGTGCCGCTGCGGGACCTCAGCCGTGTAGACGGGCCAGTTCCCGCCGTCCCTCGCCTCGCCGTAGCCGTGCCGGTGGGCATAGGCCGGGTTGAGCGATACCCAGTCGCCCGTGTTAATGGACTCGGTTCCGGCCGGAGCCGAGCGGTAGACGCGCACATGGCTGTCGGGGTCCTCGCCCGTGTAGTGGTGCAGCGGCAGGTGACCGGACTGCGGACCTGGCGCACCGTGCGTCAGCCGGTAGTCGTCTCCGGACGCTTCGGCTTCCAATGAAGCCTCCCTGCGGTCGTGATCATGGCCGACGTAGTGGACCGCAGGATTCGCGATGTGCGGTCCCTGGTAGCCCCACTCGGTCATGTAGCCCTCGTTGAACAGGTGCCTGGCCGGGACATCAGCCCTCACCACGTGCCACGGGGCGTGGCGCAGGTTGCTCTCGCCGTGCTGGCGGGCATAGGCGCCCGAGGTGGTCACCCAGTCCCCGGTGTTGAATTCCCGGCGGTCAGCGGGCAGCGCCCGGTATACCGTGACCGGGTGATCGGGCTTTCCCTCGGATGCCTGTAGCTGACGGCCGGACTCAGCATCCCAGCCGGCGTAAGCCCGCGGCATCGCATTGCGCACGTCGTGCATCGGCGATGCCCACTCGGGATCGTCTTCCGGGCCGCCTGGTGGAATATGCACACCGTGATAAACAGAAGAGTCGGCTGCCTCGAAGTGACCGAGAAGATCCTTATAGTCACTTGAAGGTTCGTCCCCGGCGCTCGCAGAAACATCAAGCCCGGCCGTGTGCTGGTCGCAGCAGCCCGGTGAGTGCTCGCCCTGGACAGGATCGCCCCAGTAGCCCCACTCCATCATGTCGCCGCCGTTGCGGACGTGGCGGGCTGGCACCGTGGCCTCATACGTGTGATAACGGCTGTGGTCGGGCAGCGGATCGGTGAACAGCGAGTCCGGGTCGTGGTAGTTGCGCTGCTCGGCCAGGTCGAGGGGGGCCTCGCGGCCGAGCGATACCCAGTCGCCCGTGTTGATCGTGCCCCCGGCATGGAGCGGCATCGTCCGGTAGATGCGCACCGGGTGGTCCGGGTTCCCCCGGGCCTTCCGGAACTGGTCTAGCGTCTCATCGGCGCCCTCGCCGTAGGTGTGGCGCCCTGGATCGCCGTAGAACCCGGGCGCATCCTCAGTTGCGTGCATCGGCGCATTCCAGGAGAGCGGGTGGTGCTGTCCCTGGTAACCGGGGCGGGCAGCGGTGTGCGCCGTCTCCGGGCGCCTCGTCATCTCAACGCCTTCGTCCTGGCACTCCCGGCAGTGCTCCGGGTAGGTCTCCGGCTTGCTGGTGTCGAAGACGTGCGCCTCGATGCTGTCCTGGCCGAGGAGCCGCGCACCCGCGAGCTTGTGATGGCCGTCGAGCAGGTAGCTGTTCCCCTCGTGCCGGACGATCTTAGCTGGCTGGTCGTCCCACGGACGCGAATCCTCCATCGCCCCGATCATCTTGTCCTCGACCCCGCCAGGCCAGACGAAGCCCTGATGCTGGTGGATCGGCTGGTGCACCGGGAAGTTCTCAGGCTCGATGTGGCTCCAGTGGTCCTCGCGGTCGGACTCGTCACGCGGCCAGCCGTGCGTATCCAGGATGTGGTGGATCGTCTGGTTATCTACGTGATGCCCCCAGTGCGCAGGGATGTCCACGGTTCCCGAGTGAGCATCGGTGTTGCGCTCCAGCCACTCCCGCGCCCGGTCGAACCGTGCCTGCCTGGCCTCCGGCTCGGCATCCTCGAAGCTTCCGGTGACCGGCTCGCGCCAGCGGCGGCGCCTCGGCTGCGGCTGGCCAGGACAGTAGCGCTGCTCCTCGTTGCTGTGCAGCAAGCCGGACTCGTCGCACTGATCACATTCGGACCCGTCATTGTGCGAGCCGCTGCCCTTGCAGCACAGGCAGGCCTTCTCGCCCCGGCCGGGCCGCACTGCGGCTGTCCGGGTGCGCGGGTCGGTGTACTGCTCCTTCAGTGCGGAATGGTCACGCCACCACTGCTGGGCGAAGCCCGTATTGGATGCCTCGTAGTGCTCGGGGTTGTCGTAGTCGCCGACCGGGAGCGACTGGCCCAGTTCCCAGGCCGCGGCAGCACGGTGATGACCGCCCATCACCACCGGCTTCTTCAGCGGGTGGCCGCCCCCGTCCCGGTACCGGAGCAGCACGGGCTCCTGCACGCCGTGCGCCTCGACGTGCTGGCGGACGGCCGCGTAGTAGTCCGGCTCGTTCTTGCGGAAGTAACGCGCCAGGGTGGCGGGGGTCTTGGCCGGGTAGTCGGGGTAGACGTACTTGCCGTACTCATCCGGCCCGGCCGTGCGGATAGACGCCCATGGCTGCTCGGGCTCGCCGGCAGCCTCGAAATGCATGAGGAAGTCGTCCGCCATAGGACCAAGGTTAGCAATAATCCCTGTATTTGACGAGCGCGATTGCTGCCGCTGCATGGAGGCCTCCTGCACCTTCTGGGGCAGCAAAAAGGCGGGGGCGGTCACTCACCCCCGCCTGGTGGAGGGTCAGGAGGCCAGGCACTCCGTGCCGGCTGGCTCGGCAGCAGCAGCCAGCTCCCCGGCAGTCACGAAGCCCTGGCATGCGATGCCATCAGGACCGGCTGTGCAGGCGAAGGCCTTGCACTCAGTCGTCCCGTTCGAGTGCAGTGCCTTGGGGTGACGGCAGTTCGCGCAGCCCGCCCGGCTGTTCGCCGCGGGCCGCTCGCCCATCCTGTTCCCGGGGGCGGGCCGTCCCGTGTGAGTCATGACGCTCCCTGTCGGGTTGTGTGTGGCAACTTACCTTGTAATGCTAACTGGTCAGTAGTTTCGCGGTCAGCAGTGCTCACGAGCGGTGACGGCGAGCGCCGAGCGGGCTCATGCCCAGACGGCCGCCGCCGGTCCTGCCTCCCCTGCCCACCGGGGCCGGCCTCATGCCCCGCGCCAGGCCGCCGCGGATACCGGACGGGACGCCCAGCGAGGCGGCGTACGGGTTCATGTGCTCGGGGCTGAACCGGTCGAGCGCGTCCTGGCCGCCGAACTGCGACACGTGCGGGCGCTGGTTCTTCAGGTCCTTGGCCAGGTAGGCCTTCATCTGCTCGCCGAGCAGCCGGGCGGTCACGATCGCGATGCAGTCGGCGATGTCCTTGGTCTGCACCGGGCCGGTCGAGGCCGGCACGACCTTCTGGACGCCCTCGGGCTTCTGCACGAACCGCAGCTCGTCCTTGGCCTCGGCATGCGCCGGGCTGTGCACGAACCCCATGTTCAGCGCCGCCTTGAACATCTCCCAGGTCATCCAGTTCAGCGGGGCGGTAGCGGTGCGCTCGTAGACCACGATGTTCTTGGGCAGCCGCTCGCCGCGCACCTTCTTCTGGAGGGCCTGGACGCTGGCGACCGAGTTGAACTGGTCGAAGGTCATCTCATCCGGCATGAACCGGATGATCACGTTGTCGAAGATCCAGTCCCGCACCTCGTCATAGTCGATGGTGTGATCCTCGAAGTCGGCCGGATCCCAGAAGTGGATCAGGTCGAAGACCGCATGCTCCAGGCCCGCGTCGTCGTGCTCGGTGTGCGCGACCGCCAGGCCGAACCGGCAGTTCACCGACGAGGGGTCGCCGTGCGCGGTGTAGGTGACCGACAGCGGGCCGCGGGTCTGCATGACCAGCTCGGGGCGCCCGTTCTCCGGCAGGCGGTCAGTCCACGGCTCGAACATCGCGTCGATCCTGGCTGCGTTCAGGTAGGCGTCCATCGCGGTCGCCCAGTCTGATCTCCTCTCTACGGCAAAGGTGTCCGGGTTAGCCTTCTCCTCGCGGGCCATGCCCTCGTCATAGGCCTGGATGGCGCCCTTCAGCTTGCCGAGCCGGGGGAGCGCCTCCGGGTCGTACTCGTCCAGGTCGCCCGTGAACCCCCCGGGGAACAGCGGCAGCAGCGGGGCCAGTTCCCAGTCCTCGTAGATCGCCCAGGATTCGAGCTGGACCATGAACTTGTCCGGGTAGGCCGGCACGTACTCGCCGTCCTCGCCGTCCTGCTCGCGCTGGAGCGACAGCTCCCACAGCTCGTAGAACTTGCCGATCATCTCCCAGGTGCTGGAGGGCAGCACCACGAAGCCGTCGGTGCCGAACTGGTCCAGGGACGGCTTCGCCGCGCCGTACACGATGCCGAACTCGCGGGTCACGCCCGCGTTTTTCACGTGCGCGGCCTCATCGAAGGCCAGGATGCAGCCGGCCGGCCCGCGGGGCGCGATGGGGGTGGACTCGCGGGGCACCACCCGGAACGTGGCCATGTCCTTGCTGGAGGCGATGCCCCGCTGGGCCAGCTTGTGCATCCGCACGAAGTCGTACGGCGCGTAGATGGTCAGCGACTCGACCTGGGCCTCGCTGATGTAGCCGGTGAAGCACGGCGCCGTGGTCAGCACGCTGTACAGGTCGCCCCACAGGTTCTCGATCGCCTGCTGCTTCTTGCCGGCGAACACCGCGCAGGCCAGCGGCTTGTTCGAGTCGATGCCGTAGTACTCCTGCGGGTTGCCCTTGGACAGGTAGTTCCACAGCACGTAGGCCATGCACAGCGCGGACAGGTAGCCCTTGGACCCGCGGCGGCCGATCGCGATGATCAGCTCGGGAAACCACCGGTAGCCGCGCGCCTTGAGATAGGCGATCCGCTCGAACAGGTCCGGCTGGAGGCCTTTCGTCCGCGCGTCGAACTTATTGTCCACGGCGTCCGGGTTGGTCTCGGTGAACCGCTGCTGCCACTCGGCGATGACCCGGCGGTCGTACTCCGTGAACAGGTCATCCCGCAGGAAGATGATCTTGATCAGCGTGGCCTGGCGCGGGTACAGGTTCGGCTTGTCCAGCCAGTCCTCGCCGATCATGAAAGTGATCGGGTCGGGAACCGGCGGCCCGTCGAACCAGGCCATCACGTCCAGCGGCCCGGCCTGTGCCGTATCCGGGGTCTCCCAGCGGCTGATGGCCACCGGCTACTCCGGGCTCAGCTCGCCAGTGAACCGCGTCCGCCGGTCGTCCTCGGTGCCCAGCTCCCGGACCATATACGGGTCGTTTCCCGGCCCGTGGCTGGGAGCGTAAGGCCGGTGACCGCCGATCACGAAATCCTCCATCCGCTCGTGCACGTCCACGTCGCCCAGCCGGTCGAACAGCCAGCGCTGCCACGACCGCTCGTCATAGGTGGCCGGGGGAACCGCGAAGCAGTGGCTGACCGTGACGTTCGTGCCCGGGTCGTAGGTGTCGTGCCCGTGCCGCTGGACGATCAGCGTCAGGCCCCGGCTCTCGCCGGCATGGCGGCCGGGCTTGTCCCGCTGGTAGTCGTTCTCCAGCCACACGCGCCAGCCGAGATGCTGCCGGTACTCCAGCACGTCCACCAGGTCCCGCAGGATGTACGGGTAAGGCGCCACCTGGTGCATCTCAGCCGTGACGGTGACCTTCTCCGTGCTCGTGTCCATGGCCGTGTCCTCCGTTCCCGTCGAGGAACCTCCTCACTGTTTCCGGGTCCGTCTTGATCCATCCCTCTTCGCCGGGCAGGTCGAGGACGTTGTGCACCGCCTCGTGGACCTGGCGGTCGGGGTCGAACCGGAACTTGTCGTCGGTGCGGCCGGTGATCGTGATCTCCGGCATCGCGGCGTCTTCCTGCTCGGCGCCATCGACCGAGAACCGGTACCAGTTCACGTCCACCAGGAAGCCGAGGCGCGCGAACCGGTCCCGGACCTCGCGCTCGAAGTCGCCGTAGTTGACGCGCCGGCGGCTGACCCGATCGTTCAGCTCCGCCAGCAGCTCGGTGACCTGCTTCACTTCGTGGTCGTACAGGTCGAGGATGTTGCTCACCTGGGGCCTCCGGTCAGTTCCTGGGGTTCAGCGAGCACGGCCCGGATGGCCGGGCTGGCGTACACGTCGGTGACGAACGCCTTCCACTGGGCGTGGCCCAGGTGCTTGCGGACGATCTCGAAGAACTCCATGAAGGCTGCCTGCCACGCAGAGGCCTCCACGCCTTCGCCCTCCCGGGAGCGCTCTATCTGCGCGGTCAGCCGCATCGCGGCGATCATTTCCCGGGCGCCCACGTCCAGCTCGCCGTGCACCAGGCGCTCGGTGCCCTCGCGGATGATCGCCGCGAGGGCGTCCTCCATCCGGGCCGAGGTCGAGCTGGTATCGTCGCCGCGGGACTGGGCCGCCTCCTCGAACGCCAGGCGGGCCTTCAGGTGCGGGCCGGCCAGGTGCTGGATGTGCGCCCGCAGCACCGTCTCGTTGGGCACGGCCGGGCGGCGGCCGGCCAGCAGCTTGCCGATCTGGCGCAGCGAGTAGCCTTCGGCCAGGGCCGAGTCGATGTGCGCCAGCCACGGTGACCGGCAGGCAGCGCAGCTCTGGTCCCACGGCTTGTCGAAGGCCACCCCGCCGATGAGCACCCGGCGGGTGGCGGGCTCGCTACTCATCGCCGTCGTAGCCGTCATCCCCGGTGTAGGTGTCCAGGCCGTCCTGGGCACGCCGGACGGGGTAATGACCGTCCCGCGAGTTGAGGTGCGGGTACTTGCCGTTCCAGGTCCGGCCGAACATGCCCCGGCGCACGGCCGGGTCCGCGGTGCCGCTGGCCGGGTAGACCTCGTGGTCCCAGCGATCCTGCTGTTTCCAGGGCGTCAGGATGTCCGCCTTGTCCTTGCGCGATGTGACGCCGACCAGTTGCAGCCGGATCAGCTCATCCGCCAGGGCTTCCAGCTCCCTGCAAGTCCCGTTGCGGAGCCTCATCTGCGCTCCCTGGTACGTCATTCTCTGCCCTCCTCCACAAGATCCCCTCCGACCACGCCTGAGCGAGCTGCTTGAGCCCCTGGGTGGCGTAGATGGCAACCGGCGTCTCCCTGGACAGGCCCATGGCCGCCGCCGCGTCCTGCTCGCGCATGTCGCGGTAGAGGAAGTACTCGATCGCCCGCGCCCGCTGCGGCGAGAGAAGTTCGTCCCGTATGTCGTAGAGATGCCTCAGATCGAAGAGTGAGTAAATCGTTCCGTCTGGGCCAGTCAGGCTGTCTATTCCTTCTGTCAGGAACAGGACCTCAAATTCCTGAAGATGCCGGAATAGCTCTCTTAGCACGCGGTGATCTATTTCGCACCCCCAGGAGACAGCCGCCGATTTATTTCCGGGGCGAATTTGTTCTTGGCGCGATGATAGAGCATGGAAGAAGAAAGAATACATAAGGCCGGGGCAATTGCCCCGGCCTTATCAAGATAAGCTGTATTTACCGGATCGTCGTGCCCTCTAGCAGGCGCTGGAGCCGGATCATGGACCGGATGATGGCGTCGGCCTTGCGGCTGAGCACCGACTGGAAGACCGCGAAGTAGCGCTCGTCGGCTGAGTGCAGGTGCCCCCAGTGGGTCCGGTCATCAATGGTCGGCTTCCCGGTGATCTGCATTCCCGGCAGCGCGGTGAACCCCTTCGCGAACCGTTCCTCCCACTGGACCTTCGAGTACATGGCCTCGGCCCACCGGTCTACCGCGAGCAGTTCCCACTCGAAGAGGAACAGGTTGATCGTCCCGAGCAGGGTCTCCCGGTCCCGGTCGCCGAGCAGGCCCCAGTTCTCGACGGGAGCGCCCAGCTCGTCCAGCTCCCACATCGGGGTGTTGTCCGGGTAGTGCAGCAGCTCGCCGGTATCAGTGTCGAGCCTCGGGGTCCGGACATGCCGGTGGATCCGCTCGACGATCGCGAAGGCGACCCTGAACTGCTCCTGGATGATCTCGTTGGTCACCGCGGTGATCTCGCCGATGCGAACGGCGTCGTCGCCGGCCCAGGTGGTGCGCATCCGGGAGAAGCTGGTGTGGGTGAACTGGCGGGTCCTGTCCGGCGGGAGGCTCACCTCCATCCCGCGTTCCTGGGTCACGTCAGCCGGCTCTTCAGAGCTGGCCAGGACGCGCTCTAGCTGCTTCTGCTGGACATGCTGGTCATCGCTCACTTGGTCCCCCTCTTGAGATCGTGCAGGTAGGTCAGGCCGGTCGCCAGGGCGTCGCGGATATGCTCGTTCCAGCGCCTCCCCGTGGCCTCCGGGCACAGCCGGATCACGGCCTCGCGGATGGCGACCTTGCGCTCGGCGCTGCGCACCCTGGCGTCGCCGAGCAGGACCGCGGACACGTGGGTGGCCGATATGTCGTGGCAGGCCCGCGGCCAGTCGAGCCAGACGAGCATGCCGGCGATCAGGCTGGACTCGGTGCGGCTGCCGCCGCCGACTGACGGGGCCTCGACCACGCGGTGCACGCTCCCCCCGCCGTGCTGGAGGATCACCGAGTCAAGGCCGGCCTTGAGGTGCCGGGCCTTATCCCAGGTGGCCCGGTAACCGGTCAGGTCGGTGAGCGGGTTGATGATCCCCGCATACCTGACGAGGATCCGGGCCGGGGTGACCTCGAACAGGATCCAGCCGGTGTGCGACAGCGTGGCATCGAAAGCGAGCACCTGGATGCCCTGGGCGAAGTCGTCCAGGAGCGGGAAGTGCCAGGGATCTCCCTTAGCCGGCTGCTTACGCCCCTGGAGCCGGGAGCGGGCATCGTCGATGACCGTCACGCGATGATCTCCGCCCCGCGCTCCCAGCAGGAGATCACGTCGAGGTACTTCTTCTCGGTGGCCGCCGCGAACGCCGGGTCGAAACTGAAGTGGTACTCCCTGGTGTCCCACGGGTTTCCCATGGTCAGGAAGAACACGATGTACCGGCGCAGGCCCGTGATCCGCATGCACTCCTGCATCTGCGCCCAGTAGTGCGGCCACTTCTCCCTGAACGATGCCTCGTCCATGTCCTTGACGCCGCGGAGCCCGAGCGGCCAGATGGTCTTGAAGTCGAACCCGGTCATGCCATCGCCGAAGTCCACGATGCTGTCCAGGTGGCAGCGCGAGCGGGTCCGCTCGTCGATTGCCCCGTGCTCGGTGCAGTACTTGTTGCTCGGCCGGGCACGCAGCGGCCGGCGCGGGCGCCCGCAGGCCGGGCACGCAGCGGCCGGCAGCGGGACGGCCACTCCCGTCCAGTCGAGGAACGCCTCGAACACGGCATGGGCCAACGAACCGAACATCACCGACATGAGGCTGACGTATCCCATCTCCTCGGGGAGCTGGCGCCCGGCGATCCACTGGTACAGCTCTTTGGTTGTCGCCATCGGGTGCTGGGAGGCGTGGAACCAGCCGTCCGGCCGCCGGGGC